ATGATTTTTACGACGAGCCTCGCCAGGGAGAACTGGGCGTCCAAGTACCAGTACAACGGCGAGACCCCGCTCGGGACCTTCCGACGCGTGACGCGCGCGTTGGCTGAGGTTGAAGCCAATTACGGTGCGACCCCGGACCAGATCACACGCTACGCGGACGAGTTCCTCAAGACGATGGTGCGCTTCGAGTACCTTGCGAAGGGTGAGGAGGCACACGCTCAGGTGGGGCTGTACGAGAAGGCTGAGGATTCGGGTGTCCCGGAGGACTGGTACGTGGACCCGGAGGGGGTCCTGTGGAAGGCGATTGGTCTCAAGGCCACCACGGGTGGTCGGATCACGGCCAACGCGGGCACCTCGTACCGCAACGCGACCCTCCTCAACTGCTTTATTCAGGGCGGAATCACGGGAGCCAAGATTTCGTATGAGAAGTCCACCCCGGACGGCAAGTATGTGATCCCTGTGGAGCTTGAGGGCTCTCATGACACGCCCGATGACCTGACCAACATCATGGTCGCGCTCACGGCGCAGGCGCGTACGCTGGCCAATGAGGGCGGCTACGGGATCAACTTTGACTTCATCCGTCCCCGTGGCTCCCTTATCAAGGGAACCGGCGTGCGCCACCCTGGCGTGATCGCGTACATGGAGGTCTGGGACAAGGTGGCCGACATGATCGTGCGTGGGGACACGGACGGTTACAACGATTCGATCACGAACCACCTGCCTCAGTCGGAGGATCTCCTGGGAGCGATGGAGAAGGCGATGCCCCGTAAGGGCGCGCAGATGGGGTGCCTGAGCATCTCGCACCCCGACATCGAGGAGTTCGTCCGGTCCAAGCAGACCAAGGGCAAGCTGACCAAGTTCAACATCTCCGTGGTGGTCGACGACGCGTTCATGAACGCGGTTCAGAACGACACGATGTATGACCTGAGCTTCGAGGGTACGGTCTACAAGCGCGTGAAGGCGCGTGATCTGTACGACCTCATCATGGCGTCGACGTACACCCGCAACGAGCCGGGCATCCTGTACGAAGGCAACATGAACCACACCAACCCGATCCTCTACATGGGTCGGAACAACGCCACGAACCCCTGCGGCGAGATCGGTGGTAACCCCTACACGACGACGGTGTGCCTGTTGGGCTCGCTCAACCTCGTGCAGTACGTCAACGAGGACCGCACGTTCAACTTCGAGGAGTATGAGCGTGACATTCAGACGTTCGCTCGCATGCTGGAGAACGTCAACGACATCGGCAACGTGCCTCTTGATGAGTACCGCTGGGCCCTGGAGAACGTGCGTCAGTACGGCATGGGCATCAACGGTTTGGGCTCGGTGCACTACATGCTGGGCATGACGTACGGCTCCGAGGAGTCTCTGGCCTTTGTCCGGGAGATCAATCGCCGCAAGGAGAACCTCACCTGGAAGTCTAGCGCGCTGCTGGCTGCCGAGCGTGGGCCGGCACCGGCCTTTGACGCGGAGCAGTTCTTCAACACGCCGTGGTGGACGGAGTTCGCGGACCTGGATGACGACGTGCGCGCGCTCATGGTCGAGCATGGCTTGCGTAACCTCAAGACGACGACGAACCCCCCGCTGGGCAACTCCAGCGTTATCTGTGACATGGTGAGCAACGGCATCGAGCCGGTGTTCTCTCACGGGTTCGAGCGTACCGTGATCACGGACAAATGGCCCGAGGGTCTCAACGTGGATAACGTCCGGGATCTCCTCCCGAGCACGTTGGCAGGTGACGCGACCGTGTGGCGCGGAGAGTACGACGGTCGTACGTGGTACTACGAGCCTCACAACCGAGGCTTGTGCTTCATTGAGCCCGTGCGCGATTACGGCTACGGCTGGGTTCTGGAGCATTACCCTGAGGAGGTCAACGCGCCTTACATGGTGACCGCTCAGGATCTCCCCGTGTCCACGCACGTGGATGTCCAGGCGGTGGTCCAGAAGTACCTCAACCAGTCCGTGTCGAAGACGTGTAACCTCCCCAACGACTACCCCTTCGAGGACTTCCAGGACCTCTACCTGTCGGCATGGGAGCGAGGCCTTAACGGCTTCACGACGTACCGTGCGGGTACGATGGAGGCGGTTCTCGCGGTCGTGAGCGATGAGGAGGGCGAGGAGGGTCCGTTCGTCCCGGAGCACGGGAACCTCGTGCGCTCTCTCATTCACGCGGGTTGCACCTCTGAGGATGCTCCGTTGACTGAGGACGGTGTGATCATTCGCGACGTCAAGCTCCCGGAGGTCTTCAGCAATGGTCCGACGCATCAGGTCAAGCGCGAGGGCTCGAAGTTCTACTTCCACCTGAGCTACCTGCCGTGTGATGTCCTCAACCCCATCGCGTTCTGGATTCACAGCAACGACTACTCCAAGGGCGAGTACGTGACGCTCAATCGAGCCTTCCGGAGCGTGAACAAGCTCCTGCTGGCGTCGGGGTTGGATCACGACTTGGTGCTGGATCAGGTGGAGAAGCTCCACAGCGACGCGTACCACGTCAAGCTGGGCAAGCTGATCTCGATGGGCCTTCGACACGGTGTGGGCCTTCCGGCCGTCGTGGCTGCGATGTCGGACGTGGACGGAGACTACATCTCGACCACGCTCACGGCCGTGCGAAAGTTCCTCTCGGAGCACATCGCAGACGGTGCCAAGGCGGTCGGAGCTTCCTGTCCTGCGTGTGGCTCGGAGAACGTCGTCTATGAGTCTGGGTGCTCCACCTGCCGTGACTGTGGCAACTCGGGCTGTGGCTGACGTACGGTTCCTGGCGGTAATTTATCAATAATGAGAGGGTGATGCGGCATTTCTCGCATCACCCTCTTTGTTCTTTGGAGCCCTGAACATGTCTGACATCGCCACGCAGCTCATTCGCCTTGGTACATCTAACCCCGAGCTTCGTCCGCACTTGAAGCCTGTGATTGCCAGCCTCTCCAAGACTTCGGGGAAACTCGACCGTCCCTGGGAGAAGGCTCTTGAGGCGCTCTATGCGGAGCTTCCGAGTATTCTACTCAATGCGCTCAACGTGAAGGGCATGTTGAGCCGGCCCAAGATTGAGGTGCGACCTGATTACTGTGTGATTCGCCTGGAGTTTAGTAGCGGTTCGCCACGTTCGCTACGCTGCGAGGTCACTTTCGAGGAGGAGAAGGGTATGCTTCTGGGCACGGTCGTCATGGGGAACTTCTATGACAAGATCCTAAGCGTGCCGTTCCCCCGCGCCGGTCACCTCGCGCTGGATCTCGCCAAGACCATTGAGCGGAACCGCGAAAGGGTCTGAATGAGGTTTCTGATACCCGTCATAGCTCTCGCGGCCTTCTCGTGTACGACGCCTTCTTATGCGCGCCGGTGTCCACATCGTCATGCGGCGTCGTGTGATGCGTGGTATCATATCCAGCACAAGTCCGAGTGTAGGCGTGCTCCGGACTCTCGTGAGTGCGCGCACTACAAGCGTGTGGTGGAGAGGCGCCAAGCCCAACAAGAGGAGTAGGCTGTGAACCTGTTGGAGATTTCGTTCCTGGAAGAGGGTGTTCTGCGTAAGAATGCCAAGGGACACTGGTACGTGGAGCAGGATGGCCGGCTCGTCCCCCTGGAGACGCTGCTGGACCGCTTCAAGAACCGAGAGGTTCGGTTGACCTGTGTGGACCTCCTGGACGCGTCCTCGCTCATCCCCACGCACACGAAAGGTTCGGAATGAGTCTCCCAGCTTTCGATGCCCTGGTCGCTCAAGCGCACCGCCGCGCTCAAGACGTCTTGAGAGGAAGGTCTGACGCAGATGGTCGGCACTTCGGGATGCTCCTGGACAACGCCATGTCTCTCTTGACGAAGATGTTTGGTCCCCTGGACCTCTCCGACGCAGCGCTCTCCAAAGCGCGCGCGCGTGTCCTGACTCCTCTCCTGGCTCTCCAGACCGTCGCCAGTGACTATGACGCGGGCCATCTTCGTGAGGAGGGGCTCTTGGGTCGGCTGACACATCACGAGGAGGAGCTGCTTGATGCCGTCCAGGAGATCAAGGTCTTCTATCTTGACCCGGATTACATCTACTTGAGGGCTTAGTGCCTGGACCGGTGACCTCCTCTGTGGTAAGATCACGCCCCACAGGAGGTCGCATGGAGCCAGATCAGGTACAGCAGAAGCTCATGGAGTGGGTGGTCAAGGGGGGCGGTCTTCGTGGCCGCTCCCTGTTGCATGTATACGTCATTGAGGGGCTGGAGATGTCCGTGCGCTACGAAAGCGGCGCGCTCAAGTCCATCGTGCTCCAGGGTGCGGTGTCTCAGGTAGTGACTCCGAATGCCGTATTGGCTCGGGGCATTGCGAGGCAGCTCTCGGGTGCCGGAGCGACGTACACGGGGGTGGTGACGGGTCGGGTGGGTCTCAGTGCTCGCCTGAGGAGTGAGGGCGAGTCGGTGGAGGGTACGCTACGTAGGCTTCTCTCGATTCAGGACCGAGCGGAGGCGAGCGTATGCCGTCACCTCGTCTTTTGGGCACACGAGGCCTCGGAGATGCCCGACCTCAAGAGGCGGGAGGTCTTCTGGTGGCTCAAATCCGCAGGCCTGGGGGTCGCAGCACATAGCCTCCCCTATGTCCTTCCGGAAGAGGGGCTGGGTCCGTGGGACGAAATGCGAGAGGATATGCGGCTCGCTTCTGTGGTCCCCCTCACGGGTCTTATGGTAGGCTTGGACCTTCGCGCGGATCGGAGTGATATGCTCTACCTGAGCTTTGACTGACGCTCGACCTTACGACTGATATACGAATCAAGGACTACACATGGAACTCACCGGGCTCATCAAGAAGCTCATCTTCCGCAGCGAGGATGGGACCTTCTTCATCTTCTTGTTGGAGGACTCCTCCGATCACCGCAACAAGAAGGTCAAGGGGACGTTCGTGGTGGACACGCCGGCTCCTGGACAGGTCGTCACTCTGGAGGGTGCCTGGGAGGATACGAAGTGGGGCCCAACGTTTGCGGCGGCGTCACTGTCTGTGTCGCTCCCGACCACGGATCGAGGCCTCATGGAGTACCTGCAATCGCACGTGCAGTTCATCGGTCCGGTGCTCTCAAAGCGATTGGTGGAGACGTTTGGAGGGGAGACGCTGCGTGTTTTGGACGAGGAGCCCGAGCGGTTGGTTGAGGTTGCTCGACTCTCGCAGCGCGCGCGCGAGGAGCTGGTGGAGAACTGGCAGGAGCAGCGTTACTACCGTCGCGTGGCTGTGGAGCTGCTCCAGAAGGACATCCCCAAGAAGGTGATCAAGGGGGCGTACGACCTCTGGGGAGCCAAGACCCTGGACAGACTCAAGGCCAACCCGTACGTGATCATGGAGGTCCCGTACGCGGGGTTCCAGCTTGCGGATCGTCTGGCGTTGCAGATGGGTGTGGACCCGTGCGCTTCGATTCGTCTCGCGGGCCTCTTCGAGTACGTGCTGGAGCGCGTCGCGCAGACGGAGGGTCACCTCTACCTGACGCTCAATGAGCTGATCAAGACGCAGTTGGGCAAGGCCATGCACGCGGACAAGCTCGTTGGTTTTGGGAGGCCGATCACCAAGACGGAGCTGGCCATGGGGATCAAGGAGCTACAGGGTCGAGGACGCGTTGAGCTGGATGGCTCCCGTCTCTACCTGAGCCACCTGTACCGTGTGGAGACGCAGGCGGCTGATCGCATGGTTCAGATGCTCAAGGCGAACTCTCCCCTGGCGTCCGTGGACACGGTGAGCTTTCTGGACGACTACGAGCGCATCCAGGGGATCAACCTCTCGGAGCAGCAGCGTGAGGCTGTGACGCGGATAGCTGAGCACCCTGTGGTGCTGGTCACGGGTCTCCCTGGTACGGGTAAGACCACCGTGTCGCGCGCCATCGTCAAGCTCTTTCGAGATGCGGACCTTCGGGTAGAGTTGCTCAGTCCCACGGGCATCGCGGCCAAGAAGCTCTCTACCGTGGTGGGGTTCTCGGCCTCGACGATTCACCGGGCCCTTGGGTACCGGGGTGACTCCTGGACCCACGGACCGAACAACCCCTTGAGTGTGGATGCGGTCCTCGTGGATGAGTTTTCGATGGTGGACCAGGAGCTGCTCTATCGCCTCCTGGGAGCGCTCAAGCCGGGCACGGTCCTGGTTTGCGTGGGGGATCACGCACAGCTCCCCAGCGTGGGAGCCGGCAACGTCCTTCACGAGCTGATTCGCTCGGGTGTCGTCCCTCAGGTCAACCTCACGCGCATCTTCAGGCAGGGTGAGACCTCGGGCATCATCCTGGGAGCGCACCGGATCAACAAGGGGGAGCCCCCTGCGAGGTCCCACAAGGACTTCGAGTTTCGTGAGGTCTCCTCGGATGCTCGCATCAAGGTCCAGATCAAGAAGCTCGTGGAGGAGCTTCAGCGGACAACGGAGCGGGGGGAGACCTTCCAGGTGCTGTCTCCTCGATGGGCGGGAGAGCTGGGGGTGACGAGGCTCAATGAGGCGATCCGAGAGGTGCTCAACCCGGACACGGGGCAGAAGACGGCTTCGGTTGGTAAGGGGGTGACGTGGCGCGTGGGCGACCGCGTGATCGTGACCAACAACGACTACGACCTCGGCGTCTACAACGGGGAGCAGGGGACGATCACGGACATCGACGGCAAGAACAAGGAGGTCATGATCCGCATCCGTGACGGCTACACCAAGGTCGTGCCGGTCAAGTTCGGAGAGACGCACAAGATGCTCAAGCTGGCCTTCTGCATCACCATCCACAAGTCACAGGGTCAGGAGTTTGACTACGTGATCTTGCCCTTCGTGGACTCCTACTCGGTGCAGCTTCAACGCAACCTGCTCTACACGGCGATCACGAGGGCCAAGACGAAGGTAGTGATGCTGGGAGACTGGTCGAGCGTGGTCAAGGCCGTCAGTAACAACGAGGTCACCCGACGCAACACGCAGTTCGCCAAGCGCCTGCGAGACCTTGTGGGTTAATCAGTCGATATGGAGCGTGGTATGTCCACTACTATCCGGAGAAGGAATACCATGCCTACCTTGTACGAGCAGCTCGTGAACCTTGCCCTTCAGCGCCCTGAGCTGACATCTCACATCGCTCGTATTGCCTCGGTGGTTCCTACCGAGGTGACGCACGCCAATCTGTCCGTCCAGGGTGTTCGGACCAGCGCAGTAGCCTTGCAGCGCGTCTTGATGGCGGCGTCGGAAGACTGGTGCGAGGAGACTGGCCACTGCCGCGCTCATCTGGGGATTCCCCGTTCGGAGATGCCCCAGATAGACGCCCGCCGTGTGCCCGTGTTCGTCGCCATGCTTCGTGACCGGGGAGTGGTTGTCCGGTCGGGTCGCCTCCCGGTAGGGGATCTCCGCGCGACTCAGCGTGAGATCAGCTCGAAAAAGGTAGAGGGGATGGTGTCCAGCGCCCGCAGCGGTGACGATGCGTTCCTGACCAAGGTTCCCGTGATCGTGTCTTCGGACCACTACATTATGGACGGTCACCACCGATGGGCGGCTTGCGTCGTCCTGGACCCGGACATGAGGATGCCCGTTCGCCGTGTCGGCATGCCGATCAAGGAGCTGCTCGAAGTGGCTCGCACGTTCAAGGATGTGGCTTTTAAGGACATTAAGGACAAAGACGCTTGACCTGTCGAGTCTCATCCCGCTAAGATCACGTCTACCTGGAGCCTGTTGATCACAGCGGTTTCGGGTCTGTGTCTGTGTCGGTGTCCCCTACGAATACGAGATGAATATGAAAGACGACCGCATTGAAGAGGTGTTTGAACGCCTCGAAGAGATCCGCGTGGATCTCGACTACGACCCCCTGGTTCGGGGCCCAAAGTTCCTGACCAATCAGGTGGCCAATTGCCGTAACTTCACCAACGAGGTGCAGACCTACGTGCGTGAGTGTCAGCGCTACATCCGCACGGTTGAGGCCCAGCTTCGTCGCGGCGAGGCTGACTACGAGCTGTCTTACAACGACCTGCTCGCCAACGACCCCGAGATCCTGGCGATGCGCAAATACTCCAGGGTAGACCGAGAGGCCGCCGTGTCCTCGAAGCTCTCCGAGGAGCGCACCGAGATCATGCGCCTGGAGCGTGACTTGACGGACGCCAAGCACGTGGAGACGGTGATCTCGGACAAGCTCAAAGAGCTGCGTGATACGATGAGTGCAATTCGCCTCCAGCGCGACCTCATCAAGGCCGAGATCGAGGTGGGCTCGTACTGGGGCACTGAGGGTTCAGACTCCAACAAGCACCACGATCACGCGGCCGCTCCGGCCTCTACCCAGAAGGAGCCGTCTGAGGCCTCTCTGATTGAGGCGCTCTCGGAGCCCAAGCCTCGTGAAGAGTACGTCAACCCCAAGCTCTCTGACGACGACCTCGACCTTGACGCGCTCTTCAAGAGCGCTTCGGACAAGAGCACGTCGAAGAAAGACCTGAAGGCCAAGTATGGTCGTAATACGACCGAAAACGCTGTAGACAGTTCAAATGCGGTGTTGACTTTCAGAAGCACGGGAAGTACCGTACCCTCGGACCCGGAGGACCTCGACCCGATCACGGACGAGGACTTCATGCTGAGCAGTCAAATCACGGACATCGAGGACTTCGATAGCGTGCTGCAAGGACTGTCCTGACTTTTCCGATCACAGCCTGACGCGGGTACCATGTGGGTTCCCTGGAGGCGATGTGGTCCTACGAACGGAGACGCTAATGAGCGCTTACGCAAAGATGATTGAGGCTCTCAAGGCCGCCGAAGACGACGTGATCAAGGGCTATGGTGGCAACAAGGCCGCCGCGACCCGAGCACGTTCGGCGCTCCTGGAGATGTCCAAGACTGAGGTTCGCGCGGTGCGCGACGACCTCCTTTCGATCAAGAAGGGTGATCTGGACACGAGCGATCTCGTGTCCGCGTTCCCCCTCCCTGAGTCCGGGGCTTCCTCGGACAGCGAGGACGATGGCGGCGACAGCGCTTCCTGATCACGTCCTCAAGCGTTGGCTCGTTGAGTCGGCGTAGAGCTAGGTAGTTAAATACCTCTTGTGTTGTGAGGACCTACAACACCGTTTCGCCCCCTCAAAGCAGGGGGACTACAATCCTGAGTGCTGTGTGGATGTCTTGACGAGAGGTCCCAACGTCCGCAGTGCTCCCAACGTCCAAGGAGACGTACAATGTCAGATTTCATCGGTTTCGGTCGCGGCGACAAGGAAGTGCTCAACAACGGTCGCCTGGAGCGCTACAAGGGCAAGGAGAACCAGACGGACCGCATCGCGCTGGTCTGGTTCTTCAAGAATGAGGACGGTTCCTATCAGATGAGCGAGAACGACACGCCTCGTTTCGCCAAGTCCTCGTGCCACTACGCGGACGGTCTGGGGTACATCGAGCCTGTGGGCGAGTACACCGTTCAGAAGTACGGCGCGCCCAAGATCCGTCTCGGGACGTACTTGGTCAAGTACCGCACCGACCGCAGCGGCAAGCCCCAGGACAAGGGCGACGGCCTGGAGTGGGAGATCATGGAGTGGCAGTTCGGTCCCCGGAAGTTCGAGGACCTCGCGGCCATCCACGAGGAGTTCCCTCTGTCCTTCCACGACCTGAAGGTCAACTGCAACGGCGAGCAGTACCAAAAGCTCACGTTCACGGCCTGTGCGGGTGAGGCCCTGTGGCGTCGCAACGAGAAGGTCCGTAAGGAGATCCTGGACGCGATCGTCAACCACGGCACCATCCAGCTCGCGCGTCAGGTCTCCATCGACGAGATCAAGTCCAAGCTGGGCGAGCAGGTCGAGATCGTCTCGTCCACGGACAGCGAGGACGACTTCGACGACCTGATGTCCAACATCGGCTGACTCGAAGTCTCGGCGGCTGCCTCTGATCACGGCGGCCGCCTTCTGGTTTTTCGAGGCCAGAAGGGGCGTCATGAGGTCTCACTCATGACGCTCCTTCTGCTCTCGCGTAGCACTTCAACTTGGAGATTTTGGTATGCGTATTCTCGGTCTGGACCCCTCCTTGACTGGATTTGGGTGGACGATCCATCGCACCAGTGACGATCCCAAAGATTTCACTGGTGTTCTGGAAGACCGAGGTACGTTCAAGACCACCAAGAGGACACCCATGCCGTGGCGATACCTTAGCCACCAGGAGAGCCTCAAGGCCCTGTTGGTTCGTGCGCACGAGGATGGAGGTGTCATTGACTTCGTGGGGATAGAGCACCCGCCGTTCAAGGGCAGCTACTCGGCGGGCCTGTACGCCCTCTACATGGACATCTGGCACATCCTCCTGGACTGGAGGCTTCCCTTTGTCTGCTACTTGCCTCCTCAGCTCAAGGCGTACGCTCGCCGTGTCCTGGATGAGACGGGCAAGATGAGCAAGCAGGACATGAAAGACCTGTTCTGTATGCTCTACGGGAACCCTGGACGCTTCAACAACAACGAGGCGGACGCGGGTGTATGTGGGTTCATGGCGGGTCGCTTTGCTCAGCTCCTTCGTGGCGAGATCACGGAGGATGACCTGCTTGACTACGAAAAGGATATGTACCACGGCAAGACCGGGCATCTCCGTAACGAAGGCGAGAACACCAAGGGCAAATACTTCGACTACCCCGACTCGAAGTACGACGTGATCTACGCCACGGAAGAGGAGTGAGGGGACTGGCTACTTACGAGCGGGAACGATTCACCGCATTTACGACGTGCAACGAAGGCACACTACTTGGTCGCCACAGCGCGGCCATACGACATGGAGACACAACGAATGTCCACGACTCTGGAAAAAGCCCGAGCCTCTCTCAAGAAGAACAAGAACATCGACTTCAAGAACAACCGCCTTGTTCTTGATCCCAAGAACGCCCCGATCCACAAGTACATCTCGACGGGTTCGCCGCTCCTCGACTACCTCATCGGAGGTAACCGGGTAGCGTCAGGTCAGCGTCAGTGTCCTGGCATCCCCAGGGGTCGCATCATTGAGATCTACGGCCCGTATGGGTCGGGCAAGACCACCGTGGCGTTGGAGACGGCGGTGCAGTGTCAGGAGGAGGGAGGCACCGTGTGTTTCCTCGACTTCGAGAACGCGCTGGACCCCTCCTACACGCAGTCTCTGGGAGTCGACTTCTCCGAGGAGTGCTGGGACCTGTACTGTCCGACGACCTGGGAGGAGGGTGCTGAGATCATCTCGACGCTGGCGGAGGCAGGGGTGGATCTCATCATCGTTGACTCCGTGAGCGCGATGGTCCCCAAGCACCTCCACGAGAAAGGCATGAGCGAGCAGGGTCAGATCGGTCTCCTCGCGCGTCTCCAGTCGGGCTTCCTGCGACGTCTCGTCCCTCTCTTGCGTCGTACGGGCACCTCGATCATCTACCTCAACCAGCTCCGTAGCCGTATCAAGACGAGCAAGTACGATCCGGGCCCTGATGAGGATACGTCGGGAGGCGTGGCGCTCAAGTATTACTCGTCGCTGCGCATGAGCTTGAAGCCGCTCAAGACGGAGTACGATACCAAGCACATCAACGAGCTGACGGGCGAGGAAGAGAAGCAGCCCATCGCTCGCATCACGCGCGCTACGATCACCAAGACGAAGGTGAGCGCACACCAAAACCACTCGTCGGACATCGTGATCCGCTTTGGTGAGGGGATTGACTCGGTGCGCTCGATCATGGACATCTGCGAGGCGCGCAAGATCATTCGTAAGTCTGGCTCCTGGCTCAAGTATTTCGATGGCGTGGGCGAGGAGTTGACCTTCCAGGGTAAGGAGGCGCTGAGAACCCACCTCGTTGAGAATGAGGAGGATTACCTCCACCTCCTGTCGCAGCTCGGTGACCTTACCGCCGATGATGAGAACGCCCTCACGGCGCACGACGAGGAGGAGTGAGTCATGGCAGTGTTTAAGAGTATGGGGTACTCAACCCTGGATGCCAGGTTGAAAGGGTATCCTTGTGGCAAGTGGTCTTGGATTCGCACGAAGGATACGGAGGTAGGGCGTTCCTTGGCGCTGGAGGCTGTGAAGAGGTGTCATGCGGACGGTGGTCAGGCTTTATGGGTGACCACTCGGGAGCGTCCTGTAGGGGTAGCACCGGATCAATACCTCTTGGCGGAGTCCTTGGCCGCTGTATTGGAGTTGGATGCGGCGGTGTTTTCTTCCCAGGATTTGGTGGTTTGGGAAGAACCTGATGCGTGGTTGGAGGGAGCCCCCTCTCTTTCTGGCAATTGGGAAGAGTTGCTTGAGTATGTGGCGTCTCACCTGGACACTGCACATGTGGCAGTGGGTTACCGAGAGGGTGCTTGTGTGAGTAAGGCGCTTCGGTACTATTCGTATCTAACGTTGCAGCCTGTTGTGGCTGGGGACGTGTGGTCTCTGAAGGTGCTCAAGACCGGCTACACCGCTCTGATGAATCATACGTTAGATGTGCTCCATGGAGGTTGAGATCACCAACTTCCAGTCCATTGAGCATGCGACGCTGGAGGTCCGGGGCCTCACGGTGATTGTGGGCAAGTCAAACATTGGCAAGTCTGCGGTCATTCGTGCGGTCTCGGGCGCTCTGTCGAACCGGCAGGGCAATGACTTCGTGACGGAAGGGGCCACCCACAGTGAGGTCCATCTCACTGTGCCCGCCACGGAGGGCACGCCGCCGCTGGATCTGATCTGGCGCAAGGGCGGATCACACAACGACTACGTGATTGACGGGGTGGATCTGGAGCTGGTTGGTCGTGGTGCGCCTTCCGAGGTGGCTCACGCCGGTTTCCGGGAGCTGGAGATTGGCAACAAGTCCGTCGCCGTACAGGTAGCCGACCAGTTCTCTCCGCTCTTCCTCCTGGACATCTCCGGAGCTGTGGCGGCGGAGGCGATCTCGGACGTGGACCGTCTGGCCGAGGTTCAAGAGGCGCTGCGGTCGTGTGACCGTGACCGTCGAGAGCACAAGGCCACACGCAAGGTTCGTACGCGGGACCTGAGTGATCTCCAGGCCGAGCGCGCGAAGTTCGAGACGTACGAGGAAGACATGAGGCAGTTTAAGGAGATGCGCTCCCGGTGGGATCGCGCGCTGGGCCTGGAGCGGGAGATCACGCTGGTGGGGAGGCTCGTGGAGGGTCGCACCCATTACCAGGACGTGGTGGACCTCCTGGAGGGCGTCGAGAACGTTTCGGTGGCGTCTTCGGAGGATGTGCAGTCGTGTGAGGCCTCTTTGCGCGAGATCACGGAGCTGGAGCGTCTCCAGGGCGGCGCTGTTCGCACGCTGGACGCTGTGGGGCGTTATCGCGACATAGGGGACGTGTTGGTCCCTGAAGTCCCGGAGACGGTCCAGACGGCGCTCAGGGAGATGGAGCAGGCTCAAGATCTGCTCGATCGTGCTCGCTATGGCGTTCGGACCGTGAAAGCGTTTCGAGACGTGGAGGAGTTCGACATTCCGGACTCTCTCGACGTGTCGGCGGCGACCGAAGAGATCAGGAGCCTTGAGATGATGGTCGGCCGGCTCAAGGAGTATGCGACCACGGGTCGCGATTCCAAGCTCGGTGTGGCCCAGTCTTCCGAGGAGATGGAGGCGTTGGACAAAGAGCTTCACGACCTCTTGCATGAAGCGGGCATCTGTCCGACGTGTGCTCAGGAGGTCCATTAATGTCCAGGGTATCGTTTGTGGTCCGTACGGACGTGCACATCTCGGATCGTCCTCCGGAGTCCCGGTGCGACGACTACACGCAAAGCTGTCTGGAGAAGCTCTCCCAGATCGGTGAGATCGCGCGCGAGCGTGAGGCCACTGCGGTGCTCGACAACGGCGACTTCTTCCACAACAAATCGGCCTCTCGTAACTCGCACCTCCTCGTGCGTCGAGTCTCCGACCTCCACAACACCTACCCCTGCCGTGTCTGGTGTAACCCCGGCAACCACGATTTCCCGTACGCCAACGTGGACTACGTACACCAGCAGCCGCTAGGCGTGCTGTTCTCTACGGGCGTCTTTGACCGCATGACGGATCACGTCTTCGAGGCAGGCCCGGCTGAGGACCCTCTCAAGGTTCGCGTCGTAGGCTTCCCGTACAAGGTCGTGTTCGAGGTGGAGGAGTGGGATCTGGAGCGAGGAGACGAGGACATCCTCATCGTATGCGCGCACACGTACGCGACGCCGGAGGGCAATCAGTGGTACGGTAAGGAGAAGGTTCAGTCCTACTCGGAGCTGGCTGAATGCAGCCCCGACATCTTCATCTTTGGGCACCTGCACCTGGATCAGGGTATCCAGGACGTCCGGGGCAAGCTGTTCTTCAACCTTGGGTCAATGACGCGCGGGAGCCTGACCGACGACAACCTGGAGCGAACGCCGAGGGTGGGTTGGTTGGAGATCTTGAAGGACGAGATCACAGGGGAGATCACGGTGAACACCGAGGCACTCCCGTTGAAGGTTCGTCCCGCCTCTGAGGTGTTCGACCTCGTGAAGCATGAGCGGCTCCAGCAGGAGCAGCGGGACATTGACCAGTTCCTCGATAATCTCGCACTCCAGACTGTGGATGCGCAGGTAGATGACATGGCCACGGCGGTACGCGGCTTGGCTGGGTTTGAGGATGAGGTACGCGAGAGAGCCTTGCGCTACCTGAGTGCAGCGAGCGACTAGATGCCACAAGGAGGCGCCCATGGGAACCCGTAAAGAATTCTGGATGTCGTATTCGAGCTACAAGCTCTACAACGAGTGTCCCAAACGCTACCGTTTGCGCAAGGTCGACAAGATCGAGCCTCCGGTCAAGGACTCCAAGCACAACGCCGTCGTGGGGAGCGTCGTGCAACGGGTCTTCGAGGATTTCTACAACCTTGAGCTGTGGCGTAAGGGCTCGGAGACCAGCCAGACCCTGTTGGATCTGGTGCCCAAGTATTTCTACGAGTTCCTGGACAAGGAATACGTCGACTTCAGTGACGTGCGCTGCAACTTCACGCGCGAGGAGTGCCTGGAGAAGTGCGAGGTGATGGTCCCGAAGGTTCTCCAGGGGATCAAGGATCACGGCCTACTGGGCCCTTACGCTCAGTCCGAGATCAAGCTGCGCGCTCACCTCATGAAGAATTTCTTTCTCTTCGGCTACGTGGATTTCATCATCCGCAAGTCCGACGGGACGGTCCTCCTCATTGACGGCAAGGCCTCGAAGCATCGGGAGAAGTACGTCGATCCTGACCAGCTCCTGTTCTATGCCTTGGCGTTTGAGATCCGTCATGGTAGCTTCCCAGACAAGGTGGGGTTCTTCTTCTTCCACTTCGCGGATGATCCGGAGCAGGCCTTCGACTGGATTGAGCTGTCCGAGGAGCGTATGGCCGAGATGCGGGTCAAGCTCGTGGACACGTTCACGAACATCCAGCGCAAGTATTTCCGTGCGACCCCTTCGGGCAAGGCGTGCAAATACTGCGAGTTCGAGAACATGTGTGAGGAGCGTCAGGCGGAGCTTAAAGCAACGCGCCAGAAGCGTCGCTGGAACAAGATTGAGAAGGGCGTCGAGGTTGTCCCCGAGACCAAGAACGCTTCGGCGTCGATTGGGTTCGGAGGTAAGGTCGTAGAGTGATCAGGCCCGCACCGGGACTTACGAATACAGTACGAGGAGGTACGTGGCATGAGTGATGAGATCAATAGACAGGAGCTGGAGGCGCGCATCTCGAAGCTGCGCGCTCGCCGCGACAAGCTCGTGGACCGGAAGGCCTCCCATGTGGCGAGGCTTCATTCGAGTCAGGATGAGCTGCGCCGGCTGCGAGCCGAAGCGGAGGAGCACGGTTGGGACCTCAAAGAGCTTCCCAACCTCCTGGCAGAAAAGAAGCGCAAGCTCAACGCCGAGGTCGCGCTCTTCGAGGAGGCCCTGGAAGAAGCTGAGACCCATCTTGAGCGGTATGAGGTGTGAGCATGCGGTTTGAGGCAGACAAGGTAGTGCTGGAGAAGGGCCTGGAGATCGCCATGCTGGCGGTGTCCAACAAGCCCAAGGACGGTCTCGTCACGACGCTCGTGCGGTTCTCGCGAGGCCCCTCCACGGAGACGGAGGCTGTCCAGCTCTTCTATCTCACGAGCACGGACAACATCCTGCTCACGCGCGTCCCTATCGGCGTCTCGTCGGCTCAGGGTAGCGGCGACTTCGCCGTGGAGGCCAAGAGGCTTCAGGCGTGGTTGGGCAATGTGGACGACGGCGTGGTCTCTCTGGAGATCACAGATGAAGGCCTGGAGGTCTCCTGCGGGCGCGCGGAGGGTGTGTTCCAGGTGTTTGACGCGGACCTGTTCCCTTCGTTCGAGGTCTTTGAGGGCCTTGAGGATGGCGCGGTGCTGGAGGATCATCCTGGGTTGGTTCTCACGGGCCCGGTGGAGCCTTTCACTCAGGGCTTGAGCTTCGTGCGCGTCGCCATCGGGACGGAGACGTCGAACAATGAGCGCGCCAATCAGTATCAGATCTCGAAGTTCAGCGCCGGGCAGTTCTTTGCCTCGGACACGCACGTGATCGCGCTGTATAACCTCGGGGAGCAGCCGGGCGTGACCTATGGCCCCGTCACGGGCCTTAAGATGAGCAAGGCCGAGGTGCCCAAGGTGCTACGGTTCCTGTCCCTGTCTTCGGTCGACACGTTCACGTGTATCAAGACCGCCACGCAGTACGTGATCATGGGTGATGACGGCTCGCTCCTGGCGTTCGCCGTCCCCTCGTTTGAGCTGGCCTCTATCCCGGACCTCAGCCCCAAGATCTTGGAGACCGAGGTATGGAGCGTGGAGCCGGAGGACATCAAGGGCGCTCTCGGGGCGCTCGACGCCATGAGAGCCGCGCAAGACTGCCAGCTCACCCTGGAGTTCCCGGCAGGTGTCCTCGAAGAGCCCGCCGAGGTGGTGTTCTCCGTGCAGGATGTACGAGGCAAGTCCACCTGCACGGTGCGCGTCCCGATGTCGTGTCAGGCTACGGAGCGCAAAACTCCAGTCCACCTGACGGTTCATGTGGACTGGCTGCGTATGGCGATCTCGAAGTTCTCGCGAGGGGGCCTCTCCTTGGGTCTCTCGCTAGGTCGGACCAAGTACATCAAGCTCCACCAGCTCAATGAGGTAGGGGATTCGTACCACGACCAGACGATGCTCGTGGGTCTGAGGAGCGTGGTATGATGCTCCTTGAAGACCAATTCGGCTCCCGGATGGCTACCCTGTCTGATCGCGTCGCGCGCGTGCAGGCGCGCCACACGCTCCTGGGTGAGCGCGAGGTGAGTCTGACGGAGGAGCTGGAGCACCTTGAGACGGACCTCAAGGTCCTGGATAAGGTCTCCGAACTGTTCAAGCACCTCGTGGAGCGGCACGTCAACGCGTACGCGGACAACTTCTCGGCCCTCGTGACTGAGGGTCTACAGGCGATCTACCACGACCAAGACGTAGCGTTTGATATCGTAGTTGGCCAGAAGAGGGGGAAGGTCGACGTGTCGTTCCTGACCAGTCAAGCGGGCCGTGATGGAGATCCGCTCCAGTCGTTTGGTGGTGGGGTCGCGTCGGTGGAGAGCTTGCTGTTGCGCATCCTGGTGCTCCTGAAGACGGGCATGGCTCGCTACCTCTTCCTGGACGAGTCTCTCGCAGCGCTTAGCGTCGAGTACGTGGACACCTGTGGAGAATTCTTGCGTAAGTTGTGCGAGCGTTTCGACGTCAACGTGCTGCTGGTGACACATAACGACGGCTTCCTGGAGCACGCGACGGTAGCCTACAAGGGCCGGATGGGGTCCAACGGTCGACTGAAGCTGGATAGAATTAAGGATGGTCATGCGCACTGAGTCGGAAGTTCACAAGAGGTACCGCGCCTTGCGGTATGAGTTGAGGAGGGATCTTCTCCGGGAGAGTCTGGCGGTTGAGCCGTGCAACTGCACGCATAACCTGCTGGAGATCACGGAGAACGAGGCGGGCAAGGACATCTCGGTTCGCTATTGCATGCTGGGCGCTGAGGACATTCAGAACTGGCCGGGCAACCTGTGTGATACGACGGAGAACGCACGCTCATGTCCCTTCTTCGATCCTAGACATACGCGTGAGAGCGTGCTGGAGGGCCTGGAGAACACGCTCCAGTCTGATGAAGGCGTGGAGGTCTATCCGGAGCTGGTGACGCTTCAGTGGGTCCTGGAGGCTTCTGAGCCTATCCTCCCCTGGTACGAGCGGCTGGTGGAGTGGCTCCGAGGGCCTACGGTTCCCGAAGACGAGGGCCCTCCTTTGCTGGAGTCGGAGTTGGAGTTGGAGTCAGAATTGAAGGCCTCGGTCACCTGACCGATGGCCAGTAGAAGGAGCCTTTATGTCGAGCTTGACTCGAATGTTGCAGCTTGAGCATGGCCGGACTCAGATGGACCAGGATGGGCATATCAAGACGCCCGCGATCATGCAGATCAGTCTCTCTCCCGCCCTGGAAGTTGTCTGTATCAGCCTTCGGTCGACCGAGTTTCGTATGGTACGCGTCAAGCCTGACCGTCCTACGAGGACCGGGTTCGTGTTGATGCCGGAATCGGCGGCCTCGTTGGATGAGGACCTCGATAGAGATACCGAGGAAGAGGTGGCGCTGGAGCAGCGGCCTCCCTCCGATGAAGAAGAGCGCGCCCACGCTTCTCTTTTGAAGTATCTCTATGAGTACCGTGTCAAGGCAGGCTGGGGAGGGGTCGGTACTACCCATTCGGTGAGTCTGGAGGACGTCGCACAGGTGGCGAGCTACTTTGACGCATCGGCCTTGGAGCCTTTTCAGGTCTTCGCCGGTGTCGTGGGCATCACGGCGCTGTTGACGGGTGGGAGTCTGGAGTTGCCGGAGGAGGTCTCCGATGAGGAGCTTACCGACGAGACGTTCCGAGGGTGGATGTCGACGCATGACTGTGTGGGTTGGGTCGCTCTCCCTGTGACGGAAGGTGCGCAGGAAGAGGAGACTCCCTCACGGCTTCCGGTGTACTATAATCCCTACCTGCTGCTGGACTTGGCTTTTACGGCGTCCCCGGATGCGGTCGGTCACCTGTGGCGTGTGGCAGACCGAGTGGCGCTCCTGGTTCATAACCCGGAGCGGGGTGTCGTGAGCATGCGTATCCCGCTGGAAGGGTTCGGAGACGAGACTGAGGAGGAGTGACTTGGGGTTCCTCGATCAAATCCTGGAGGTGAGCCGCACACACCTCGACCACCCCAAGGCCGTAGGATACCTGTCTAAGCGGGGAGTCCCGATGGAGCAGGCGCGCGCGTTGGGTCTCGGATACTTCCCAGAGCATATCTGGCCTCCCAAAGTGGCAGGAGATTCGGAGGACGTGCAGCGGTGGCAGGATTGGTCCCGCAAGGGCTGGCGCCTCAAGAACAAGATCGTCTTCCCGATCACCAACGCTTCGGGGATGGTCCGTGGGCTTCAGGTGCGCAGCCCGGACCCCGACGTCAAGGACTACTCCAAGTTCTACCTGAATCAGTCGGGTGTGGATGCGCTCTTCTTTGGCACTCACTTGGCCATGCCGAGCATCTGGAAGACCCGCGAGGTGTACCTGTGTGAGGGCCTTTTCGACTTGCCTCCTCTGATGCGCGTGTTCCCGAACGCCCTTTGTACGGGCACGGCGAATGTGTCGGTCAAGCAAATCGAGTTCCTTCGACGCTACGTGGATACGGTGTGCGTGGTGTTTGATACGGACTGGGGCGGTGATCGCTTCTGGCGGGAGTTCCAGGAGAAACACGGGTCGTCCTTTGACCGTATTTGGAGGTTGGTCTTGCCGGCCAAGGACCCTGGAGAGCTGTGGGAGCGTCTGGGGGAGGAGGCGTTCCGGCAGGAGTTGACGCGTCGTGGTGGCCTGTAGGCATTACGCTTGACGTCGTGGGCTCGATTGGTCTACTGTGATCCGAAGGCCGTGAAGGTCTGTTACGAACTATTACGATGGAGAGAGACACATGGCTACTGAATACTGGAAGGCTGACGACGTTGCTGAGATCGCTCGCGGCTACCTCGGCATGCACCCTGATCTCATCGGGGCGAACATCGCCTACATCTTCAAGACCAAGGCCTCGATGAGCGATGGCGAGCCGATCGTGGGTAAGGCCATGAAGGTTCCGGACCGGTACAAGTGTTTGATGGAGGAGACGGTCTCGGGTGATGTGGGCTACGATTTCATCATCGAGATTGGAGCGGACGCGTGGCAGGAGCTGAATTCGGCTCAGAAGGCGGCCTGGGTTGATCACTGTCTGGAGTGCTGCTACGGCGAGGAGGATAAGAACGGCGACATCAAGTGGAAGATGCGCAAGCCCTCCGTCCGTGCGTTCCCGGTCATTCTCAACCGCCACGGCACCGGATGGGACGCAGGCGTCAACCGCTTGAGCACGCTCAACCTGAGGCAGAACGCGACTGCGACGGAGCCGGTCCTTCGTTCGCCTGCCGTGGCGGAGGTTGCCGAGGTGGATACGACCTCTTCCTGAGGCGGACCCTCCGACCCCGTTCGTTGACGTCTTGGGAGGCGTGGTGTATATCTCGTAGGTTCTACGGACATTACACCGCGCCTCTCGACGTTTCAGCTACCAGACCTTATCTGGCCAGCTCCTCTTGAGCAGGTCGCACCAGTGAGCACGACTCTATGGGATTTGACACCACCTATCGGCCAAGAACCTTCGAGGAGGTCGCAGGCCAGAAGAATACGATCCAGGTGTTGGAGGCGTTGCTCTCGTCAGGGGGCGTGTTCGAGCGTAGCTATGTGTTCGCTGGTCCTTCGGGGACGGGTAAGACCACCATGGCGCGTATCCTCGCCCGCGCCATGTTGTGTGAGCAGCTCGGCAAGGGCTCAGCTCCTTGTGATACGTGTTCAAGCTGTAAGGCGATGCTCTCGGAGGCGGATGTGCCGTCTTTCCGCGAGATGGACGCCGCCAATCACTCGGGAGCAGACAACGTGCGTCAGCTCGTGGCAGCTCTTGGTTACCACGTCTTCGGAGCCGGTGATCGCATCGTCTACCTGATCGACGAGGCTCACCGCTTGAGCGCACAGGCTATGGATGCGCTGCTCAAGCCGATGGAGGATACGATCCCCGGTACGCGTGACAAACGCTTGGTGGGCCTCTTCTGTACGACGGAGCCGCACAAGCTGCGCGACACGATCAAGGGCCGATCCATGGTCTTCTCTGTCCTGTCTCCGACGCGTGATGAAGCCGTGACGCGGTTGGCGCACATATGCACGCAAGAGGGCCTGGACTTTGACCCGGAGGCCCTTGGGACGATCTTTGAGTTTGGCAGGGGCCACATGCGGGACATGGTGACGGCGTTGGAGCGCGTGTCGTATGCCGGCGCGGTGACTTCTGCGACGGTGCGTGATCAGCTCGGCTTGGGCATGTTGGATCACCACTGCGCGGTCTTGGAGTCCCTGTCGCAGGACGCGACGGCGATCAACACGGCCGTCGAGGCGGCGTTGGCAACGTCTTCTGCTGCCAGCGTGCATGCAGGGGTCCTCGACGTTGGGATGGCTGCGTATCGGCTCGCGAATGGTATCACTACTGGTTTGGGTGTCATGGACCGTCGCTCACTCAAGCGAGTGTCTCAGACCTATGAGGGAGAGACCTTGTTGCACCTCGCCCGGCACCTCCTGAAGAACCCGGTCACCGACGACACCAGCTTGATGTGTGAGCTGCTCTATTTGCGTCAAGCCCTTCTGATTGGTACACTCGGACAGACTGGAGGTCAAATGGTGGTGATTCAAGCGGCGGCTGCGGAGGTTCCGGCCTCTCAACGTAAGAGCCCGTCTCCAAGCTCGAAGGGCTCCGCCCAGCATGCCGAAGTCGACAATCGAAAATGGGCGGGTCAGGTCATGAAGCACGGTGCCAAGGCCTCCAGGGGGCTGCCGGTCAAGGATGCTCATGAAGATCAAGTGCAGAAGCGTTTTGACATGCCGAGGACGCGCGTTGCGACCTCCAAAGGCATTCAACGTTCTTTGAGTGTTTTGCTTGACGAGGAGACATGACCCAAGGTACAAACAAGATGTCTCGCCAATGGGTCGTGGTGGAGTTGAGCCACCAGGGAGAGAAGCGTACGCCTTCGGACATCCGCACCCTCTTGGGGCAGGCTCTTGGAGGAGGTGTCGAGGTGTTCGTGCCTGCGCTGACCTTCACCCGTCGAGATACGCGGGTGACCCTGTACGTCATGGAAGGTTATGCCTTCGTGGAGGCAGGTCTATCTACGGATCGTTACTTTGACCTGGAGGAGTCGTCCTACGTGGCTCGGGTGCTTTCCAAGACCGAGAACTCTGGTCGGTACCTTTGTTACGTCCCACAGCAGACGATCGCGGACCTCGAACGTCAGCTTCAGGTGCTCGCCGCGCGCAAGATCGAGGTAGGAGACTTGGTGCAGATTATTGAGGGCTCCTACTCTCAACTCCTCGGAGAGGTGTTGCACGTGTGGCCGGATCGAGATGCCGCGACGGTTCACGTCACGGATCTGGAGTCGATGGAGGTCATTGTTGAGTTGCCCTATCAGTTCCTGGAGCCTCAAGGTGGGGCTCATGATGATGACGAGGAGTCCCCTTGAAGCACGTGATTTTTGATGGCATGAACCTGTTGTGTCGCTCCCACTTCGTTTACGACGTGAGGGCGGGCCTCTCCACTGAGGCTGGGATTCCAACAGGAGCCATCTACGGTATGCTTCGCTCGCTGGTGTCCTGGCGCAAGAAGCATCCTCGCGCGCGTTTCTGGGTAGCGTGGGAGGGTGACGAGGAGCAGAATGGCGCACACGTCGAGAGCCGTCGTGCGCTTCATGCCTCGTACAAGGAAGGTCGCGGAGGAGCCCTTGGGGATGGCCTCTCTGTTCAGCTCGACCTTCTCAAGCCAATTCTCTCCGCGCTCAGGGTCTACCAAGTCCAGGCACAGGGGTACGAGGCGGACGACATCATCGCGTGGCTCACGCGGGAAGCTCCGGCGTCTGGGGAGGATGTCTATGGGTCTCCTGATGATGTCCGCGTTCTCGTGTCGACGGATCGTGACCTCTTGCAGCTCGTGACGGATCGTGTGGTGGTCATGTCTCCGGACGGCAAGAAGTCCCATGATGCTTCCTCTGTCCGAGAGCAGTTCCACGGCATCGGTCCCTCGAACCTGCTGCCCTTTCGAGCGCTCTCGGGAGACTCGTCGGACGGCCTCCCCGGACTCAAGCGCGTCCCTCGCAAGATCATCGCTCGTCTGGTGACCGAGCATGAGGGGTCTTTGGATTCTATTTATAAAGCAGGCTTTGCAGACCTGACCGCGTATCAGCGTAAGACGTTGACTGCGTTCGCATCTCAAGCCCTGGTCAATGAGGCGGTCATGCGCTTCCAGACCCCGGACGAGCCCAAACTCTTGGAGGGTGCTGGGGACCCCGATCGCGTGCGAGCGGCCTGTGAGATCCTGGAGATGTCCTCCATGGTCGAGCCGCTGGTTGGGATGATTGAGGAGCCCAAGGGCTTCTACCGCACAGGAGAGCTGCTATGAGTCGCTATTACATCCAACCGTTGGACCCTCAGGAGATCGCCGCGCGCTTTTCGCAGGGCGATGGCCTGGAGCCGCTTCCCGAGACGGACACGGCCTGGAAGGACCTGCACATTGACAAGATCAATGCGGTGATGGATCGGCTCCCCTCTCGCGAGGCGGACCTCATCCGTCTCTATTACTTCAGGGGCAAGAGGCAGGTGGACATCGCGGAGATTTTCCAGATTACGCAGGCGGCGGTGTCGTACAGGCTCCAGCGCGCGATCAAGCGCATTCGCTTCCTGGTCGAGATCCCGGATGTCACCAAAGAGCAGATCTTCAAGGACCTCAACGGGCTCATGAGCGAGCTGGACGCCCGGATCTTCTCGGAGATGTTCATCTCCACGTGTCAGTCTGAGGTCGCGCAGATCCTGAAGATCTCTCAAGGTCGCGTCCGCCATCGCTTCATCGCCAACCTCGCCCGCCTGGGAGAGCACTTGGTCACGGAGCTGGAGAACTGGTCGGACGCTGTGTTGGCTCGGGATGAGAACGAAGACCTCGCGGAGGACCTTTGGGAGGTTTGTGACGGCTTGGAGGATTACCTGGACGCTCGCGTCGAGGGTACCGCACGTGAGATCACAGCTCCCGAACATGACGGCCTCTATCATCTGGTTGCGGCTTTGCGTGGCGTGGAGAGCGAGGACATCCCTCCCAAGCTCATGATCATGGCGGACTACTACCGCACGTTCCTGATCATCCGATACAACTTCAACATTCTGCGCGAGATTCGCCTCCCGAAATGGACCAAGCGTCCGACTCGCACTCTCGTCTGACAAGAGGTCCTCTCTAGTCAAGTCCGGCTGCGCTCGCGGTCGGTAATCCGTTTATGGTCCGGGGCACTGAGTGGTAATGGTACCACCATCTAACGCCTCCCTTCGGACCCTGACGGCCATGAAGAACTCAATCAAACACGTGGTGATGTCAAAACGCGTTGCTCAGGCCTACCTGGACAACGTAGGGCAAGTCACGTCGACGATTACGGTTTACTTCAGTGATGAGCGTCAGCTTGTTGCTTTTGAGCAAGGGGTCAAGTCGAAGCACTCGGGCGTACAGTGTACGCGTGGGTTCGACTACCTGACGTTTCTGTCGGAGGACCGCCGAGTTGCGGGCCTCATTGCAGATCGTGCGTCTAAGGACGGCCTGACGATGACCGGTTTTTGAACCCCTCTACCCGGAGACTTCTTCATGTCTGACGACTATACCGACTTCGACCTGTCCGCCTTGACGGCTCCTGATACGGGCATCGACGCGTTCTTTGACGACTCGCCAAAGGCCACCATTGATTTCCGTGATCCGTCTGTCCCGGAGGTTCCGAACACGATTCGCGTGGCGAACCTGCGTGATCTGTCGGGCTTTCGGCGCGTGGCCAACGATACGCTGATCCGCAAGTCCGAGCATGATCTCTGGAAGCTGCGCGAGCGAGAGGGCGGAGGCTGGGAGGTCGAGCGTCTCTTTGATGCAGATGGCAACCCCCTGAAGGCTGGATGACCTATGAACTCCCGAGACCTTAAACGCGAACGACGTCTGGCTCAGGACGTAGCCCGCCGTCACCTTTTGGCGTCCGGGAGGGTCAAGTCTGCCGGTGAGATCCGCTTCATCAAGGACACGGGCCCAGACGGCCGCGTGCTTCCCGACGAGTACAAGTACAACCCCAAGGCCAAGAAGCCTCTGGCCAAGGTCCTGTGGTCCACCTCCGTGGCCCTGGGGCACCTCATTAGCGCGCACGGGACGTTCACCAAGATCAAGGCGGTCTCGATCTCTCCGGACGGTAAGCTCGGAGGTTCGGGATTCATTCAGGACATCAAAGAGATGCGCAAGTCGATGAACGAGTCCATTGAGGCGCTGTCCGCATTGCAAGACACTCTCTATGACGAGCTTCGTGCTCCGCATTGGGACGCCAAAACCTTGTCGATCCCGGCGAGCGAGGAGGCGGAAGCGGAGCAGATGCTTGATGAGTCCGATGAGATCAGTCTCAACCCGGACGCGTTTGTCGAGCGAGAGTACAAGGAGGATGTCGTCAAGCAGGCGAGCGTCCGATACCATGGAGCGCACAATGGCTGATCTCGGAGACCTTGGGACTTTTCTTGACGAGGAGCCAGTAGCAGATCTGGATTGGCTCGACGTTGACAAGGAGGAGTACCGTGAACACATGGAGGCTCTCCCCGAGCAGAACCTCGACTCTATCCCGGAGCTGCAAGCGCATCTCAAGGATCTGAGTGACGCACAGGCGTTCCACCTCTTGCCTCAGAACCGAGAGCCCGCCAAGCCGACGACTCCGTTTTGGTCGGAGCGTCCGCACTTTGGTCGCCTCGAAGACGAGGACGTCGTGGCCCTGGTCGAGCACTTCACCCGTGCTCAGGTCCAGGCGGGCGTGAAAGCTCGTACTGTGATCTCCAACCTCCAGACCAAGTTCGGGCCCAAGACGCTCGCTGCGTCGCGTGATCGCGTTCGCGCCGTCCTGGAGGAGCGTGGCCTCCTTGGTGAGGTGTACCTGGATGCGCGTCTGTTTCCTCGCTGCGCCAACGGAGGCGTTCAGCGGGGCCTCACTGCGCGCAACCGCGCGGCGACGCTCCTGCTGGCCAAGAGCGCGTGTGTGGGCTGCGTACACAATCGAGAAGGACGCTGTGGGGTCTTCCACAAGGATCTGACGTTCGAGGTCGACTACAGCGAGAGCCTCTGGGACGGCCTTCAGGATCGCCTGCTCGACAAGGACGTCAGTGATCTTGAGGACATGCCCGTGCGTGCTCGTGTCCAGACGGCCATGTTGCGCAAGGCTCGCCTCTCGGAGACGGTTCAGGAGCACAAGCCGGTGGTCGCCAACGTGGGCGATGCGATTTCGGCTCAGGACGCCGCACGTCAGCTCATGGCGCATGAGGGCATGCAGGAGGTCGTGGGCAACGTCCGCCTTCAGCGCAAGCAGCTTCGTTGGGCCAAGATCATGATGTCGAACCCTCATGGCAAGGTCCTTCAGGAGCGCGTGGCTCATGACGCGGACCTCGCGGTGTTCAAGTCGCACTTGCACCTCCTGGGTCCCGTGTACGCCGACATCTCGTTCTTCCCCACCTACAAGGAGGCGTCGGCGTTTATCGAGGCCCTCCCCGAGCGCCCTGCACACGTCGTGGGCATGCCGTACTCCGAGACGGAGCTTCGCACCGACTTGGTGCAGGGTCCTGTTGCGGATGTGCGTCACCCCGTACCTCTGCGCGCAACGCTCAACCGTTACCTTGAGCTGACTCAAGGCCCCTCGGACCGTCAGGCCTCTCAGTCCCAGTCGGTCTTTGACTCGATGTGGGCTCAGGTGTCCTCGCAAGATCGGGAGGCGGCTCTTGAGGTCGCTCGTCGTATCTGGTCGAAGACGGTCTCCACCAAGACTGCGATGTACGATGCTCCGTACATTTACAACCCGACCAAGGGTGTAAACTTCAAGCAGGCTGTCGAGGCGTTCAAGGCCTACAGCCCTGAGCGTATTACGACCGCCAACCCGCGCGAGGTCTCCAACCGCGAGGACATTGTGGTGGCCATGCTCCGTGGTGATCACAGCGCTCGCGTTGCGACCCTGTTGGAGGCTGACCCCAAGCTGGCCAGTCTCAAGCCGCACTTGCACCTGCTGGGTCAGCTCTACGTCGACACGTCGCTCGTGTCTCCCGCGCTGCTCAAGAAGGCTGGACGGGAGGGTCTCAACGATCTCCCCCGTCTCACTCCGGAGAACCGGGAGACATTCTTCACGAGCCCGTACGCGCACGCGCCCCTCGCGCGTCGCATGGCCGCGCACGCGGGCGTACGCGCGGACAAGATGGATGGCTACCTGCGTCAGACCGTTACGCGTCTGGCCAAGCTCTCGGGTGAGGGTGTGCGCAAGCTCGCACTGGAGGCCTACGCGCGTCCCGTGGCTTCTCGCGTTGCGACCCACGACTCTCCGTATCGCCAGTGGCGCCCGGAGTTCGTGAGCAACGAGCAGATGCGTGGTTTCGTCGCCCAGCTCGCGGCCACGCCGCGTAAGCGCGTGTTCGCGACTCTGGAGGACCACCTCAAGGCTCCTGGTGGGGATGTGATCCTCGACCGGTTGTCTCATCGTGTGGGTCTGGATGTGCTCGGGGAGGTGTACCTCTCGGAGCAGGACGGCAAAGCGTCGAGTCGCGTTGCAAGCTCACGTGATGGGTTGCGCAAGGCCAGCTCCATCATCAAGGCTGCGACGGACCCGTCTTTCGTGGCTCGCGGTTCGGTCCCGCCTCTTTCGGCGTTCTTCAAGAGCAAGGCGGGGCGGTTCATGCGTGATCGTCTCATGTCAGGAGCGCATGGCGCGCGTCTGTCTCGGGACATCAAGCGTGCCATGGACACCGAGTCCCTGGTGGATTCGGCTCCGGTCGTGCTCGCGATGCGTGAGGAGGAAGGCCTCTACGGCCGCGTGTACGTGGTCGCAGATGCGTATGACGACTGCCACCAGGGCGCCGCCCGAACGGCTTCAACCGTGACACAGGTGGTCAAGTCCGCGAAGTGTGTCGGGTGTCAGTTCAACCGTCAGGGCTCGTGCAAGGCCTATCGCAAGCCGCTCGTGGCTCAGCCGGTTTACGACGACTCGACCGTCGACCGGGCCATTGGCCATCGTGTGCAGGCGGGTGAGTTGACGCGTAGGCAGGCCGAGACCCTTCGTGCTCAGTCTGGCAACGCCAAGACCCGCACCATGCTCGCGCACACACGCACTCCGAAGGTTGAGGCCTCGCATGACGGCCTGTACCAGGGTCACTACGGGGACCTCTTCAAGCCTGCTGTGGATGTTCAGAAGGCTCAAAAGAGCCTGGACGCCAAGGCAGAGGCTTCACGTGCGGCGCGGACTGCATTGGAGACCGCTCGGGATACCAGTTCGGCAGCTCCGACGGCACACGTGCTCATGGGAGAGTTCGAGATGGCACCCGCTGGAGGTAGCCTTGACTTCGAGTTGAATGCAGAAGGTTCTGAAGATTCTTTCGACATCACCCTTGACGGGGATTTCATCCTCGACTGATTCCCCAACTGGAGACCTGATATGAACACCAAGCAAGCACTCATCGACCTCGGCAACGCTCATCCCGAGCTTCGCGCGGACCTCAAGCCCGTGATCGCACATCTCGCTTCGGGCGAGGATATGGTGACCGATAAGAAGGCCAATGCGATGGGCAAGATTCGCGAGTTGGGCAGCCAGCTCAAGGCGGGCGGCTCGAAGTTTGTTGTCGCGGTCACCAAGCAGGATTCGGATGAGATGCGTCGTCAGGCCTACCTCATGACCTACGCGATGGGCGTCATGTTCTCGGTCCTGGGTCGCAAGGAAGAGGCGACTCTTCTCAAGCGCGTCGCGGCGTCGTTGCGCTGAGCTGCGTTTTCTTTGTTTAGGAGGTTGGTTATGGGAAGCAAATTGCAGGTTGTGACGCTGGAGCGGGTTGATAAGAAGCGCCCCAGGGGTCGTCCTCCCAAGATCCCGATTGAGCCGGTAGATGAGGTCGTCGCGCAGCTCATGCGCAACAAGAAGCGCCATCTGCGCGACGACGCTCTGGTCACTCAGCTCATTGAGGCTCCAGACAGCATGGACGTCCTGGACGTGGCCATGGTGGAGCTGGCCAAGGAGGCGGGGAGCCTGGACTTCGAGCGGCAAGAGGCCGAGCGCAAGGGCAAGGATACCACCACCATCAGCGCCAAGAAGATCACGTCCATCAAGGCGGTGATCGACACCTACTTCAAGAAGCGCGAGACGGTTATGAGCGAGTCTCTTGACTTCAGCTCAAACACGTTCCAACTCCTCTTCAAGTTCTGGGTCGACAAGATCTCAGCGGCTTGTGATGAGGTCGAAATGAAAGACGAGATGCGCCAGCGCTTTTTCGACGTCATGCAGGAGCTTTTCGAGGGGTGGGAGCGTGAGGCGTTGAAGTACGTCAAGTCCGGGGGAGACTCGGACTGACCCCCCCAAACGGAGTGACTTGCTATGGATCTTTCAACCCTATTTAGCCGAGCCGGACGCCGTAGTACGGCCGACGAAACCCCTTCGGCCATGAACATCCAGGAGTTCGTGGAGAGCCCGTTTGGGTTGAACATGGGTCCTAGTGAGCGTATCCGCTTGTTCCCGGTGCAGCAGTTCATCCTCAAGTGCTATTACAACCTGGAGCTGAACAGCTCCGAGCGTACGATTCGCATCCCCAAGAACTGGCGCGATGGAGACTCGGCCAAGGCGGAGCATTTCCACAACTTCACCGAAGCCGAGTACATGGGCTACCTCTTCAATGAGGGCCGATGCAACATCCGGGAGCCAGATCACGAGCGGCACCGACTGATCCTCCCTATTGGTCGACGTTCTGGCAAGTCCTTCATCTCGTCGATCATCGGGGCTTACGAGATCTACCGGCTCCTGCGCAAGTTTGACCCGCAGCGGTACTACGGGATGGCTGAGGGTGCTGAGATCACCCTGTCCACGGTCGCTCCGACCAAGGATCAGTCTCAGATCCTCTACAACGCTATTCGCAACCACTTCGTCAACTGTGACTTCTTCACGCCCTTTCTGTCACACGACACGCAGTCGTTCATGAGGTTCCAGACTCCTCACGACATCGAGGAGACGGGTTCGGCGCGTGATGATGGCCGGGCGAGCTGTCAGATCAGGTTCTTCTCCTCGTCCAGCTCAGGTATCCGTGGTTACGCCAACATCGTCGTCATTCTGGATGAGGTCGCCTTCTTCAAGGACAAGGGCGGGTCGTCTGCTCAGTCCGTTTACAGCGCCGTCACGCCCTCGGTAGCTACGTTCGGGCCCTCGGACCCCAATCAGTCTCAGACGAACCTCACGTCGCATTCTGAGGGCCGTGTGATCATGATCTCTTCGCCTTCTGCGAAGTCGGGTCTCTTCTACAACTCGTATTCGCAGTCCAAGGCTGGTGGTCCACCTGCTCGCGATCTCCTCATGATTCAGGCGCCGACGTGGGAGGTCAACCCGCAGGTCCCCATCTCCTTCCTGGAGGACTTCCAGGCCAACGATCCGACGGTCTTTGCGACGGAGTTTGGTGCGGAGTTCACGGACCGTGTTAGCTCGTGGATCGAGCGTAAGCGAGACCTCATGGTGTGCGTGCTCAAGGACCTCAAGCCTGAGATTCGTGGCCGCGCGCGTCAGGCGCACTACATGGGGCTCGACCTCGCTGTGGTCTCGGACCGTACGTCGCTCGTGCTCACCCGTCCCGAAGCTGATGGTATCCGCCTCATCTACCACGAGGAGTGGCAGGCAGGTCATGACTGGTACGACCTCAACCCCCACTTGCAGGCTCCGATGGTCCCGTACGCGCGGGAGATCGTCCACGTGGACATGCTCGACTTCGATGAGATGGCCGCCTGGGTCAAGGAGGTCTCGCGCAAGTTTTACGTCCGAGAAGGCCTGTTCGACCAGTGGCAGGGTCTGAGCTTCCAGCAGACCCTGGACAAGATGGGGCTGGAGCAGATCAAGTCCAAGCAGTTCACCAAGGATCACACGTCCCAGATGTTCGACGCATTCAAGGCCCTGATGTATCATGGTAAACTTGAGCTGTACGACTACATGATGCGTGACGTGAACACGGAGGACGACAACGACACCGCTTCCTCGGTCCTCGACGCCGGAGATGCCAAGAATGCTCCCTACATCACGGAGCTGTTGGAGCTTCGGGCGACGCGCAAGTCCAAGAAGATCATCGAGGTAGAGGCTCCCCAAACCGATGGGAAGCACGATGACTTTTCGGATGCTCTGGTTCGCTCGGTCTGGCTCAGCGCCATGGCTACGGGGAAACAGACGGCCATCGCGGGTCGCGGCGCGCGGGGAGGTTCGGATGACCGGCCCTCGGGTCCCACGTCGGTGGCTTCCTATCAGCGTCGAAAGAGTCGGCACAACAACTACACCGATCAGCGGGGAGGTCGCTTGAAGCAGATCGAGCGCTGGAACCGACGCAGGAGATGAACAATGCCCAAGCAGCATGACCGTTTTTGCCACATGAGCGTGGACGAAGCTCTTCGTAAGATGGGCGTAGGGTCTCGCGAGGAGGCCATGTACGATGAGGTCGTCGAGCTATACGAGCAGGCGGGGGGAACCTGGGAGGCGTTGGCCAAGGGTGATCCGGAGGCGTGGACGGTGCTCAAGAAGTGCTGCCGGGCGTACCTGAGTGAGAAAAAGTCCAAGGGACGCAAATGAGTATGGACCAGGAAGACTTTGACGCGATCGAGTCGCACGTGCGTGAGATGGAGCGTGTAGAGGCTGCGATGCTTCGGGAAGCACGCACGCTTGCTCGTATGACCATGGACCTCAATGAGATGGTTCGAGAGGATCGAGACCTGTCGGGTCAAGTTCGTCGGGAAGCTCGCAATTTTGTATCAATGACTTCAAGCCTTGAAGGTGCGGGCATGGTACGCAGTCTCAAGAGGCGGATCGTTGGCGCTCGGACAAGAGCGCAAGAGCGTCGATCACGTCGTAGTGAGCGTCAGCAGCAGGACAGCCGGAAGTTGGCAGAACAGGCAAACACGATTGAGTTTGACCTGGAGCGCATTCTGAGCCGGTTTTTGAATCAGTGAAGGGAGAGTTTTAAATGGCTACGTTGCGTGAACAGAATGAGCAGGCCGAGATTGTCTCTTCGGTGTCCCACGTCCGCAAGGTGATCGCGTCGCAGGGTCTGGCCGAGGTGCGTCCTTCTTCTCGGATTGCGTCGCGTCTGAACCGCACAGCCAACTACATCGGGGGATCGGGCTCATACGGTTATGGCTTCGGTGGCGGCGGCGGCGGCGGCGGCGGCGGCTTTGGTGGGGGCGCGGGCGTGACGATGGGCAGCGCCACCAACGTGTACTCCCCGCAGCTCTCTACGGACTTCCTGGAGCTTCCGCAAAACCTTGCTGAGATGCGGTCGTACTACCGCTTCTTCTACAACAACGATCCCTACGTCCAGCAGGCGGTGATCCTCCACACGGAGCTGCCGCTCTCCAAGCTGCGTTTGACCATGCCCAAGGGCACGGACGCCAAGAAGAATCGCGAGATCCTGAGGTTCTACGAGGAGATGGTCAAGAAGATAGACCTCCTCAACGTCCTCGTGGATGCGACCCGAGAGTTCTACGTGATCGGGGAGGCCTTCCTGTTCGCGGAGGACACCGAGCCTGAGGTTCCGGAGTACGTCTTCACCGAGACCCTCAACCATCTGGACACGGAGACGGGGGAGACGTCCATGCGCGTGGTTCGTCGGTCCGATGCTGAAGAGGCCATCGCGACGTACCGGCAGGCTCACTATCGAGGTTGGGACCGGGTGATCATCCTCCCGCCCGATCAGGTCTCTCTGGAGACGTACTCCTTTTCACACAAGTACAAGGTCGAGCTGATCCCTGACGGCGCCACTCAAGGTCTGGTCAAGGCTGCCATGGCAGGGGACGAGTCCGCTATTGAGGCGCTGGAGGATGTCCCGGAGCAGATCATTGAGTACATCTCTCAGGATATGAACCTCCCCCTGGGTACAGACCCGGAGAAGGGCTCCTTTGTATACCACTTGTCGCGCAACCGTCAAGCGGGTAAGGATCACGGCGAGTCGATTCTTCAGTCGGTGATGCGCACCCTGGTGTACCGAGACAAGCTGCGTCAAGCTCAGACCTCCATTGCGTCCAGGGCCATGACGCCCAAGAGGCTCGTGTATGCGGAGGACATGTCCCTGGCGGACGTGGAGGATCTGCGCGAGCAGGTTGACCTCCTGCTCATGGACCCGGATTACTCGCTGATCACCAACTTCCAGGTCACCTGGGAGGAGATCTCGGCCCGAGACAGGCTCCTGGACTTGGCGGGTGAGTACGACATTACGGATCGTCAGCTCTTTGCCGGTCTGGGTGTCACTCAGTCGATGCTCACGGGTGAGTCGAGCTACTCGGGCGAGCGTATCAACATCGAGGTGATCAACACGCGCTACATGCTCTATCGCGAGCGTATCCAGCAGTACGTGGAGGAGAACCTGTTCCGTCCCGTGGCCATCAAGAAGGGCTACACGGAGGTGGACGAGTTTGGCAACTTGGTGGTGCTCTACCCCGAGCTGAGCTTTACGCGTCTGGCCCTTCGAGACAACAGGGACACGTTCGATGCGATGTTCAACCTGTATCAGAAGGGCAGCTTGAGCGTGGGGTACATCCTGGAGCTGTTCAACCTGGACCCTCAGGCTGTCGAGGAGCGTCTGCGTCAGGACTTCTTGACGATGAACGACTCGCTCTTCAACGAGATCCTGAGGTCCTCCTACTCGGAGGTTGGTCGCGCGCTTCCGGAGCAGACCGATCTCCTGGAGCGTACTGCGGACTACCTCAAGCTGTCCTACAGCCCTCCCAAGGACACCAACTCGCGCTTCGGGTCGGTACAGGGTTCGCAGCCGTCGCCGGGGGTTATCCCGTCGAGCGTCCAGGATCTGGCGTCGTACATTACAGGAGCCTTGCAGTCGAATCCCCAGCTTGGGGAACAGGTGCGCCGTATGATGAGTGCATCTCACACGCAACGCGAGGACAAGACCGATGACACACCGTAAAGCCACGAAGAGCGACGCGGAGCGCGAGCAAGAGGAGGCGGAGCGCTTGGTGCGTCCCTCTCCCAAGAACAAGCCTCCTCGCCGGGACAAGGAGCGCGGCCGCATCCAGCCCAAGGACAAGGACACGGACGGCAAGGACAGGGACCTCTCGCTCAACTACAAAGACATTGGTGGGGAGACTCTCGCCCAGCGTGTCTCACGTCTGTTCATGGGGGCTGAGTTCGCCACCGAGGAGGCCTGGGACACGTATCAGGAGGCTCATCCAGGTGCGGACCGTAAGGATCACGTGGTCAAAGACTCGGAGGAGGGCGGCTCCGAGGAGGATGAGTCTGCAAAGGACTCCGAGGGTGAGGCGGAGAAGCCCAAGAACCCTCGCCAGCTCAAGATCCGTGAAGAGCCGGAGGAGGCTGATGCCGGTGAAGAGAGCGCGGAGGCTGCGTCCGGTGACGCAGGAGAAGAGGGGGAGGACGATGACGCGATCACGGACATGGAGCGAGAGCTTCTAAACGAGATGCGTGACAACGTTCCGGAGGTCTCTGGCGAGGAGGTGGTCCCAGATAATATCGACGACTCCCGTGGAGAGCAGCGGCAGGTGCTCATTGATACACAGGCGCAGGCCTTTCGTGATTCAGGTGCGTCCTATGATGACCTGTATGATGTGGGCGTCTCGGATGACCCGGACTCGGTGCAGGCTCAGGCTGCACAGCGCGTGATGATGGAGCAGAAGGCCTCCTACCCCAAGGGTATGGACGAGATGCCTGAGGGGTTTCGTGGGGAGCTGGACGCGGACACAAAGAAGGTCCTGGAAGACCATGCGAGCAACTGGGACGTGTACGATCACGATTCAGCGCTCCAGGACGTCTCCGAGAAGCTGACGCAGGCCGGGTTCGAGAACAACCCTGTCCAGCGCATGTACTACGAGCAGGTGAAGTCAGTCTTCGAGGGCGCGCGCGCTCGCCTGCGTAACCTCCCGTCTCTGGGAGAGGAGAACACGCTTGAGTCTCTCTTGCCCGACAAGAAGGCCTTGAACGCGTTGAGTGATCGTGGCTTGGTTCGCCAGCTCAACTACGATAGCCCCAAGCTGTATCAGGCGGCCCTCTTCTCCTCTCAGAAGGATGTGGACGCAGGTGTGGCCCAGCTTGATGCGCTCATCAAGGACTCGGAGAAGGGCTCCTCCGCGCAGAAGTATTACACGGAGCTGAAGGAGCCCCTTGTATCCTTGTCGCGCAAGAAGGCTCCGGATGAGACGACGACCTATGGGCGTGTGCTGTCTCGTCTGGAGGCTGCGAGCGGAGATGGGCTGAAACCCTCCGAGGTCGACTTTACGGATGAGGCTCAGGTATCTGATTTCGTGGAGAAGATCCGCAAGCTATCCGATAAAGACCTTGTGGAGCTTGTCAAGGACGAACCCGGTTACCGTATGGCTCTCGATATCGGTCCGAACACTCAGGCTGCGACGGCTATCCTGGAGCCCGCGTTCAAGCAGCGTCTTATGGACGAGCTGACAGCGGACTTCTTGACCAAGGGTTACTTTGAGCAGCTCCGCCTCTCTCCGGAGGAGCCGGGCCGAGCGCGTGTATTTGATCCGGTGCAGGTCAAGGTCTACTTGACGCGCCGCAAGAAGGATCAGGAGAGTACCAAGACCCCCGAGGCGGTAGACTCGTCGTTTGCTGCGTTCTTTACGTCTCTCTTGGAGGACCTCATGAAGTCAAACAAAACAGCTCAGGCCTTCTCCGACGGCTTCACCCGTGCACTCTCTCGACGCAACCGCGTGGCTCAGTACAGAGGCCTTCCCGGTCGCTTGCCGGTTTCGGAGAGGCCGCCGTCTCCGAACTGGACGCTCCCGTCGGGTTCGATGTCGCTGCTCAACGAGGATTACGCGGAGATCCTGTCGGAGGCCAAGGTTTGGCTGGAGACGGATCGCCTCTCGTTTGTGCGGGATATGCCGGGAGCTTCTGAGGACTCTCTCTATGGCACAGCCCTGGACCTCGGTATCCTGACTGCCAGCGGCTACCGCTACGCAGGCATGATCGACGCGCCCACCTACGATCGCCTGTTGACGATCCTAAAGCGTATCACGACTTGACAGTAATAATCCTTTGATACTTCCGGTCGGGGAGCACGCCTCAGGTGTGTCGCCGCCACTAACACCCTCCGAAGAGGTAAGAAATGTTCATCAAGAAGGCCGACGTTAAGCGCTTGACGCAGTACATGGACCGTATGGCGACCGCCGTGCAGTCGAACCCCGCGCAGTACGGGATGACGGCAGCTCAGGGGTATGAGATCGCCCTCTCCCTGGACCAGTCGTCGGATCGCCTTGAGCGCATGGTCGGTCGTGACGCTGATGTGGTCGAGCACGAGAAGGACGAGGACTACATGTCCACGTTCGACGACGCGGGCCCCGTGGACAACCAGATGGACTCGGATGAGCCCTACATGGATCACTTCCGCGACGACACGTTCGACCAGCTCATTGACCACCCGGAGCTGACGCCCGGCAACTCGACCCCCGGTGGCGAGGACTCCAGCAACGAGGTTGATTCCTCGGACAACTGGTGGGAGATGGATGCCTCGGACGCGGACACCGATTGGCGCAACTGGTGATCAGGAGGGGCCTCTAATGAGTCACCACAAGAATAGCTACATCGACCACCAAGCGCTCGCAGCCCAGTTTACTGTGGGTGAGTTCGTGCGCAAGGTGGACGCGGTGCGGGGAAAGGAGTTCGCTAACTTCCTCGAAGGTCGCGTAGAAGCGGTGCTCAAGGGCATCGGCTTCGTTGACGTTGCGTTCCCGTGGGGAACTGATCGGATGAGCCCAGACCTCCTGGTACGCGTCAACAAGAGCCCGGCAGTAGCGGGCGACTTCCTCGATTCTTATGACCGTCGCAAGGGTGGTTATGGGACTGAGCCGATTGAGCGCGTGGCCAGTGCGTACTCCAATCATACGGCTCATCTCAAGGAGACCGCTTGGCGCATGCGCGAGGCTGGCATCCAGGAGATGGACGCGTACCTCAAGATGGCGGCGACGTTCTCCGACACTCTGGGAGATGGTCCTGTTCGTGAGGCGATTTCGTTTGTTTACGAGCCGTCTCGACGCGTGGCCATCTACTGGAAGCAGAAGGGGCGTCAGTACGTGACGACCCAGGCCGAGCGTGAGTCTGGCAATCTGGGATGTCCCAGGTGCAAGACTCAGATGGGTCGCACCATCTACCAAAAGCGCACCAAGTTGTATGCGTGCCCCGAGTGCCTGTTTCTGATTCAGCCGTGTGATCTCGTAGACCCGAATGACCCAGCGTCGGATACCGGGGACTGCGAGGACGACGGGCTTAGCTTCAGCGACTCGAATTCGGTCCTCAACGACTGGATCTGAGTTCAGACTCTCGAAAGGCCTACCATATGGCGCTGCATGAACAACTCATTGGACTCGCCTTGGCGCGCCCCGGTCTCCGGGACGCGTTGGGTCCTGTGCTCAAACGAGCGGGGTTGTCGACGTTGGACGTGTCCATCTTCGACTTCGTGCGCAATCACTTTCTGGCGGAGCTGACGGAGGCTTTCGCCACGTCTTGTACCTACTCGACTTCGATCACCAAGCGTGAGCCGGGTTACCTGGAGGGGCAGCTCTCCCAAATCCAGTGGCGGGTCAAGTTTGACATCGTTCACAAAGGCGACGGCTACGACATCGAGACCATGCTTCACGTGGGTACGAGCTTCCAGGATGCTCAGTTCCACAAATGGGAGACCGGACAGCACGAGTCTCTCGACGACCTGTTCGGGCGCATCAACCAGAAGCTTTCGGATCACGTACGATGACCAGTCAAGACGCGATCATGGAGGCTCTCCGGGAACGGGGTGGACAGGATGGGGCCCTCGCGGACGCGGTGCGTGCCTACTTTGGCCGTGGCCTCCAGGCGTCCATGGGCTCTCCTTCTTCTGCTCAGCATGGTGCGGGGTTGAGGCTGTTGAATCTGTTGAGTCAGGCGCCGAGCCGTACGGAGGCTCCGTCTACGCTCTTCGAGGATCTCGTAGAGTTGGCGTTTGAGCGTCCTGAACTTCGTCCCCATCTTCTTCCCCTGCTAACGCACGTAGCCCCCCCGGAGTGACCCATGGCCATGATTCGTATTGCAAACGCTGTGGTACAGCATCCAATCATTGGCGTGGACCAGTGGAACGTGACGCGTGCCAACGCTGTGACTGCGGGCGCGCATCGCAGCCGTACGGCGTCGGACCTTCTGGGCAAGTTTAGCCCCGACAAGTACCTCCTGACGCACTGCACGATCATCGCATCGGTAGACGTGGATGAGGCTCCTAACGTCAAGACGGGAGCCAGCGTCCAGAACGATGATGGTGAGAGCATCAACCGTCCGTACTCGGACTATCTGATCACTCCTGGGTGCTCCAAGTACATCAACGCCAACGGCGACGCCTGGGAGCGTAAGCTCCTCATGGCGACGTATCAGACGTTCGTGGGAGCCGAGAACTACGTCGAGCATATCCAGATCCCGGAGCTGTCCAAGGGCAAGATCATTGACGCAGTGGCGCGTGATCTGGGTGATACGGTTTACGTAGACATCCTGGTGGCGACGGACCGCAAGCACCGCGATCTCATCGCACGCATTGAGAGCGGTGAGCTGAACACGCTGTCCATGGGCTGCACCATCGCCTATTCGACGTGCACCAAGTGCGGCAACCGCGCCAAGGATGACGCGGAGCTGTGTCGTCACGTCAAGTATGAGAAGGGCAACAAGTTCGTCGGTCCCGATGGAGCGATTCACGTCGTGGCGGAGCTTTGTGGTCACCACACTGATCCAGACTCGGTGAGCTTCATCGAGGGCTCGTGGGTGGGCAATCCCGCGTTCAAGGGCGCCGTGTTGAGGTCGGTGCTTCCCGGAGGTCCTACGACGCATACTCCTTCTCGGTATGAGACCACGGACCTTGAGGCTCGCATTCAGCACGCTTATACGGTTCCTGCTGGTATCCAGGCGGAGTGGACGGACATGTTCCGCAAGACCGCAGCTCTCTCGGCACGTATTGCCAGGGAGGAGGTCAACTCGCAGCTCAAGCTGGCGTTCGGCTTCGATGAGGATGAGGAAGGCGGTGAGGAGGAAGAGGCTCCCAAGAACCCGGTCGACGAGGCGGTAGAGCAGTTCAAGGAGAAGGTCAAAGACAAGGCCATGCGCGAACTGCGTGATGACCTTCGCGACGCTCCCGAGACCAAGGACATGCCTGAGGGGGAGATGGCTCCTAACGACTCCATCCAGCACTCCTCGATCGCGCGTACGGCGTATGCGATCTTCTCTCGTCGCTACGCACGAGAGCTGTCGGACATCAACCGTCGCCGCCGAATCTTCGCGCTGCTCTATACGATGGACAAGCCCGAGCACTACGAGACCCTCAAGCCTCGCTTCGCCAACACGGACATCGTGGGGGCCCTGATCCTTGCTGATCGTGAAGGCTCGGATCGTGAGATGCTTCCGATGGACTTCTACGCCACGCTCATCAAGGTTGGTGGTATTTGCCGATACGGCTCCAATATGGAGTACCTCAAGACCTTCACCAAGCAGCACGGAAGGGTTCCGACTCGACCAGAGGCTGCCGCTGCTCTGTCCCACTCTCGTTTTCTTAATTGACTACCCCTCTTTAAAGGCCTGTTTATCTCAGGTCTTCGAGAAAAGTCAACAAATTTTTAAGTAATCTACTTGTACCACCGGTGTTTGCAAGCTGCCTCTGTGCAAGGGGTCAGCTACCGGATTTACGAAACCGAAGAACCCCCTGCGCAGGAGGCATCAATGACAACTCGTCGCACGCGTCTGACCCGTCAGGCCATCAACAAGAAGGCCGACCCATTCACCATGAACCAGGATCGTGAGCAGCCTCCCGTGGAGGACTACATGACTGGTGATCCCAGCGCGTGGGCCGAAGATCCCGTTGAGGATCTCGCTCGCTTTGAGGCCGAGGGCCGCAACGAGCTGGGCTTCCCCGACATGCTCGATTCGACCCACGACCACAAGGACGTGGAGGAGCCGCGTGACGGCCAGCCCTACGACAACGAGGGCTCGAAGGCTGCCTCGGCACAGCGTCAGGCTGCGCATGCTCGCAACATTGAGCGTAAGGCGCTTCAGTGTGTTCGCATTGCGTCTCTTCTGCTTCCCACCGCGTCTGAGGACGTTCACACGGAGCAGGCTCTCGACTTCATGTCGCTTCCCAACGATGCCCTCGTGGCAACCATTCTTCGTCTCGCGGAGCAGGATGTCCTGTCGGCTGAGGACGAGGATGAGGATGAGGACGAGAAGGACGCGGGCAAGAAGTCCGAGGACGAGGACGAGCATGACGGCAAGGAGGCATCTCTCTCGACGGATGAGATGTATCGCCGCATGACCGCTGGAGACGACGAGGACGAGGACGAGGACGGCAAGGACGCCTCGAAGAAGTCTGAGGACGAGGATGAGAAGGAGGAGGAGGAGGAGTCCAAGGAGGCTTCCCTCAACCAGCTCGTCGCACGTTCGGTCGCTGCGGCTCTCGCCCAGCTCGGTATCTCGAAGTCGGCCAAGAAGTCTGAGGACGAGGACGAGGACGAGGACGAGGACGAGGACGAGGACGGCAAGGATGCTGGCAAGAAGTCTGAGGACGAGAAGGAGTCTAAGAAGGCTTCCATCGCTCGGATCGTTGCGCGTCAGGTCGCCGCCGCTCTCGCTGACCTCGGTATCTCGAAGAAGTCTGAGGACGAGGATGAGGACGAGGATGAGGACGAGGGCAAGGATGCTTCTCTCGACTCGATGCTTGCCGCTCTCCACGACGTTGAGGCGGGCTACGAGCACGACTCCCTGTTGAGCACCGACGCTATGGATCACATGGACGCCATGGATCACATGCACGCTGAGGACGACATGGACGACATGGGCGATGACCTGGATGCCATGCTTTCGGGCATGGAGGACGAGGTTCACGGCATGCACGTCGACATGACGCCGGCAATGGATACGTTCGAGGACGACTCCATGCTTTCGGGCGACGACGCTGACCTTGAGGCGATGATGTCTCGCAACTACTCGGTCGGTCCCAACGGACGCACGGCGTCCAAGAAGAACATCACATCTCTCGGGCGGGTGAAGGGCGCGTCGGCCACGGGTGGGGGGAGCGATCCTCTTGCCAACTTGTGGAAGGCCGCTCCCGACGTCTCTGGCTCTTTCTCGGGTGGCAACTCCTGAGATCGGCCGGAAGTACGTAACCGACTTCACATATATAGCGTAAGTGTAGCAACTAACCCACTTTTCTCGATAGGAGAAAGATCATGGCACTCCCCGGACAGGCAAGCGGCGACTTCACCGAGTCGTCTTCCGCCCTTCGCATTCTTTACGTCGGTATCCGCAACACGTTTGCGGCCGAGCTGACCTTGGATGCGTTCCAGCAGCAGAACCCCCCCATCGTTTCGGCGGCGGGTACGGTTTCGACCACTCTTCCCCCCGCGCCCAAGCGCGGCGTCCTCGGCGGTTCGATAGCGTTCACGCGTCCGGCAGCCGGTAACGGCTTCGTTGGCGGCCCCACGGGCGCAGCGGCGGCCGCTGGTGCGATCCGTCCCGTTGGACTCTTCGTCAACGACGCAGCGGGCAGCGCCTACGAGAACACCCCTGCGGTGGCTTCGGGCAAGGGCACCTACGTGTCGGCTCAGGGCACCATGGGTCTCCGTCTCTACGAGACCGCTGTTCTGGCGCCCGGCCTTGCCGGCACCACCTCGGGGGCGGCGGGCGATCCGCTGATCTACGAGAACGGCCTGTGGGTTTACGCGAGTGTCAACGGGTACCTCACCTCGGCGGTTTCGGCTGCGGGTAGTGAGGATGCGGACATTCACGAGGTCGCCAACGGCGACGAGGTTCTCGCGGGAGCTACTCGAATCGGCGTGATCACGATCGTGCCCGATGCTGTCCACGCTGAACTCGTGATCGACCAGCGCATCTGAGCCTTCGCAGGTTCAGGGCCCGATTGCCCACTGAAACGCCAAACAGGAGACATAAAAAAATGTCCAACCAGCTCAGCCCCGCTGCCAAGTCGCAGCTCATCGGCCGATTCATCAAGACTGCGGCAGGACGCGCGCGTCTCGCCAACTCGATGATTCAGCCCCTCCGCCTTCGTCGCGACTACTCGTCGGTCGGTCGAAAGACCTTCCTCGTCGAGCAGCTTCCCGACGGCGCACTTCCCATCTACGACAAGGACCCGGATGTCACCGCGTACGTCGTAGGCGAGGAGGGTGAGAACATCCAGGCTGTCCAGAAGCCTCGTCGTGTGATCATCCCCCTGTTCGAGATCGCGTCGCTTCCGACCATCCCGATCACGCAGATCAAGGAGCGCCGCTTCGACCTCATCGAGCGTGCCCAGCAGCTCGGTAAGAGCCAGATCCAGGCTGCCGAGGACGAGCGCGTCTTCGCTATCCTCGACGCTGTGGCTCAGAACGGGTTCGATTCGGTTCCCGGTACGGTCAACCCCGACCTCCAGGTCGTGGCTCCCATCTCGCAGGCCGTCCTCGCGGACGCGTTCTCCGAGATCGAGAAGCATGACCTTCGCGTGGCGCGCATCTACATGAACGCCAAGGACTACTCGGACATCCGTAAGTTCGGTCGCGAGATCCTCGACATCGAGTCGCAGGCTGTCCTTCTGAACACGGGTCTCCAGTCCACCCTCTGGGGCGCGCAGATCATCGTCTCGCGTCTCGTCCCGGCTGGCTTCGTGTACCTCTGCACCGAGCCCGAGATGTTCGGCCGCATCCCCGTTCGCACTGAGCTGACGGTTCTCTCGGCGGATAACCCCGCTGCCCGCCAGATCGGCTTCTCGATCTTCGAGAACCTGGGCATTGGCTGCCACAACCCGCGCGGACTTGTCCGTCTGGTCGTGCGCCGCTGAGCACAGGCATGACCTAACCGTCATGAACTGATCGCACAGAAGAGCCCCCTACCCGCGATTGAGGGGAGGGGGCTCTTCTCCTTTGTACGTCAAACCCGACTTCAGGAGCCCAACTCATGTCTGATCTCAAAGCCCGTCTTATCCGTCTCGGCAACGCCAAGCCGGAGCTGCGCCCCCATCTTAAGCCCGTGATCGCCTCTCTGGCGTCTGATACGCGTATCGCTTACGGCGACCCTATGGAGCGCCTGGAGTTGATCCCTGACGCACTCAAGGACATCGCCAGTGCGATCTACCGTGCTCAGGTCACGATCGCACGTGCGACGACGGATCGTGCCCGTGACCAGGGCATTCGCTCACTCAATGAGGAGTACGCCAACTTGAGCAGTGAGATGCGAGGCCTCAAGAGCGTCCTCACGTCGATCTGACTCACGGTACGTCGGAGAAGTCCCAGGAGCCATCACGCGCGGCCTGCATGAGCACCTCGCGCTCCTGTGGGCTCTCGAAGGGTCTGTGAGGCTCGTGCCCCTGCTTCATTTGGTAGGCGGTGACCTCGACAACCGAGACCTCTTTTCTCTTGAGCCGGGCCAACTCCACATCGTCGGCAGCGACCTCAGCGTAGAGGGCGTAGCCTGTATGGTGCCGAACCCTTCGGGTGGGTCCTCCACCCAGTCGGTGACCTCCGGCGTGGTAGGCTCCAACTCCAGGTACCCCCGCGCGTACGAACCCGGCTGCCTGGATGCGGGCGTCGCTGCCGTCTTGGTAGCTGTGTGGTGGCATGTGGGAGGCTCGACCGGGTTCCAGCTCTATCAGATTGTCTGGGTCGTGTTGGACCGGGCACTGGGGAGCCATTTTGGCTCTCTGCTCCTCCAGTAGCTCGATTTGAGCCTGGAGGCCTTCGTGCCATACGTTGAACGCGCCCTGGGTCTGTGTGAAGTCCTTGACCTGGAGCGTGATGGCTTCCGTAAAGGGCGCCGTCTTCCTCCGGGGATATGTCTTTCGCCACGCATCCCGGAGACCCTTGAGGGCGCTTTCAAGAGGGTCGGGGAATGTGGACAGGTCGAGGACCTCCAGATCTTGATTGTGGATGTGGAGGTCTGAGGCCTTGCGCTGGACGTCTCTCCTCAACGTCTCCAGCTCGTCTCTCTTTCGTGTCAGTCGGTCAAAGACCTGTCGGGCTTCGAGGCTTCTTGTCATGGGTAGCTCCTTTCTTGAGGGTACGGAGTCTGTATACCACAGTACGGTACAATCGTAAATCCGTGGGAGCTGGTGATGCCTTTATAATCTCTAGGGTACAGAACCATTTTACGCGAGGAACCACATGCGCACCTTCATCTCCCGCTCTCAATTGGGCACGCTGTATACGATCCAGGACGTGTCGGTCCGTAATGCTGAGTACACGTACCTCGGAGAGCTGCACCGTCGTCATTCCTACGCCCTCACCGCGACGTTTGATGCGGTGGTGGAGGTTCGAGGGCCCGAAGGTGCTGTTGAGTCGCACACGACCAGAGGTCAGGTGACTTCTTACGAGGGGCCGATGGCTCCGTCGAGCGGTGTGACGTATTCCTTCCGAGGTCTCCCCTCGCGGGTGAGTGCTTCTCTGTCCAAGGAGCTGTCGCAGGCACCGGGCAATGACATTGATCGGGCGGTGGCTGCGTACGTCACGGCCAAGAACATCCGACGTGCGAACGTCTCAGAACAGGAGCCTCACCGATTGCTGTTGGACCTCCTCGCATTGGTGCGGGCGGTCCAACAGCTTCACCAAAACGCGCATTGGGGTTCATCGGGAGACACGTCGTATCAGGATCACCTGCTCTTTGAGCGTATGTATGAGGCCGTAGGTCCTGAGATTGACGCGCTCGCAGAGAAGTTGATGGGCGTGTATGGCCTGGAGATTGACTCGGTTGATCAGGCTCAACGTGTGGCAGGCTTTGTCACCTTCCTGGAGTCGCAGGCTCGCCTTGGATACCCGGAGCGATCTTTTATCGCAGAGATGGTCGTGATCGAGCATATCAATGCGGTTCGGGATGCTCTGGGAGATCGTATGTCGATGGGCATGGAGGATCTCTTGGGAGCTGTCTCGTCTACGCACGAGACTCACCTCTATTTGCTGGGTCAGCGTCTCAAGGGCGTTGCGGGAGTGTCGGCGTGATGTCTACGAGAGAGCTGATTGTCCAGACGGTGCGCCGGGCTTCCATGCTTGGTTTGGGCCCTGAGGAGCGCGCCAAGGCTCAGAAGGTCTCCCAACGAGCCGATAGCCTTGGCTCTACCCTCCGAGGACTGCGTGCGGAGTATGAGCGTTACCTGTACCAAGCCCTGGGTCGCAAGGTCGACTTCGAGGAGGTTGACGTCTCGAAGTCGTCTTCGGCTCATTACACAGTCACGGTGCGCTACATCGTACTGCGCGCCAACTCGGAGCCGATGGCCCCCCGCTTGTGGGCGACCTTTACCGTGGCGCCTTCGGCGCATGATGTGGACGGCGTGATCCGCATTGACGTCAACGCGGGATTCACCAATGGGATCGGCATGAGCCACTCGAAGTTCACGCAGGAGTCCTGGGAGGATTCGATGCTGTCGGACGCCTCCAAGACGTTTGGCTGGATTGAGTACCTGGACGGTGACTTCCTTGGAGGCAATCGTCTCGTGAGGCCCTTCACGCCTCATGCTCCGGACATGGGTACGCTTACCGCTGGGATGGCCAAGCGTGCGTGTTCTGGCTCGGACATGCGGTTGGTGGGTGAAGTGGTCCAGATGAGCCGTATGGTGGCTCAGAAGAGAGGGTTCCCGGCTGGCGCGCTCTCGCTGTTTCATACGGGGTACATGTCGGTTCTGCTCAACTACCTGGACTCCATGCACTTCTACGATGAGGGGACGCTGGTGCGCGAGGCGATGGTCTTCGCGGCTCAGGATACCCGTAAGCGCGCCCACGTTCCGTATCCCCAGATGATGCCCGCCCTCACCCGGCTCTTCCAGTTGTCCGTGGCCCTCGACGTCAGGTTGGCGGAGGATCTGGTGACGCACGAAGCCTTCGTCGCGGTGCTTGAGCAGGTCGCGGAGCTTCTGGTTGCGCTGGGTGAAGAGACCCCGGCAGCCAAGGTCTCAAGAGCGGCCGCGATGTTGGCTGCTGAATAATCTTCTTGTAGTCTGAGCTTATGTAGGCTGGGCGCGTGGTGCCCCCGGCCTTGGCTGACTATAGAGGAGTGTGAGTAATGCAGGTACAAACGTACGTCGCGGTCATGAAGGTGTCACTGGGTCTCCACGGAGACCTGAATTCCAACCAGATCATTCTCCAGAAGGGGACCACTGTGGAGTATGACGGCCGCAAGGCGACGATTGATGGGGTTGAATACACCCTCCCCAATCTTCGGTCGGCTATCAAGGCCAAGTGGCTGGTCACGGCGGCCGAGCTGTACGGCGAAGACTACGTGCCACCGACGACGGCAAGCGCGGACATCTCCATGCGAGGCGCCACACCTGAGCAGGATACAGTCAAGGCTCAGATGGCTGTGAGCGAGGAGGAGCGGGACATGGGTACCATCCAGGGTATCCGAGCCAACAACCACTCCCAGGTTCCGGTCGTGGAGGCTCAGGACGGCAGGGTCGTGGGCTCGGGCTTCGGCGTGAAGGCGTTTCGCAAGGGCGCAGCGGGAGAGGCTACTGCGGTAGACGTGTCGTCGATGACGTCCACGTCCACGGTAGCCTTGGAGGAGACCTCGGCTCGTCAGAAGCTTGCAGAGTTCGAGAAGAGCGAGGCTCGTCGAGCACAGAAGGCCATTGCGGAGATGCGCGCCGAGCAGGGCATCTCCTCACGTCGCGCGCCCACCCGCGAGGGAGTTCAGTTTCGTCCGGGTCCCGGTGTCGTGCAGCATGATGTGACAGACCTCGCTCCGGAGATGGAGCTGTGGGACGGCGAGGGTAGCCAGGGTCATGAGGTGGTCGGTACGATTGGTCGCCCCGTGGCGGTCAAGGTCTCCGCCGAGGATGTCATTGAGGACAAGGAAGCTCGTTTGGCTCTCGCCCGTCAGATGCTCCCCACGTTCGAGTGGGACTTTGACATGAACTGGCGCAGCAAGCTCAAGCTTCTCAAGGACGAGGCCAGCCCGGTCTTCATCTTCGCAGCCTACGCGGTTGAGACGGCGAAGATGAAGGCTCAGATCTCCAAGACCTTCCCCCAGTACAACCTCGGATGAGATGAGCATGCACACGCGACACAGACGACTGGCGGCCAAGGTCGCTCAAAAGTACCTGAGCAAGACCCTGCGTGATCAGATGCAGGTGAACTTGTCCAGTGCGCGTGTGCAGCTCGACACCCTGGAGGAGATGGTGGATCGTGGGGTGCGCCTCATTGAAGCCTCGACTCATCGGGATCACATCTACCGGGAGGCGGGTGACATGATCACTCGTGTCCAGTCTTCGATCACCGATATCCGGTCAAACGTGGCCGAGGTGAGCTATGTGGTCAACCACATGGCCGCCTCTTCCTCGGCCCAAGACATCCAACCTGCGGCGCGTAAGACCCTGGATCGTTTGATGGAGTCCAAGATCACGGACCCCGCGACGCTCCAGGGTCTCCCAACGTACGTCCAGGATGTTCCTCCTGCTATTGATAAGACTCGCGCAGACGAGGAGTCGATCTACGATGTGGAGCGGGCTGACGATTTCGCCAAGCGCTCTCCGTCTCGTCGTGACGTCGTGGATTACTCGGCCTTCTCGACCTACCTGACCAAGCCTGATGTCAAGCAGGACGATGTACCATGAGCACGCTGGAGAGCCTCGCCCTCCGGGTAGCTCGTATACATAGCACGCGCCTTGGTGCGAGTCGGGGGGAGATCCTCCAGGGATTGGACAGGTCTCTCCTGGAGCGTTCGCGCTCGCTGCGTCCTCGTCTCGTGAGAGAGGGGTCCTGGCGTGTTGGTGAGTATGATGTACGTCTGGAGAGGGGGGAGTCCAACGTCCGCCTGTCGTGCTCCTGTGACTTCTGGGTTTACCAGGGTCCTGAGTACCACGCGTCTCGTGAGGGCTACCTCCTGGGATCTCCAAGAGGTACCGCAGTACGTCCAACCACGCGAGACCCGGAAGGCCGCCATCGGGTGTGTAAGCACGCCGCAGCGGTCTTGTCTCAGCTTGAGGAGTGATCATGTCTGATACACGTAAAGCCGGCACCATCTCGACGTTTGCCAACAAGGCTCGGGAGATGCGTCAGTCCCTTGATCTGTGCGCGTCTCAGTACAAGGCGACCACGGATCTGCTCAAGAACGTGATGTCCCGGTGCAATGACCTCCCTATGCTCGCGAGTGAGCTGGGCCTTGATGAGGATGGCCTCGGTGATGTCGAGCAGATTCATTCGGGAGTCAATCGCGAGGCCGTGGAGCTGGTCGCTACGATGATGTTGTGTCAGCAGAGGATCGAAGCGCTGGCAGCTCGGATCGGAGACCAGTATGCTCCCTACGTGTCCAAGAGCGTCGTGTCGCCTCTTCGGGGCGTCTACACGGCCAGTACCCTGGCTCGCCGCGTCGCGGGCCTCTATACCGCTAAAACGAGGGATTCATGAAGTACGATTTCAAATGTTCGACGTGCGAGCAGGTCAGCGAGCGCAGCATGTCCGTTGAGGCGTTCCCGGAGGCCAAGGCTTCCGGAGTGCCATGCGACGCGTGTGGCGAGAGGGCGTTCTTTCTGTTCAATCCGAAGGGAACGCAGATCTCGTTCGCGGGAGATGCGTGGGCGGACAAGAACTTCAAAGAGAAGACCTACCGGAAGAACCGCTCGAAGTACATGGGCCAGCGCATGCGCACCAACCACAAGGTTCCGGAGCTGCTCCCCAACTTTGAGGGGGAGGTAGCGGACACCTGGGAGGACGCACGCGATGCCGCGCGCGACGCAGGCAAGATCACCGAGACCTACGACCGACTGATCAAGCGCGACCGCTTGCGCAAGTGATCCGATAGGAGACCTACTCATGACTCTACAAAGCTACACGCTCCGGCGCTACAACCGTCTGGTGGAGGTCCTGATCCCTCGCCACGACTGGATGCTCGTGACGATCGCGGATGGCACCGTCAGCGGTGGGGACTTCCTCTTGACGGTCGCAGGTGTGACGTTCGTGGTGGCGGACCCGGTACCGGGAGCGGACAGCTCCGCAGCCGTAGTTACTGAGTTCATCAACGCCATTCAGGCCTCTTCGGTACCCGTAAGTGCCTTTGCAGGCTCCACGTCGACTACCTTCCGCCTGCGTCACGATCATTTTGGGGGACAGATTAACCCCATGGTCGATACCACGGATGAGGAGGGCGCGATTCGTGTTCGTCCTGAAGGCCCGACGCACTTCGATATGCAGTTCGCGGACAATTGGGATGCGGTGTTCACCTCAGTTGAGGAGATCTCTTCGGTGCGGGGTTTCGTCTCCCCGACGCCGGGGCGTGATCGCAGGGCTCTGGATGGCTTGAGTATCAACGCTAACCAATTGCGTAAGTACACGCGCGTGGTCTTTGACTTGGCGGACTTCGGCCGGATCGACGCCGATGTACAGTTCTTCAAGTTCATCCCGATGTTCGGTGCGGTCCCGTTCGCGGGGGAGACCTCCTCTACGAACATCCTGTTGACCGAGAAGCAGCTCCTGGAGTCACACACCATGCTCTCCCTGGTGGGTACTGCTCCGGCTGGTGCGACCCTTGCTGATGCGTTGCCTTTGGAGCTTCCTCGTCAGATCAGCTCGTATACGATGACCAACACGGGTGGGGTGGATCTGCTGGTGAGCTTCGGTGCGGGTACGGCCGAGCTTACCGTGGCTGCTGGAGAGTCGATTCGAGACAACCGGGTCAACATCTCGACCATCACGCTCCGTGGGGATGGAGGCGCTACCACGGTCGACATCGCGGTGACGTTGAACGCTCAAAGGATGCTCTGAGTAGCATAGGTGCTGGAGTCTATAATGTTTCGATATATCCATCCGTGTGATACACGTGTGACCCCACACCCGCTCTGAACAGGAGGCTTCCATGGCGCTCATTCGCCTTGTCCATACGCAGTCGCAGCTTGCCGACTTGCTCGTCAACGACATCGAGGACGGCACGCCGCGTCGTCCTTTCGACGACTACAGCAAGCAGGACGTCTACGTGACGTACAACCGCAAGTCTTTCAACGGTGGGGGTGTCGACGTTGACACCACTCAGCCCGGCTTCATTGACCTCATCCCTACGGATGATGTTCTCTTGAGCCGTGACCACGGCGTGATCGCAGGCTTTGAGGCCGGGGGTCTCGTCACTGTGATCGACATCGCGACGGGTACCCTCGTGGCTCCGGTTGTTGCGACGGCAGAGCAGGATACGGTTGACGCTACCGATGGCACCGACGACTACCGCGTGGAGATCACGGGTACGGCGTTCCTGTCGATTGCTCCCGATGTTTCTTCGGTGATCGTCACTGCCGCGAACGCGGCGACGGTGACCCTGACGGCTACTGAGATCACTGGTGGGGGTGGCGTCTTCACGGACACCGCCATCACGATCCCGGCAGCTCTTCATGGGTTCGCTACGGACGAGTCAAACAACGTGGCTTCGGTCACGGTGACCTCCAACACGAAGACCGCGACGGCAGCCGTCACGGTGATCTGAGAGGTCCTGGCATGGCGGACATACGTGGTATTCGATCAGTTCTCGCCTCCCAGGCCTCGGGCTTCAAGGGCTTGAACTGGGAGCCGCGCCGCCTGCTAGACCTCAACGTGTTGGTGCTGGTAGTTGCGGTAGTGGATGAATTGGTAGAGGAGGTAGTGGATCTGGACGTGTCGGGCTTGCCCGTAGCGGGTTCGATCCAAGCGTCGCAGCGAGAGTTGCGGTTGTCCAGTGAGCGTATACGGCGCGTCAGGACACGAGACCATGCCATGCTCTTTCGGGAGGTGGGTACGGTCTTCGTGCACCTGAGTAAAATTCTAGAAGAGCTGGTACGGCTAGAGCGTACCGGCCACCTCGATTGACACTCGGAAACGAGCAAGGAGAAACATCATGGCTAAGATCGCAGTGGTCGGTACCCCTTTTGAGCGTGTGCTGCTCAATGACCTGACCAAGAAGCAGACGTTGCGCGAGCAGACTCTTTACCCCACGGGCCAGGAGCGCTACATCAACCCCGTCGACTCGACGGGAGACCTCACTGAGTACCTCAAGGGTCTCGGAGGCACCGCTGTTGCAGCGGAGCTTGCAGTGTTCATCTTGTCGACCGTTGACGCGGATGACATTTCGGTGGCGACCATTCAGGCCTCCGCAGACGCCATGACTGGCATCGCGGCGACCACGGTTCCCCAGGCTGAGGCCATCCAGGCTCTCATCTCGTACCCGCTCATCGAGACGGGTCAGTTCCTGCTCTCGTTCGATCGTGGTGTGGTCAAGGGCCTCCTCGATGCGGGTTGGATCAAGGTCTTCACCGACGCTGGCGACGCGCTCTTCATGCTCTGAGGCCTTACGGTGTCTGATGCGTTTTTCAAAACAAAGCCGCTGAGGAGCCGCCCTGACTACGGCGAGTGCCACGGTCCTGCAAAGGACCAGCCTTCGTACTGCGCAGCGGTTCCTCGCGGCTCTTCTATGAGGGCTACGCCCATGTCCGATCTCAAAGCCGAACTGATTCGTATGGGGACCGCCAAGCCTGAACTTCGTGCGGACCTCAAACCTGTGATCGCCTCCCTGCATAAGCAGGCTCAGGGATCGACGACGGCGGCCCTGACGCTCTCTCGTAGTCTGTCGGCACGTGATGGGGGCTATAGCGTCTCATTGCTCATACGTCATGACTTTGGCGCGGAGGTGGATTACCAGCTCGTGAACGTGCGTGGCCGGGAGCTGCGAGGCGTGGCGGCCAACATCTTGACGGCGTTGTCTCGTGCTTCCGGGCGTAGGGTCTCTCCTGATGATATACACTCCGGGGTGGTGTCGGCCTACAATGGTAAGGTGTTCCTGGACGAGTCCTTCGCATTCGCTCCCGTGTCTGGGGTCGTGTCCGATGAGGAGATTCAGGCCATCGTGCGTCAGTACGTGGGCTCCAAGTTGACCGTACGCTACATCTGATAGTCCAGGAGTTGTGGAATGTCGTCAGTCCTGCTTGATTACCGAACCTCCGATCTGTACTTCGCTGCGTACCTCAAGGCCATTGATATTCCGTTCATGGAAGCGGTACGTCAGGGGTCCAAGACCTACTTCGTTTTCGCGAACCAGGGCGATATGCGGGAGCGAAAGAACGACTACTTTTCGGGCCGAGCACAGGTCAGCGCACTGACGCTGACCAACGAAGTCCGGACACTCAAACGTCTTTGTCACGCAGCCTAAAGGATTTCCCACATGCGCACTCTAAAGCAACGTCTCATTCGCATTGGCAGCTCAACTCCGAAGCTGCGTGCACACCTCAAGCCGGTGATCGCCTCCCTGACGGTGACTCGTCAGGAGGTGCTTACTCGTTCGGCCCAGCGTCGAAGGCTGCACGCTAGCGCGTACGGAGCGCTTCGTGTGGCGTACAGCGCAGACGTGCGTGGGGATATGGGGCCCGGCCTCAGTGGGCAGCTTGTGGAAGGTCTCCTCGACCTGGAGTTCCAGAACAACTTCCCGGACGAGTACCGCAAGGGGTTCACGGGGGACGTGAGCCGGAGCACGCTTCAGGCCTTCCAGGATTTCGCCAACCGCGTGCAGCTCGTGCTCCGTGAGATGGCTCTCGATCCTGCCAATGCGGACATGGTGGCATGGGACAATTATTACCTCAAGGGGCATCCGTTCGTCACGAAGCAGGATCAGCAGGCCCAGCGTGATCGCGCTGAGAGCCTGCGTCAGAACCAGCGAGGCCTGGAAGACGCTCTCCTCAACCCTCGTGATCAGGCTGCTCCTGAGCTGGACCTCGTGCCTGTGACTCCCAAGCCGGCTGACGTCGTTGACATGGACGCGTCCGCTCCGCTCTTCGTCGAGGAGATGCTGGAGAAGATGGGCACGTACTCCTATGAGGTCTACATGGAGTGTTCCGGTGATGGAGGCACTCCGCGCGAGTTCAGCCCCATGTTCTCGGACCCCTCCAAGGCTCTCAAGGCGGTCGCCAAGACTGCCGAGGTCAAGCGCGCCTTCGATCGAATCCAGACCTTGATGCAGAACGACTTCTCGGCATCGGTAGAGGCTGAGAAGGAGTCCCGCATTCAGGGCGCGTACGAGGATGTCGTCGAGGGCACCTTGGTCCGGATCTTGAAGGCTTATGGCCGGGACCTCAAGAAGCTTGAGCGTGATGTCGATGGCGTCAAGGACCTCATGCGAGGGCTCGACCTTCTCCGTCGCGGAGCCTACTCCGCCCTCTCCAAGTCGTCTTTGGCCAAGGTTGTCAAGATGAGTGAGGACCTCGCTTCCACGGCTGAGAGCCTCGTGGAAGGCCTCGAAGACCGTACACATTATCGTATGCTGGAGGACCTTCCGTCCGATCTTGAAGAGGTCGCGTGGACGTTCTCCAACTTCCTCCGTGAGCACTTCTGAGTGCCGCGCGAGGGGCCGCCTCCCGTGGGGGCGGCTTCCCCTTCTTTCCCGGAGTTCGCATGCTTGAGCTGACACGAGGGTCTATCACGACGCCTACGGACCTCGCCATCGAGGTTCTGGACAGCTTGGACGTGCCTGTCGACCCGTTCTCCATCACATACGCGCTCTACGACGTCACGACGGGCAGCGAGGTCCTCATTGGACCTCCGGCTCACGTGCCCGTGCGCGTGGGCGTGGGTCAATACTACGCCCACTTCCAGGTGCCCGAGTTCGTAGCGTTCGGTCTCTATCGTATTCGTTGGACCCTCGTGGAGCTGTCGGGTGATCCTGAGAACACGCTCCTTCAAGAGTTCCAGATCGTGGAACCCTCCCAGCTCCTGACGACGCGTTACACGGCGACGCAGCTCGATATGATCCGCCGCATCCGCATCCGTTTGAGGGACAACAACCCTGACCGCAACTACCACTTCAGGCCTCCCACCTCGTCGGGGACCGTGAACCAGTTCAATCGCGTGTTCGCCTACATCTGGGAGGACGAGGAGCTGCTTGAGTACATGGATCAGGCGACCATGCTCATCAACTCCTACCCCCCGGCTACGGGTTACCTGAGCATGGACATGATGGTGTCCGCTCAGCGAAATTGGATCGTGTGGATCATCACGGGGGCCATGGCTCAGGCTGCGATGGCGCTCACGTTCAATTGGGTTGCGGACGAATTCTCGCTTGCCGGGGAGACCTTGGTTACGGTACGTGTGTCTGGAGGGCAGGAGATTCAGGTGTCGATGGAAGAGCTGTATGCCCTCCAGGTGGAAGCTGAGGCTCATGAGTGAGTGGATATCAAAACGACAGGCGCAACTCAGGCATGGACTGAACGCACGGCATTTGGTTACCTTGATCGAGAGCGGTGACGTTCAAGCGCGTAAGGCCGGGCGCCGAACGTGTGTGTCTGTGGCGTCGCTAGACGCGTTGGTGGAGGGTACGCATTACGTAGTGTGTCGTTGTTGTGGGGCCTGGGTGGCTGCGATTACATCCCTACACTTGCAGGCATGCGCCTCGCTTGATTTGGACGGGTATCGTACGAAGTACCCGAAAGCGCCTCTGGCGTGTGCTACGACTACTGTACGTCGACGGAAGAGCCCAGAACAGAAGGCTCACCAGTCACGGGCCATGTTAGAGCATTTTCAGTCTCCTGAAGGGGTACACACTCGCCTGCGGATTGCTCAGACTTCGCGGGAGCGGATGCAAGAGGGTACGCGCAGGGCTGAGTTCATCGCATTGAACCAGACGGAGGGGCGGCGGCAGGCCGTATCCGCTCAATCCCTGGAGCGGTGGCAGGAGGGCGGTGATTTGCGCGAGGCTGTCTTGTCCTGGCATGCGTCACACCCGGAGCAGTCTCGACAGTCAGCCGCGCACGCGCGCACGTTTATTCAGGCCACCTCACAGCTTCATCTGAACTTTAAGGCGGCATTGGTTCGCAATGGGGTGCAGGACTTGGAGACGGAGTACGCTATTGGGTACTACACCTGTGATGAGGTGCAGCCGGAGATGCGCAAGGTGTTGGAGATACATGGCTGATACTGGCACTCCTGTTTGTTATGTGGTCTGGAGGGGCCTCCCTCCAATCGCAGAAGAGACCTCGCCAAGTTGGCGTACCTTGCGCGAGGTGGTTGGGAGGTGTTGGTGCTGTGGGAGCATGAGTTGCAGCGCGATTACGACGGGTGTTTGGACCGGGCTATACGATTCTTCAATAAGGTGCAGGTATGTTGAGCGATAATGAGCGAGAGTGGCTCCTGAACGCCTTGCGAGAGGGTTCTTTGGAGGTTCGTAGCGTCGAGACTTCTACGGGGCGTGTACGTTGGTCTCGGGTCTCTGATGTGATGCGTCACCATACACCACACAAGCCGATGGTGCGGCTGGAGGATGCGCAGGGCAGGGTTGTGACGTGTACGGGGGATCACTCGGTCTTTGAGTACCGGCCAGATGGGGCGGTACGTGAAGCTTTGGCTCAGGATCTCAAGGTAGGGGATGCCTTGGCGGTATGTGTGGAGGGTTCTTCTCAGGCTTCGGGATCTCGTTTGACGGCGCACACGGAAGCCCTTGCTCGTGTATACACCTATGACTTGAGTGTGCCTGGAGATGAGAACTTCGTACTCACCAACGGCATCCTGGCGCATAACTCGTACTCCATTGGCGGTATCAATCTGGACATCGAGCGCAGTTCCAAGTACGAGTCCTTGAAGGGCAACGCCGAGCAGCAGTTCGAGAAGATGATGACCGACGGCAAGGCTCGTACGGTCAAGTACATGCGTGGCCTGAAACAGAGCCGCTATGGCCTGGGCGTGAGGTCGAGTTTTGGTCCGATTACAGGTAACGGTACGCTAACCCCCCGTAAATTCATGGGAATCTGACCCTGTGGGAGGGTGAGATCCAGACGCAGGCGGGCGTCGTCCGCCTGCGCCTGGGAGAGTTTTTGGCAACAGAGGCTTGACGTCCCCCTTCTCTTGAGGTAGGGTCCTTCTCATGAGTCGGAGAGGTGTACCACAGGGGTATACCACAGGGGTATACCACAGGGTAAGAGTTGGTAAAGCAAAACGGCGCACCCCATGCCAACAGGATTCCTGAGCGAATACAGGGGGTTAGGTACACTTCCGAAGGCTTGAACATTTGAAGAGTGTTCCCCGCGCGAGCGGGGATGTCCCGCCCTTGACGCCGCCCACTCCACGCACTGTATAGTGTTCCCCGCGCGAGCGGGGATGTCCCATTCATTATAATGGGATGGGCGAGACCCTGATGTACTCCGTGCCTTTCGTGGCCTTTGGGCATAAGCGTTCGATGGAGCCGGGCGAGTTACACTGTGATGTCCCTGTGGGGGGTGACCTTCAGGAGTAGGGGAGACGGCGCCGGGAGCTTGTCAGGTCTTCGGACCCTTGACGGGCTTCACTCTCTCGTGGTACCCTGGGTTACCTCCGTATGTTACGGAGGTATTTTTATGACGGAGACACTGTGTCATACACACGAAAAGACACTCGCACGCTCTTGTGCTGCCCGGACTGCGGTGAGGACATGAGTACGGTCGACCACCTCTTTGATGCGGACTCTACGCAGGTGCGTCGATTTGGCCCTTGGTACTGCGATAACTGTCTCGTAAGCGTGAGCGGGAAGATCCTGGGGGAGGAGGTGGTCGAGGTTACCACGGGCACCAAGGCGTCCCAGTTGACGCAGGTTATCCGAGCCGGGCATTTCGTCCTCGCACGCGAGACCCTGGATTACGGGCGCGCCGCGAACGCTGAAGAGCGCCTCAGTGACATGCGTTACTACGTCGAGGAGCATACATGCCCTGAGAATCTACTCGGGGGTAGGTCCTGGGTCCTCGACGCAAGTACGGGCGAGTTCGACCCGCATGGCATCTTCGAGCTGGTGGGCATCCTGGAGGGTGGGCTTCCCGAAGAGGACGAGGAAGCGGAGATCTTGAGGGAGCAGCAGGTGTTGGGTCTCCTGCAAAGATCGAAACCCCTTGACGGTTGCGACTCTCCGGGGTGAGGCGTGGTACAGCAAAACGTGTGCCCCGTGTCAACTCTTCGCGCAAGCGGGGATGTTTCGTCTACCTTTACCTGGAGAGGTTTCATGACTCTTACTCATCTCCGACGTGCAGTGTACGTGTTGATGCTGGTATCGGGCGTAGTGTTTGTAGGCTTTGCACCGTACTTCCAGGTCGACCGATGGCTGGCGTTGGTGTGTTACGTGAGCCCGCTCCTGTATTCGTATCTCATGGGCACCCTTCGCTTTCGGTGGTGATGTGCGGTAACTCGTCTATACAGGGGGAAGGTGTATACCTTCTTCTATCCCGGAGCACGTACGCCATGTCTGATCTCAAAGCCCGTCTCATTCGCCTCGGCAAAACCAAGCCTGAGCTGCGTCCTCACCTCAAGCCTGTGATCGCCTCCCTGGCGTCTACGCGTACTGCCGCTGCTGCTTCGTACGCAGCCAAGATCGTTCGGCAAGCTCTACGCAAGGAGCGCGCGTCGGGCAAGAAGTACCTTCACGAGGCCATCGTCTACAAGGACTGGGACTCCTGGAAGCGTAACATGTCGTCTATGAACGGCATCACCGACATTGAGCCCCTGGATGAGGCGCTCACCTCGGCTTCTCCGGGTACGGTGGTGGACGTGTTCGTGTACTTCAGTGAGTACGATGAGGATGAGGATGAGATGGTGCGTGGTGATCTCAAGCAGAACATTACGGTCGAAATACCCATGACGAGCAAGGGCAAGATCGAGAAGACGCGAGACGGCTGGCGCGAGGCGTCTGTACGCATGGCGGGTGCGAGTCATGCAGCCAAGTTCGTGTACTACGTTCTCCAGAAGGAGAAGCTGCGCGGCGCGGACTACACGCATGCGGCTGAGGCCTTCCGAGGCTGGGATGCGCTCAAGGGCGCACCTTCGGTTCGTCGCGGTGGCCTTGAAGAGGTGCTCCGTCGGGTTGAGGCGGGTGATGTCGTGCGTGTCGACGTCTACAAGGAGGCGCGTAGCTCGTTTGACGACGACTACTACTATGACGATGAGTACAACCGCAGCAACTATGTTCGTTCGATCCTGGTCGAGATACCCCAGACCAGCCGAGACGTCATTCGCAACATGGGCAACGGCCGCTACGAGGCCGAGTCGGTCTGAGTCTCTCTTGAGGTCCACGTATATGCCCCTTGACACTACCAAGCGTCAAGGGGTATTTTACGTCTACTACGTTACAAGGGTATGAAGGTGTGTTATGGATGAGCGAGAGGCTGTGAGCCGGACGTCAGACTTCCTGGAGGAGCTGCTTTTACCTCACATCGGTGCGCCCTTGTTTACCTCGCATGAGGTCGTAGAGCTGCGTGTCTCGTCAAGCGGCTATGAGGCGGGATGGTTCTTGTATTTCAGGTTCGAGGCCAATGAGTCCTTGGGCCTGGAGACCACCTCCTTGGCTACGATTCGGATGTGGTGGGAGTCGCAGGAGCGTTCGGGTCGGACTTTCGTTTATGGCGGTCGGCGTTGGTCTCTTCTGCGCATAGAGAGTGGGGATACCTGGGTAGGGATGAGTCGTCCGGCCGGGCCAGCCGCTCCGGCGCGTAGCCATGAGGGCTCTCCGAAACACCAAGCCGGCAAGGTGTGCTGGGAGCACGGTATCAACTGCCCCCTGTGTGAGGGCTTGGAGGAGATGGGTCAGCCTGTCGATGCTGTGGCCTTCGAGCCTTAATCTACTCATCCTCTCTGTAGGTGTTCCAGGGAGCTTGAGCTTCCGGAAGCAACCCGCAACCAGCAGCAATGCGAGGGGATTATGTGGACGATGCGACCTCAAACGCTCTACAGTTTCTCACCCCCAACCCACCCGGAATTCACGGTACACTACACGCCGATCGGTAAGGACAAGCAGAAGCGTCTACGCTCGGAGTCGAGTGCTTCTGAGGACCTCTACATGTGGTTGGAGGAGATGTTCTCTCTCAAGACCGTTCTCATCGTGGAGGTTCAGGAGGACGGGACTGAGTGTCACTACGTGTGGCCTCATAACGACTACGAGGAGCAGGAGCACATCCTGAGCCACTTGCCGGACCTGTTCATCATGGAGGCGGGGGCACACTTCGTGGGTGCCATCTTGCAGGTTGATCCTCACGGCTACGCCTACTGCCTGTCTCAGGAGGACTTCCTGGAGCCGTGCCTGAGCGCGTAAGCGCGTGGTTATCCTTTTATAGTCGCGGTGGTCGTGTTCGATCCAACCCACCTGGAGATCACCGCGCATGGCCGCAGGACCCCGAGATAGAAGGACAACGGTTAAGGAGCGGGTCAATCCCGACTTCCCGGTACAGCCGTTGAACTTCAACGTGCAGTACGCGTTCGACGCAGATGATGCGTTCCCGACCGTGGATCTGTACTGGGATGCGCCCGCGCTCTTGCCGAACAACGGCCGATTCACGATCCTGGGGGTCAACATCTACCGGAGCTTCGACTCCGAGTTTGGCCCGTTCGAGCGTCTCAACATCAACCCAATCGGGGCGACGTACTACAGGGACGCGACGACGCAGCAGACGGTGGTGGGCGAGGATGTTTCGGGGAGCTTCCTCTCCCGAGGGGACGAGGCGGACAACTGGACGTTCAAGACGGCTAACTTCCCAATCATGCAGCCGGGACAGCCCCGGCTCCCGGCGAACAGCTCCGACGACGTGATCGTGACGATAGACGGCGTGCAGGTTCGGCCCGCACGCGTCTTCGGGGAGACGGGTGAGGTTCAGCTTCAGACGGCCTATACCTACGACGTACGGACCAATGAGCGCATTGAGCCCGTGCTGCCCTTTCCGGGCTCCACGGTGACGGTCGACTACACCTACAACACCAACCACCTGCGTACGGATCTGTTCAAGCGTGCGTTCTGGCGGATCACGACAGTTGGTGTGGACTCCTGGGATCTCCAAACGAAGGAGACGCCCCTTGAGTGGACGGAATCGCGCCACATCCATCAGATGGAGAATCTGGACTACATTTGGCGAGAGGCGATCCGTCGCAACCGCTGGCTGATTGATCAGGGCGGAGAGCGCGTCAAGCTCTTCATCCACAAGTACCAGGGCGTGCCGTGCGGCTGTCGCCAGGATGCGGACGACCCCCATCCTCGTAACAACTGCCCCGGCTGTTTCGGCACTGGAATTCTTGGGGGTTACGAGGGTCCTTACGAGCAGCTCCTTGTTCCGCCCGACACCGAGCGTACGCTCCGTCAGACGGATCGTGGTCGTTACGAAGAGATGCGCTATGACGTCTGGACGGGCCCTCGGCCTCTCTTGAGCCAGCGTGACTTCTTCGTCAAGCTCAACGGTGACCGTTACTCGATTGGAGCGGTACGTATGCCGACCAACCGAGGTAACGTGCTCCAGCAGCACTTCTCTGTGAACCTCCTCGACCGGCACGATATCCGGTACAAGGTTCCTGTGACGGGTACCGATGCCCTGGCTTTCCCCGAGACGCGCCCGTGGCTTTGGGATGACTCGGATGACGCAGTGCGTTACCCGCAGATCACGGACAAGACGGGCGACGACTGTACGGACGAGCCGCCTGAGGGCATCGAAGAGCGCGGCCGAACACCGGTCTGGTCCAATATCATGTATTGATATGCAGAACACCTATCACATCTTCCCCGCTTCTTGCGGAGCTTGTGGCGCTCATGTCAAAAGCGTGTATTCGTGGATTAACCACATCAGTTGCGCCACTGACGAGGCGCATGTGGTTTTGCGAGAGTCGTGGGATGCGTGGAAGACGGGGTATCGGTGTCAACTCACTTGCCGGAAATGTGGATCGGTTTGGGAGGTCTATGACAAAAAGGGCTCTCAAGCGAAGAGGTGCCCTCGCTGCGTTTCTGTAGGCTCCCAGATGAGCAAGAGGTCGTATGAGGCCTGGAAGCCTTTGAGTATCGAGTACCTCTTTGAGACCTTTGAGGGTCTCCATCCTGGTACGCTATCTGCTCGCGCGGTGGCGGACGTGGTATCACGGGAAGGGGTTAGGTATGCCATGTCTCAGTTCGGGTTGGGGTACTCCCAAGCCCGTGCCCTGTTTTTGACCGTTTACGACGAAGAAGCCTATTGCGCAGTTGTGTCTCGGGGGAATCGTCGGTCTATTCGAGCCGCCCACGTCGGTTTTCGTAGGTGGTGGGACACGCTGTCTACGGAAGGCCGTGTGGAACACTTCCAACGGTTAACCGGACCGTCAAGCTTGGAAGCTCTGTTGGTGGGGCAGTTGGCAGGCGAGGGCGTTTCAATTCGGAGACGAAACGCTTGGTATACTTTTGGCACGGGAATCGACCGTCAAATTTGGGAAGCCGATTTACAGCTCTGTGATGCTTCCGGTCGTGTGGTCGTTGTTCAGTGCGACGGGGAAGCCTTCCACGGTCTTGATACTGTGTTTATAGATCCTCGGATTAAGGCGGCATCAGACACTCAGAGTGATCAGTCGTTCTTGGCGAGGGGGTATAGTGTGGTGCGTTTTAGCGGTAGTGAGATCAAGTCCGGGGAGGCCCTGTCGATTCTTTTAGAGACCGTGCTTCCCTGCTCTCATCAACTCTCGCGTAACTGGCATCCCAAACCGCAACTGATGATCCACTAACTGACCTCAACCTTGAGAGACTGATGAAGAAGCAAATCCGACTGGCCCGCCGCGTGGCGGCTGCATACACCAACCTCCTCGACGCTGCGGACGACGACGCGTTCGATCCCAAAGAGTCCATCGACAAGATGATTGGAGAGATGACGACTCAGCAGCTCGGCGTAGATGACGCGCCCGAGCTGTTCTTCGTGCGCGTTCGCTCCGAACTCAAAGAAGAGCTGGGCGGCAAGATCGACTTGGAAGACGACAAGATGTACCCTGCTCTGAACAGGATTGTCATTGACGTGGCCAAATCCATGGATCTGGTCGACGATAAGTGAGGTAGGTAGTGCTTATTCCGCGTTGGGTCATAGGTGAGTTGGAGGGTATCCACGAGCCGACGTTGCGTTTTCGGCTTAATACCCCGAACCAGGGCGATCGACTCGTGCTGCTCCTGGAAGCCTTCGCGCGGGGCGAGACGGTCTTCTCAGACCACGTAGAGTACGTGCGCGGCCGAGGACGACGCTTGCATGTGTCGTTGGGTCGAAGGGCGGGCTACAGCTACGCGTCTCGGCAACTGTCTCAAGAGGGCTTTCGGGTAGCTTACGTGGCTCCTACGCCGATCTATGCCATCCCGACGTACATGGGGAGCGAGACGCAGAATCTAACGTTCTCCTCGGTACTGCATCGAAGCTGGGATGAGCGTCTGCGTGGTCGCCATTATGACGTGATCATCCTGGAGACTTTGGAGTCGCATGCGGAGCGTGCTTACAACAAGGTTCGAGACTGGGGTGTGCCTGTGGTGAACTTCATCTCGGATGGGACGTGCGAAGGCACTCAGGAGGTCAAGGTGTCCCTGGGAAAAGCCAACGCCAAGATGTTGCTGCGTGCGGTGCAAGCGCATCGTGAAGGGCTGGGCCTGAGCCCGTATCCGGAGCTGGGATGATGGAGTCTCCTGAGTACCGACACCTACTAAGCATACAGGCCGCGTACTCACGGGTAGTGGGCACGGTCAAGGAGGCTCCCCGTGCCCGACAACGAACGCTCCAGGCCCGAGGCCCCACTGCGCGATACATCGTCCCTCTCGAAGAGCTTCTTGGAGAAGGCCGCCGACACGGCCCTCCGGGAGGTCAAGGCTGAGATCCGCCGTACCGCCTTCAAGTCGGTACCAAGCGACCTCTTGTCGTCGTTCGAGTCGGAGGTCCGTGGTGGTCAGATCATCATCCGTTCCTCACACCCCGCTGCGAGTTACCTGAACAACGGGGTCAAGGCGTACCAGATGACACACTTGACCAAGGCGCGCCGGCCGATCCCGATCGTCACGGACAACGGACAGGTGGTGTTCCGAACTGCGACACAGGCCTCTATGAGGTCAGGAGCCTGGAAACATCCGGGCTTTGAAGGTAAGAATTTCATTGAGCGCGGCGCTCAGCGTGCGCTCAAGATCATATCGGCCCAAGCTCTGGAGATGACTCGCCAACGTGTGGCGTCTCGGTTTGGCGTGGTAGGTAAGAAGTACAACCGTTGAGGAGGCTCACATGCTACAGCAGATCATCATCCGTGGAGAGGTCGTGGGGGGTCACACGATCAAGGACCTCGGCGTTACCGTCCCGTACGACACGGAGATTCCGTTGAGTAGCGTCCTGGCTCATAGAAGCCTCGACCTCCAGGACGCGTACCGTCAGGGTCACGTGACGCGCGTTCGCGTTCAGACCGCGCTTGAGCACCAGCCGAGGGCGTCTTCTCGTGTCGCGCCCAAGCCCACGCGTACGTACAGGCGCGCGAGCCCGCCCGCGAGCCCGCCCGCGCGTCCTGTCTCTTCCTCTCCCGTTAGCGCCGCTACAACTCCCCACGCGACTACGGAGTCGGGTGAGGGACCTCAAGGCGCTCAGAATCGCCAGGAGGACCTCCAGACACGCAATGACGACCTCCAGCAGATGACCCGAGAGCTTCTGGTCTCTCAGGGGGAGATGCTGGCTCAACTCAAGGAGCTTCTTGAGAAGGGCATCTCGGTCAATCCGGTGGCGAGCGGTCACGTGGTTGATCCGAAGCGCACCAAGGCGAAAGACGATTACGAAGACGACGACGACGACGACGATGAGGTACCGATTTACCTGCCGTCCAAGATTCGGTCTTCGGGCTCCAAGCTCTCCGGGACCGTGAACAGCAAGCAGGAGGAGGGGTCGTCGTCGGGGGTAGCAGACGCGGCAGCCGCACTTGCGGCGCTGCGTAAAGCTCGGAAGGATTGAGCGCGCCCCCGTGGTGATCTTTTAATGCCTTGAGGTCGGTAGACTCAGACCGAGCTTCGAGACGCAGACATGGCTAAAAAGCTGGACATCACCAAACAACGCTTGACGCGTCTCGTCAAACAAGGAATGACTGTACGAGAGATCCAAGCTGTGCTAGGGTGCAGCTCCTCAACTGTGCGACGTCGCATGGGTGAGTGGGACCTTGAGCTTTTGACCGAGCCTCAGGTCTACCATACAGCGGAGCCGGGTGATGACACTCCGGCCCCCGAGAAACTTGGGAGTACAGACATGACCGAAGACAGAAAGACCACGCTCATCCCGCCCACCTCTGCGCCCACCTCTGCCAAGATCTTCTTTGGCAAGGGTCTGGACATCGGGACCATGAACATCGTGAGCGCGGTGCAGTCCGAAGAGGGCGTGGTCACCAGCCGAACGCGCGATGCGTTCCTGGACCTGGACCTGGACGCCAAGGCCAAGCTCCAGCTCGGAGGCACGACCTTCGTGGAGTACGAGGACCACATCCTGATCCTGGGTGATGACGCGCTTCAGCTCGCCAACCTCTTCAAGCGTGAGGCGCGCCGTCCGCTGGCGCAAGGCCTCATCTCGGCGTCGGAGCATGATGCGTTGGAGGTGCTCTCCATCATGATCGAGGGCGTACTGGGCAAGCCGCAGGTCGAGGACGAGGTGTGCTACTACTCGATCCCGGCGTCCCCGGTGGATGCTCCGGAGAGGGACGTGGTTTACCACGAGGCGGCTTTCGAGCGCATCCTGGAGGAGCTGGGGTACACGGCGATCTCGGGCAACGAGGCGATGGCCATCATCTACGCTGAGTGTGCCAAGGAGACCTTCTCGGGTATCGGCATCAGCTTCGGCTCGGGCATGGTCAACATCGCCCTGTCCTACCAGACCCTTCCGATCATGGAGTTCTCGCTCGCGCGCGGCGGCGACTGGATTGACGCACAGTCGGCGCAGGCTCTCGGCACGACGGCCTCGCGCATGTGTACGATCAAGGAGAAGGGCATCAACTTGGCTGCCCCTGTGGGCCGCGAGCAGGAGGCTTTGGTCGTGTACTACAAGTCCCTGATTAACTACGCGCTCAAGCACATCGCCAAGCAGTTCAAGGCCGAGCAGTCCGACACGGAGCTGACGGCCATCCCGATCGTCGTCTCTGGAGGTACGAGCCTCCCCGACGGCTTCATCGAGGTCTTCGAGTCTGTCTTTGACAAGAAGCACCGCAAGCGTTTCCCGCTGGAGATCAGCGAGGTTCGTCGCGCGAGCAACCCCATGACGGCTGTGGCCGAGGGACTGCTCGTGCAGGCGAGGCAAGATTCCTAACACCCACACACGAGCTGCCCCATGAATTCTCTGTCTATGCTTCTGACCCGACTCGCTGCCGTCCCGGCCTTCTCCTCAACCTTGAAGGCGGTCCAGGCGACGCGTAGCAAGATCGCGTTTGATTTCATGCGGGCCATGTTCACGGCGGCCAAGTATCGGGAGGGTCTCTACGACTCCCCGGCTCAGGGTCGGACCGCGTTGGATTATGCGCTCAAGGAGAATCAGTACCCCACGGAGTCCGAGAACTGGGCCCGCAAGATCAAGGGGTACAACCGCAAGTCCATGCGCGCCATCGCCATCGTCCAGCAGCGCTACGGGAAGGTTTACTACTTCTTGCTCGACCGGGCCGGCGTGGTGGCTTGGACCAGCTCGAAGCTTCGCACGGATGGCCAGCTCCCCAATCCTCGGAAGCTCAAGTTCGAGCGGACCGACCTCAACGCACCTGACATCGCTTCGGATGACGCGCCCGTAATGGGTGAGGTGGTTGAGGGGGTGTACGAGGTGGTGGGTACGGTCATTTCGACCAAGACCAACCAGAAGGGCCCCGCCATGCTCTTGAGCGTGGTTAAGGAGGGTCAGATGTTCAAGCTCTTTGGCAACATCGACGCAAGCCTCGCGGACCTCTACACCAACGACCCCGCCAGGGGTACCAAGGTCAAGTTCAAGGGGAAGGTGATCCGCAGCAAGCGTGATGCGGAGTTCGGCTTCTTCGAGGTCGAGGGGGCCACCAATGCCAAGGGGTTCGTCCCGGACGGAGCTGGTGTGATCAAGGGCGGAGAGATCCTGTCGGTGCGAGAGGACTACGGCGGCGATTATGGTCCATCTACCAAGATGCGCGTGCGCGCCCGCGACCTGGAGGGGAACCCCTTTGAGGTGGAGGGTACGGCGCCTGCCAAGATTCTACGTCGAGGCGACGGCTACGGACAGGACCTCGTGGGACAGCGTATCAGCTTCGGGGCGACCTTCCGCCCGAGTCGTCGTGATCCCTCTTTCGGCTGGTTCAGCCGTCCCAAGAGCGTGGAGCTGGACTCTCTTCAGCATGTCGTAAGCACGAACCGTGATGTGATTACGTCCGACATCACCGAGGCGGTCTTGGAGCTTGTGCTCAACGATCCGATGAAGGACTACATGGTTACGTCTTTTGAGGACGGTGAGGTTGAGATTCAGCGCAACCCTGGCGAGCTGGATGTCGTGTGGGCCCAGAAGACGCCCGACGCCTATACCAAGCTGCTCTCGGGAGATATGACCGACGAGGCCCTCTACAACTGGGTCAACGAGGCCTACGGCGAAGGTGTCTTCTACAAGAAGGACGTGGACCGCGTGCTCAACTTCCGCAGCTTCTATGATCGAGGCTCTCGCCGGAGCTTTACGTTCGATGATCGTAAGGGTCGGGAGCACACCATGCGTATGGGCATCAACGAGTATCCCTCGTACACGCTCACGGTTCGCTACGACGACGAGGATACCTCGCGCGTCTTCAACTTCACTACCTTCGGGTGATCCATGTTCCACCAGTTCACGCGAGTGGTCAAGAAGCGGATCAAGACTGCGCTGCAATACTGCTTTCAAAGCAACGCGCAGTACGAGCACATCGCGGACTTCATCCGTGACAAGTACGACTTCAAGGAGCGGCCTCAGCAGGGCATCGTGATCCAGGGCGCCTCCTTGACGCCTCTGTCCTTGAGCGCGGATAACTTTCTGGGGACCCTCAATTCGCACATCATGTATGCGCACGTGGACGATCACGAAGGCAGCTTCATCGAGTGGATTCGAGAGAACGACCGGCTCCTTGAGACGGTGCAGGGGTTCCCAACCTCTCCAGGGGTCTACTACCTCCAGCTCGAATCCCTGGGGGTCAACCCAGCGAATAGCTGTGAGGAGTTCCAGTTCTACGTGGACCCCCTCTTGAGGGTCACGGCTGAGCCTCTCATTGAGTTTGTGACGGGTCTGGAGACGTCGGCGCTCCTCCTGACGACGCCGCTGCTTGGAGGCTCCCTGCGTCTCTATATGCAGTCAGGCCATGGCCTCCTCTCGGGGTCTGCCCTCACGCTCTCGGCGGATCAGTCCCTGTTCGTGGGGGGCTCGTCTTCTCATCTCAGGCTTGGAGTTCCCCTGGGTTACGTACCTGCGGTGGCTCCTGCCCCCCTCACGGGAGACTACACGTTCACCTCCGGCGTGGACGATTCGTTCTCCCTGGAGGTCAATGGCAAGTCTGCGTCCCTGGTATTCAGCGCGGGCACGCTCACGGTGGCTCAGGTGATCGCGGAGCTGAGGACCGCCTTCGATGTGGCAGGCATCGGACGCACGGAGGCGCCTTTGGAGGATGTGGGCGGAGCCTTGCAGATCACAGGTGCGACCTCGGTAGAGTTCGTGTCGGATCTCGTGAGCCCGGCCAACGCCGTGTTTGGTTTCGCGCAGGGGTTCGTTCCCGTCAGCGTCACGGGGCTCCTGGCACAGCCTACCGTAAGAGCCGGCTCGACCTTTCGTGTTGTGGTAGATGGCGTGGAGGTTGAGGTCTCCTTGACGGCAGCACCTCAACGTCCGGTCGCGGATATCGTCGCGGAGTTGAACCTGGGGGTATCTGCTACGAGCTTGGTGGTTGGGACCGAGGACGCGGGCGACTACTCGTTGGATGCGGCTACGGGTGAGGTGACGTTCCTACATCCTTTTGATCAGGGCGTGCGCATCTCGGCGGACTACCTGTACCCGGAGGCGACTCGGGGCCCCTTCTTCATTGGTGATGGGGACTTCTCCAACGTGGACGCCATTCCAGGAGCGGTCCTGGCGTTCGGGTCGTCTCTCAAGGATGGGGACGTGGGCGCGGTCGTGGTTACGGCAACGCGAGAGGACGTGGCAGACGTCTACGGAGGCAAGGCAGACGTGTCACTCGACTTCGACATCATCGCTCGTGATGCCATGTCTCGTAGTGAGGTGGCGGACCTCGTGGTCCTGTACCTCTTCCAGCGTCGTCGTGAGCGTCTGGCGGAGGAGGGCATGGCTCTTGAGTCGGTCAGCATGGGTGGTGAGTCTGAGGAGCCCTACGATGAGGTCGGAGACGATTATTACTATCTGGCCAACATCTCCATCCAGCTCAAGGCGGACTGGGAGATTCACATTGAGCGTCCTCTGATCCTGCGTCGCGTGACGCCGTTCACCTTTGAGCAGGATGCTCAGGTGGCGTCGGGTCAGCTCTCGGGACGCCCAGACGGCTTCAACGTGGTGACCCTGGAGGATCTGCAAGGTGCGGTCCTTATCGCGGGTGGAGACATCGAACGCGTCCGGTGATTCGTTTGTGTCTCGTACTCTAGTAGGGGCGTGAGTAATTCACGCCTGCGTTCCCCGCGTTTAGAGGTCTATCCGATGCCGATGTACGAATTCCAGTGTACCTGTGGAACGCTCTTCGAGAAGCTCATTCGAGGTGTGGAGGGCGCGCCCGCGTCTCACCCCTGTCCTGCTTGCGGGGAGGGGGCAACTCGCAAGATCACGGGCTTTGGGTTCTCGTTTGGCGACGGCAAAGTGCATGGTAACACGGGAGTTCATAGCCTGGACACGGACATTGACCTCAGGGTAGGTCGAGACTCCAAGGATGCGTGGGAGACCTACAAAGATAGGTTCTCGCGCAAGCGTCAAGTCCAGCGAGACGCGGGAGGAGAGGGACAGGTTCCTCTCAAGGTAGAGGGCGGGGATTACGTCCCCATGAAGCCCGATGAAGTCACTAGATTCCAGCGGTATCATCGAACCTACAGTAAGGTGCTCTCGGAGCATCGCCAGGACCGTGAGGCGAAGGGTATCCCGCAAGTGGAGCCCATCAAGCCATCATAATCTATCAATATCTAACTGCGGTGACAGTACATCTCACACACCGCCCCCAATCATGAGAGGACGTCGTGGCCAGTGGACCATTTGACAGCTATGCCCCACCCGGCGTATTCACGAGCACACAGGTCCAGCAGGATGCCTCGGGACCCCCAGTGGGCGTCCGAATTCCTTTGCTGGTTGGTGTGGGGGCGGAGACGCTCAGTCGCTCTGACTTTGAGCTGATTCGAGGGTCCTCGGCGGCCGCCGACCAGCGTATCACCAACGAGACGGCAACGGGCCGCTTCGTGGTTGACAACTCCAACCCGGACGCGCCTCTTTTGGGAGACTCGACCGGTGTGGAGGCGTTGATCCGTGTGAGGAACTTCCCGATCGTCACGGGTTCGGGACGTGGTGAGACCACCTCCGATCCTCAGGACCTCTCGGTCACGGTCAACGGTGAGCTGGTCAGCCCAGCGGCGGTTGACGGCGCGCGAGGCATCGTGACGCTTCAGCTTCCTCCGGCCAGTGATGCAGACGTCCGCGTGACGTACTTCTTCAACCGTACGGACACGCAGACCTCGGACGACTTGAGCACTCAGGTGTCTTCGGACGCGGGTGTCCTCCTCGGCGCGCAGGCTCAGACCTACGACATCTCCTCGGGCGTCAACGATACGTTCATCGTTTCGGTGGACGGTGCGGGCCCCCAGACGGTGACGCTGACTGCGGGGCTCGCTCGCACGGCAGCTCAGATCGTCCTCGACATTAGCGCGGCGCTGATCACAGGCCTCACGGCCTCGGTGGATTCCGACAACCAGGGCAACGCTCGTGTTCAGCTCTCGGCGGACGGGTCGCTCGTGCTCGGGGCGGGCACGGTCAACTCGACGCTGGGCTTTGTCTCGGGTCAGTCCACATCGCGCAACCGTACGTTCTTCACGTATCAGGCGCCGATCGTCACCGGTGACAATGGCGGGATCACCTCGACGAACCCCACGGACGTTACGGTGACCGTGGATGACGTGGCGGTGACGGTTCAGTCTGTCGACGGTGCCAACGGTGCGGTGACGCTCTCCGAGGCTCCTCCGGTAGGCTCGGAAGTCGTCGTGACGTACTTCTTCAACAACTTCCAGGACACGTTCGACTACCTCCCCGACACGGACGTTCGTAACGTCGTGCGCGTGGGCATCAGCCCCGGCCGCCGTGACTTCGTGCAGGGCGTGGACTACGTACTCGACACCTCGGGCCGTATCCTCTGGGGATCGGCTGTGACGGTCACCTCGGGTGTCCGCACCACGGGTACCGAGGCCTTCGACGACACTCAGATCACGGCGACGCTGGTAGACAGCCGCGTGTACCTGGAGGGGGCGACCCGCTTCGTGGACCGTGCCGTAACGCCGGCTCGTCAGTCGGACAAGATCGTGGTCCTGGACCGCGTTCCTACCACGGGCAACGGCCGCAGCACTCCCTTGAGCGTGTCTCTGTTCTCGCAGACGTCCAATGGCCGTACGGGTCAGCCGACGTCTCGCGCGGACCTCGTGCAGGTGTACCACGGCGTGACCCTCGCGGAGGCGATCGCGGAAGGCGAGCGCACGGTCGTCAACGTTGACCCGACCACGCGTCGTGTCACGGTGGCAGATCCTATCCCTCCCAACCACAGCGTCTGGGCCACCTATTACTACTCGCGTCTCCAGGACGACACGGTGACCCTCCAGGTCAACACGCAGTCGACTCCTTCGACGGCGGGTCAGTACACCGTGCGTAGCTCCAGCCTTGGTTCGATCCTTCGCGGTGTCGAGTTCGGTACGAAGTCCTCGGCGGCCTTCACGGCCAACTTCCCGTCGGGCTCCGAGACCAACCCGGATGCGTTCCTCTCGGGGACCAGCGGTGTCAACGAGACTGTGACGGTTCTGTTCACGGATTCGGCGGCGGAGTCGGCGGTTCTCACGAACAGCTCGCCCGAGCTGTACGACATCTACGCGGCTCAGTCTGATACGCTGTACGTCAACGTCAGCGGCGACGATCTCGTCGTGGGCCTCAACGCACCCGCATTCGCGGTCATGGTGTCGGAGGCGCTCGGAGACGCAGCGACCTTTGAGATCGTGGCAGCGACCAACGATGTCTTCGAGTACGAGCTGGACGGCGTAGCCTACACGGCGACGCTCCCCTTGGGCGCTGCGGTGACTCTCGCTGAGGTGGTGGACGCCATCGTTCGGGCAGCTCCGACGACGGCCACGTTTACGGGTTCGGTCGCAGAGCCTTACAACATCGTCCTGGCGACCAACGACACCTTCGACCTCACGGTCAACGGAACGGTCGTTAGCGTGACGCTTACGGCGGGCGCGGCACAGACCGCAGCCGATGTCGTATCAGACATTGGTACGGCGCTCGGTCTGGCAGGTCTCACCGTAGGTGACGTCGCTACGGTAGGAAACGACGTCAACGTTTCGGACGTGGGCGGAGCTGTCGTGCTTGAGGCTTCCGGGACGCTCGTGATCGGAGCTGGGGACGCCAACGCGACCTTGGGCTTCGTTGACGCGTCGTCTGCGGATAACGTGTTCGTGGCGCTGGGTCGTGATGGTGGTGTGGATTCGGATCGAATCCTTCTCCGCTCGCGTACGACCCCGGCAGGTCCCGGTGACGTGTCCAGGGTTCGTATCCTGGACGGCAACGCCAACGCGACGCTGGGCTTCTCGGACTTCTCGGTGGTCAACGGCACGGAGGGGGCGGTCAACAAGAGCGCAACCCTCCTGGGATCGTCGATCGCAGGGAACGATATCATCCAGCTCGCGGCCACGGCAGGCGCGACGTTCATCGTCTCGGTGGACGGGGTGGAGTACACGGCAACTGGCTTTGGTGGCGTCGCTTCGGTGGCGGACATTGCCACGATCATCGACACTGAGATCGGCGCGGCGGGTACTGTCGTGGATGAGGGCGGCGCGCTTCGCCTGACGTCCGCTTCTGAGGACAACAACTCGTCGATTCTGGTGGGAGCGGGTACCGCGAACCAGTTCGTGGGCCTCTCGGTAGGTGACGCAGCGGCGCAGCGTCGTGTCTCGGCGGGTGATATCGTCGCGGTACTCAACGCTACGGCGGCTGATTGGTACGTCCCGGCTGTGGGCACGGAGTTCATCGGTACGGCGTTCGCGCGCGTCCTGGACATCCAGGGCGAGGGCTCGTACATCCGTCTGGAGACCTTCTCCACGGGAGCCACGACTTCGATCACGATCGGAGACGGGGCGACGAGCGTTCTCAACGACACGGGCATCGGCTGGGTGTCTGGCGATTCGGCTTCGGGTGTGGCTTCGGGTGATACGTTCACCGTGTCGTCCAACTCCGCAACTGGGTCGGCTGGCGAAGGCCGTGCGGGACAGACCTACGTGGATGCACGTACGGGTCTCACCTTCACGCTGCTCTCCGACCTCGCAGGGGATTACCCCGTGGGCGAGAGCTTCACCCTGGTGGTGTCGGAGGTCTTCGAGACGTCGGCATCTCGCGTGGTCAAGGCGGCGGGAGGCATTGAGCTTGTCGTAACCTCGACTCAGGACGTGGGCGTGGGAGACACGGCCACGGTCACGACCTTCAACTCGGCGGGCCGCGAGCCCGGTAACGGTGATTACTACTACATCACCTACACCTACGGTAAGACGGACTACAGCACCAAGCTGTTCTCGTCGTTCGCGGAAATTCAGGCCGAGTACGGGGACCTCTCTTCGGAGAACCCCCTCACCCTCGCGGCATACTTCGCCATCCTCAACGGGGCCGTCCTCGTGGGTACGAAGCAGGTTCTGAGGGCTCCGGGTCTGGGTCAGGCGTCTTCGTCGTCTTACCTTGACGCTCTCCTGGAGCTGCGTCAGCCTCTCGCAGGCGGCGCGACTCCGGACATCCTGGTACCTCTCACGACCGATCCGACGGTGATGGGAGCGTACACGGAGGATGCGGAGGTCCAGTCGGGCATTCGCTTCAAGCAGGAGCGTCGCTGCGTGTTTGGTGTGGCTTCTGGTACGCGTCCCGAGGACGCTCGCGCCATCGCGCGTGGGCTCAACTCGGCACGTGCGATTCTTCTCTACCCGGACAGCGCCATCGTGGGCTTGCCGGACAGGGAGGGTGGTACCAACCAGACGATCGTGGACGGTACGTATCTGGCGGCCGCGCTTGCGGGTGTCCTCGTCAACCCCCAGTTCGACGTTGCACAGCCTCTCACGCGCCGTACGATCGTCGGGTTCACCCGCCTCAACCGTTCGCTGGACCCGATCGCCAAGGACGCCCTCGCGGTGGATGGTGTGACGGTTCTCGAAGACGCTGGCACCAGCCTCCAGGTTCGTGACGGCTTCACGACCAACCCGGCGAGCGTGTTCACGCGTATCCCGTCCATCGTGGCAATTCAGGACTTCGTACAGCAGCAGACGCGTGCGACCCTGGACCGGTTCATCGGCACGAAGTTCCTCATTCAGCGTCCCCAGGACGTCGAGGCAGCCCTCTCGGGCCTCTTGAACGCTCTCGTGGACCAGAACATCATCGTGGCCTTCACGGGCGTGTCGGCCATCCCCGACGCTGACGACCCCACGTCGTTGCGCGTGGTGGCGTTCTACTCGCCGGTCTTCCCGCTCAAGTACATCCAGGTCTCCTTCACGATCACGGCTCAGGGCCTCATCTGATCGGCTCCCAAAGGTCTGATCTCAAGCCCCCTACCTCCTAACGGCAGGTAGGGGGCTTTTTTGTTGACGCGAAGCTGTCAAGTGTGCTATGACGTAGGCGGCAACGAATACCCTTTGGAGGCTCTCATGGTTACAAGGTTTGAAGTTCGAGAAGATCATTTCAAGCTCCTCAAGATCTGCTACGTGGATTGGGTTAACGTGGAGTACGGTGCTCCGGGAATCGACCCCAAGAGGCCTTACGGCAACTCGGGTCATCTGGACATCCTGTGGGAGATTGCAGACACGTTGGGGGTGCCGCACCTTGGCTGGGATGCGGTAGATGGCGACGACTGGGATGACAGCCTGTGCGGCTTCGAGACGATGGAGGTCCGTGCACACATTGAGAAGACGCATCGAGACCTGGAGCACGTGGTGCAGATCATCTTCAATACGACCTCGTTCGTGCCGGGCTGGTATGAGCGGGAGAGCTACGGGAGGCCGTGGGTCTTTGTTCAGGGCTTGACGGAGGCTTGAGGCTGTGTCAAGGTTTCGCTTATTCATTACTGTGTTTGACCTGCGATCTTCGCCCTCCCCCACAAGGGGAACGCCCCTTCTATCTGTTCTGAAAGGCACGACATGACCACGGCAACCTCCGACGGCTGGGGTAGACTCATCTGGGTGCTCCGGGGAAAGAGCACACACCTCATGCTTCATTCTGACCTCCTCCAGGAGGGGGACCTCCTCCAGTTCTTGCCGGAAGGCGAGGAGGATCACGTGGAGACGCGTGTACGCCGCAGGGTAACTGATGGTTACCGGGTCGAGTACCTCGTGACGACGCTGAAAGACGAGCGAGAGTATGTGCTGCGTGAACACTCGGTGTGTTGTCGATTGGCTCCTGATCGTTGACGTTCGGGTCGCAGTGACTTAGATTTCATGGGGTCTGTACGGGCCCCGTCCAGCCCCTCGCATTGCGAGGGTGATCTAACGAGAAGTAGAGGTAGAGCATGGCGAAAGAGATTCTGTTTGGAGAGGACGCGCTGGTTCGTATCAAGAGGGGCGTCGACGCCCTCGCGGATACGGTCAAGGTGACCCTGGGACCGAGGGGCCGAAACGTGGCCCTTGATCGTCCGTATGGCGGACCTCAGATCACCAAGGATGGCGTGAGCGTGGCTCGCGAGGTGGAGCTGGAAGAGCCCTTCGAGAACATGGGCTCGCGCACTGTGCGCGAAGCTGCCGTGCTCACCGCTCAGAACGCGGGCGACGGTACGACGACGGCGACGGTTCTCGCGCAGGCTATCTTTGGCAAGGCGCATCACCTCGTGGCGACGGGCTACAACCCGATCCTGCTCAAGCAGGGTCTCGACTCGGCCCGTAAGGAGGCTCTTAGCTTCCTGAGGTACCTCGCCATTGACGTGGAGACCTCGAACGATGTGGCTCAGATTGCCACGCTCTCCTCGAATGGCGACTCCGCGCTGGGTGAGATGATCGCAACGGCGATGGAGCGCGTGGGCAAGGGCGGCGTGATCACGGTCAAGGAGGGTCAGGGGTTCGAGACGACTCTGGAGTTCACGCAGGGGTTGCACCTGGATCGTGGTTACGTGCACCCCGCGTTTGGCAGCACGTCCGAGGATACGGTAGCTCGCCTGGACAACCCGCTCGTCCTGGTGGCCGACAAGAAGCTGAACAACGCTCAGGAGCTGCTGCCTCTTCTGGAGCTGTGCGTCCAGGAGGGCAAGCCCCTGGTCGTGATCGCTCAGGAGATCGAGGGCGAGGCCTTGAAGTTCCTGCTCCAGAATCATAGCGCTGGAGCGCTGCGGTCGGTCGCCGTCAAGTGCCCTCGCCTCGGTCAGAAGCGTTCGGACCTCATGCAGGACATCGCGATCCTGACGGGTGGTCAGGTGCTCTCGGATACGACTCAGATCACCACGGCGACCACTCCTCCGGGAGAGATCCTGGGGAAGTGTGATGCCATTGCGGTAGACACGCACTCGACGGTCATTACGGGTGGCGGCGGCGTGCTTCTGGATATTGAGAGCCGCATCAAGACGCTGCGTGCTCAGGCAGCGGGCGCGGGCTCTACCCTGGATCAGGAAGACCTCCAGAAGCGCGTCTCTCAGCTCGGAGGTGGCATGGCCATCATCCGTGTGGGTGCCGCGAGCGAGCTGGAGCTGAAGGAGTACAAGGCGCGCGTTGAGGACGCTCTCTCTGCGACGCAGGCTGCCATCAAGGAGGGTATCGTCCCTGGTGGTGGCTGCTCCCTGGTTGAGACGGCCCACATGCTCAAGAAGATGGCCGAGGACCCCGCCCACAACTTCGAGCTGATTGAACACCGGCTGGGCTGGGGCATCCTGGTGGACGCCCTTGAGGCGCCTTTCCGTCAGATCATGCTCAACGCGGGCCTGAAGCCGGACATCGTGCTCTACGAGTACCGCCGTGAGGTTGAGGCGCGCAACACGCCTGACGTGGTGTACGACGTGAACACGGAGTCGATCGTCTCGTGCTTTGACGCGGGGATCGTGGACCCTGTGCTCGTGGAGCTGGAGGCGGTCACCAACGCGGTCAGCGTCGCGGGTACCCTCATTACCTCCTCGTGCGCCATCGCGGTCAAGCGTCCGGAGACGACCCCGGAGACGTGAGCACGGTTTTCTTCCTTCAAGGCCTCTCATCGCATTCGTGGTGAGGGGCCTTGTTGTGTCTACCTGTCAAGAGGTCTTATTGGTCGTCATACGCGCGCTCAAGATCTTGCATTGGCGGTTGTGGGGTCGTAAAATGGGGGATTTTTTCTACGGAGTGTTCTCCTTGTGGTACACGGGAGGTGAGAGAAGGCGCGAGCCCTCTCTTGTCAAGGACCCTGAACCCCACGGAGAGCATATGTACCGCTTCGGAATTCACCTCGCCGCGCTCCTCGTGGCTTTCATGACCTTCACGGGTTGTATCCGTTCGGACACCCCTCCGGATCTTCGCGACGGTTCGGAGGTTTCTGCGGACGCAGGCCCTGATCTGGGAGACGAGCCTGATGCAGACGAGCCTGACCTGGGGGAGGACCCCGACGCGGAGTTGGATGTAGAGCCCGACGTGGAGCCCGACGTGGAGTCTGATCCGGTATGCGGCAATGGAGTCCTGGAAGCGGGTGAAGAGTGTGACATGAGGGTTGGGGAGCTGTGTGATCCGGCGTACGGCGCAAGCTGTGAGTTTTGCGGCCTCTCGTGCCAGCTTGAGACCGTGCGGGGGAACGTGTGTGGCGATGGTGTCCTCGGCGGTCCCGAGCAGTGTGAGGCGGGGCCCGGTTGTACTCAGTGTACGTGTGATGATGGCTACCTGGAGCTGGGGGGCGGCTGTGTGGACGCGGATGAGTGTGTGGACGATCCTTGTGGGGCGAACGCGACGTGTACCAACACGGTGGGCAGCTTCGAGTGTGCGTGTGACCCTGGATATACGGGAGACGGTCAGACGTGTCGTGACGTGCCGGAGTGTTCGGGTAACCCATGCGGCCCTGGTCAGTCGTGCCGGGAGGAGAATGGAGGGTACGCGTGCGATGACGTGAATGAGTGCCTCCAGCCGGGAGCCTGCGTCGAGGGCGCGCTGTGTGCCAACAAGGACGCGACGGGCCCTCTTGGTGTACGCTTCGTGTGCTACGATCGCGATGAGTGTGTCTTTGGAGAGGATACCTGCCAGTCGGGTACGGTGTGTGAGAACCGAGACGCGACTCAGGCGCAAGGGCGATACGTTTGCCTGGACGTGGACGAGTGCTTGAACGACCCTTGCGGGGCAAACGCTACGTGTCTGAACAGCTTTGGCAGCTTCACCTGCACCTGCGATGGCGGGTATGTGGGAGATGGACAGACGTGTCGACCCTTTGGAGTGTGTGGAGATGGCATCCTGGAGGGCTCGGAGCAGTGTGATAACGGGGTTGCGAATGCTTCGGGATGTGCGGCTCCGTACAACGGGAGCTGCACGGTGTGTGCGCAGGACTGCTCGGGCTTCGTGTCCGAGCAAGGAGGGACCTGTGGTGATGGAATCGTACAGGGTTCGGAGCAGTGTGATGAAGGAGCAGCGAACGTCGCCAGCGCTCCTCAGTGTGAGGACTGGGAAGACTGCCCGGCAGTGTGCTTGACGCAGTGTCAGCAGGTAGCCGCTCGACCCCGCCTGTGTGAGCAGTTCGTGGGAGATGTGACCCTCCTCACGGTGAGGGACTCCTCGGATTGGTCTTCGCCAACGGGTGAGGCGGTCTGGGTAGAGGGGGACTTCACGTGCCACTCTTCCTTTGCTCCGCTGGTGGACATTACCAGCTACTGCTCGGTCTCCGGAGACGTCCATATTCGCACGGGCAACTCGTTCACGGAGACGTTCATCGACTACCAGGGCTACCCGGTAACGTGCGAGCAGACCCGCTTCGATTTGGACTACATCCACCCCACAGCGCTACCCCTCACGCACATTGGCGGGTCGCTACACTTCCGGGGCTCGGGTCGGAACGCTCAGACGACGATCCGAGCCCTGACTGGCTTTGAGAACCTGGAGCGCGTGGAGGGTGGGGTCTTCTTCCCTTCTCTCAACACTACGGTCCTCCCGCCCAACGTTCCGGACGCAAGCGCCCTGTCGAGCGTGCGTGTAGTAGGCGGCTTGGTGCTGGGTCTTGCAGACTTCACGTGGTGCAACAACGGCACATGCGCTTTCGACGCCCTTGAGCGCATCAACGGGTCTGCGGTCCTGGCGTCCAGGATGGGTACGGACGACTTTAGCAGCCTGAACAACCTCACGACCATCACCGGCTCACTCCACCTCCGCCTGCAAAGGATCGTGGGAGGCTACGGCATCCGGGGAGAGCTTGGAGGCTTCGACTCTCTTACCAGCGTCAGCGGAGAGGTCTTCGTCGAGCAGACGGGCTTCACCGTAGTCACGGGTCTGGGAGCGCTGTCTCAAGTAGGCGCGGGCTTCCGTTTCTTCAACAACGTCTACATGCCCGTGTCCACCGTGCTGGACCTGTGCAGCCGGGACCCCTCCGCCGCCTGTCTCTATTAACCCTTGACGGCCAACACCCTCTTGAGGTACGTTCGATCGTCCTTACACATTGGAGGTTCGAGATGAGCGAAGAGATGGTGGAGATTGAAGTGGAGATGGACCAGAGGTCCTTGGAGAGGATGGATGAGAGGGTCGCCTCCGAGGACTACGAGGATCGCAACGCGGTGATTGTGGCGGCCTTGGAGGACATGGTGGCGCGCGATGTCGCGATTGGGGCGGCTCTGGGGCATCTGAGAGAGGGTGACGCGGTACTCATGGAGCTTCTGAAGTACGTGAGGTCGGATGACGAGGCGCTCGTGGAGGCCCTGTGGCGTAGGAGGGAGGAAGACGAAATGCTCAAGGAGTCCCTGGAGCACCTGAGGGATCGCTCGAAGATCCGGGAGCGCTCGGAGACCACGGACGAGACGTAAGCGATGCAGTACCTTCATGCTCGGTGTTCCTCTTGTGGGGGCGTTGGGCATGGAGGTACTTATGCTATACATCCGATTGATACGTGATTCCGGCGATCCTTTGAACCTGCTCTACACTCCGCCTCCCGGCTCAGACAGCTCGGAGAGCGGGGTAGAAGCTCTGCGTCACCTGTCGAGCACGCTCTCAAATCCAGACGGGTCTTTTTGGTGGCTCGACCTTGAGGCCGAGGCGCTTCGCCTTCAGTACAGTCGCAAGGTGACCGGTTGTACGGTATACCAGTACGACGGAGAAGCTCCGTTTGGGGGACGTTACGTCGCCCCCTCTGATTTGCTGACTCATATGGAGGAGTCCTAGAATGGCTGCAATTTTCAAGTGGCGACTGACGCACAAGGCGGACGTCTTGGCTATCAAAGGACTCATCGAGGAGCTTGGCTTTGAGGTGATTCCGGATAACCCTCACCGCTTCGTCAAGGCTCTGGTCTCTCTACGCGAGATTAAGGTGGGGGTCGGCTCCGAGGAGGTGCTCATCTACGTCCACAAGGCCGAGGAGGCCGCCTCGGAGACCTATTTCGAGTACCTCTTTGAAGCGGGCCATCTGTTTGGCCGCCTGGGTGCGTACATCGAGGCTCTCCCGGTTCGTGGGCAGGGAGAGGTTGAGGGAGACGTGGCGTCCTATGACGAGGACTTGGACGGAGATGACGAATGACGGATGACGAGACGCAAGAGGAGTACGAGACCCGGCTCTCAGGCATGGGACTGGGAGGTCTGGTTGATGAGCTGTTGACGTTGCGCCTTCTGGATGAGAGTCAGCTTTCTCTAAAGAAGGCCATGCGTCACCGCTTGAAGCGGAATCTGGTCGTGGAGTATCTTGACCAGTTTGGCGTCTCTCTGTCGTCTCCCGACGTGAAGACTCCGGCACCCAACCGTCCGAAGCGTAAGACGATCAGCAGTCTGGGAGCCTTTCGAGGACTCGGACGCGACCGGTCTTGAAGGGGGACCCATGAAGAGCGAGCCTGTAACTCCCGTTGAAGACGAGACGTCGGAGCACTCCGTCTTCCAGTTCCTGGCGCGCGTGCGCGAGGCGGTGGAGGGGGTGGAGACTCCACGGGTGTGTATCGTTATGCAACACACGCCTGATCCAGATGCGCTGGGGTGTGCCCTGGGAATTCAGTTCCTGTTGGAGCGCATGTGCGGCGTCCCCAGTGACCTGTGTTACGCGGGCGAGGTGAGCCACCCTCAGAACCGCACTGAAGTCAACGTCCTCGACATGAGGCTCTCACACGTCACCGCGTACGCTCCGGAGCTGTACTCCTACCACCTCGTGGTGGATGCTACGCCTCAGAACACCGGGGAGTTCGAGAAGCTGGTGGAGAAGTGGGACGCTGTGATCGACCACCACCAGTTCGATCTGGACCTACCTCACACCGATATTCGATCCGTGGGAGCCTGTTCTTCAATTGTCTGGGACTACCTGCGAGCATGTGACATTGGTTTTGACAGTGAGCGTGCGCAGGTCGTGGCCACGGCGTTGTTCTTCGGCATCGTCAATGACACGCATGGCCTGCTCTCGGACAACACCTGCAAGCTGGACCTCGCCGCGCACGCCGCGCTCATCCCGTACATTGACAAGAAGCGTTACCAGGAGATCGTCCTCTACCCCCTGCCGCCGTACCTCTTTGAGTTGCGTAGCCGTGCCGCCGAGAACATGGTCGTCGAGGCCTCGGCTCTGATCTCCTACCTGGGACGCCTGACCGAGAAGAGGCGTGATGCCCTCCCCATGATGGCGGATGAGTTCCTGCGTATGGAGGGCGTCGAGACCGTGGTGGTCTTTGCCATGATCGGCCCGGACATCCAGGCCTCGGTCAGAAGCTCCAACTCGTCGGTCAACGTCCACACGTTCTGCCAGAAGGTCTTCGGAGAGCGTCATGCTGGGGGCAAACAGGGCTCAGGAGGCGCGCGAGTTCCGATCGGGTTCCTGCACTCGTCTGAGGACTCCGAGGAGCACAGACAGGAGCTGAGTAAGTTTGCTCGTGAGCTGTTGACCATGCGAATCGTGCGATACCTGTCGGGGGCCTGAATGCTGTTGGAGCGACGCAGGTGTTGGTTGCGCTGTCGCACACACACACACCTCATATGTATAACAGTTACCCAGGTTGCGTAGGAGGGGGAGGCTGGTTTTGCTGTGTATGTGATCCAGGGGCACGAGAGCGCCTTCAGGCTCATGCGGCGATCCCGTCCGGCTCCTTGACTCTATGCGAGCCGGAGCTTGAAGGGTCTCTTACTGAAGCTGTGACGGGTCAACTGTCCGTTCTGGGGGAGGCTTGATGTACCTGTTCAAGCCCTTGATGTTGGGAGGTCTTTGGGAGGTCTTCGTGAGGTCTTCGTGAGGTCTTCCGGGCACACGGTGTTGCTCCGATTCCCATGGAGCATCTCCGTTGGACGGGGTGGAAGTCTCACCTGCTGCATTCCGAGCGACGTTTGGTTCAGGTCGTCTTCAAAGAGTCCAGCTTCGCGCTCGACCGCGCACGGGAAGAAGCTCTGGAGGATCTGATCCGAGGGGAGACCTACAAGGGGGACGTTGCTCCCTTCTTCGTCTCCCGATTGAGGTCCAGGATGGGGGTTGGTCTCCTGCACGTGACGAGTCCGGGCCAGTTTGCAGGTCGAAACTTGGCGTGGTCGAATTCACAGATATACCCTCGCACGGGCTGGAGCCTTCAACTTGGAGGTCGTACCGTTCAGCCTGACCCCTCCCGTCCTACACGTGTGTTCTACCGAGGCTCATTATGCCCCCTAAGTCTGGGCGTCGTGGGGTACGTGAGTGATTCGGAGCCTGGGATGGCCAAGTCGTTTGGCACCGCCTTGGAGAGCTTCCTGTTTCCGAGAGCATCTGGAACACCGTAAGGCCCCGAGTCGGTTCGCATAATGTGGTTGTCTCCTGTGTGGGGGCTATTGTCTGGGCTCGGAGACTCGCATGGATACCCTGCTTCTCAACGCTGATTACCGCCCCCTGGACCTCCTGACGTGGAAGGACGCGCTGTCTCTCATGTTTCGTCAGAACGCTTACGTCCTGGTCGAGTATGAGGACCGTTTGGTTCGTTCGCCGTCCCTTACGGTACGCGTACCTGCGGTAATGGTCCTCAAGCGGTTTCGTCGCCACTTGCCTGGGGTTCGGTTCTCGCGTCCCAATATCTACTCTCGGGATGACTACGAGTGTCAGTATTGCGGTGCTTCTATGCGTCGCGGAGAGGTGAGCCTGCGTGATCTGACGTTCGATCACGTCTTGCCTCGCAGTCGGGGCGGCAAGATGAGCTGGACGAACATCGTGACCTCGTGTGGGCCTTGCAACCGCTCGAAGGGGAACCGCTTGCCTTCGGAGGCGGGTATGGTGCTTCGGAGCACGCCTACACGTCCGCGTCATGGGAACCCCATCGCTCTCTACCTGACCGGTCGGAGCTACCCGGAGCCGTGGAGGCCCTACGTCGAGCCGCACGTTGCTTAATCTTTTTGTGTTGTGCGGAGGTGTTCACGCTTCCTCCCGTTGGAGTTCTGCACATGCGATTCGGTGAAAAGACGTACTACTACTTTCTGCTCATGGACGGGGAGGCCTCCTTGGTCGCGACGTCGCGTGATTCTCGTGATCCAGGCGATGTGGTGCTTCCTCTCTTGTCGGACAGGCATGCGACGGCACCCAACTGGGAGGCGGTAGGTGTACGTGCCTCTGTCGTAGATCGAATGGACCGCGCCAATGCGACGGTGTACCTCCCCGTAGAGCCCCTGTATGCTGCCAAGATGAAGGTCTACAGCCTCATTCGTCAGGACCTTCGAGGTCGTCAGGGCCGGGCGTTGGTGACGGATTACGTGGAGCTTCCGTCGCACACGGATGCCCATCTGGTAGGCTTTGATACGCTGGGACGTGATGAGGTTGGAGCGTGGGCGTACTCGAACACGTCTCCGGTAGAGCGCGCGGTCAACGCAGCCGGTCCTCTGGGCCTTCCAGGCGGACCGTGCCACATCATCCGCGACATTGAGCAAGAGCGTCTCCCGGACAAGCTCAAGCAGGAGTTGGTCGAGGACATTGAGAAGGGCAAGAGCCTGTCGAACTCGGACGCGGACAAGATCTACAAGCCCAAGAGGGTCCCGGCCAAGAAGATTCACCTCTTCCGTTCGATCTTCCTCACCAGCCACGCGCAGTACAGGATGAACCTGCGAGGCGTGACCGAGATGGAGCTACAGGGAGCGTTCAACGAGTTTGGACGATGGTTCGCTGCGCGTAAGCAGTCGGACAAGATCAAGCCCAAAGACCAGCGCCTCATGTCTGATCTGGCGTACGGAGAGGCGGTCCGCTTCGAGGCAAATCGTATCGGACTCACGGTCGTGTTCGCCGTGGATTCTCGCCGCAAGGAGGCGCGTCTGGTCTCCTGTTGGTGGACGGGACAGGAGAACCCTCCTCGGCCGACGCCGGGTCAGTGTGATTTCATCCCCTACCTGGATAAGGATCGCGAGGAGAGGGGCCGGCCGGCTATCCTCGGCAGCGCGCCGTGGTGGAAGGATGCAGACGATGGATACATGCCTCAGGACGAGATGTACCTCATCCCCGACGATCACGAGCATGAGGATGACTTCGTGGACGCGGCTGCTCTGAGTGATCCGGCTTCCTTCTACGAGACGGACCTCTTTGAAGATATCCCCTATGACCCGGTACGAACACACCCGGATCACGTCAAGGATGAGGGGTTCAGCTTCAACCTGTCTCCGTCCGGCACTGACGTGTCTGTGGGGGACCGTGATCGTACGGCGGATTGGGAGGAGTGGAGCGAAGGTTCGGATTGGGATGAGGACGATGAGGAGTACGAGTACGAGTACGAGTACGAGGACGAGGACGACTTCGACGATGAGTACGGGGACGATGAGTACGAGGACGATGACCTGGACGACGAGTGGTATGACGACGAAGGTGAAGACGAGGACTCGGAGGTCGACGCTATAGGTTCGGGGAACAAGTATTACGGGCCACGTCCCGTCAACCCTCGCAACCGGCAGAAGAACCGATCACGTCGCAGGGACTACTCGCGTAGTCCCGGTAAGCGTCGGGACAAGAAGCGTAAGGACCGTCGCTACCGCCGCCTCCCCGGCACCAAGCGAAAGCGAAAGCTCCAGCGCCGCCGTCGCAAACAGCGTGGTAGAGGTTGACAGCCTCTTATCTGTTGTGGTACCACTTGCCGGTGTAGTCAATACCCATCAGTGAGGCGGTACGATGTCTTTTCAGCTCAAGAGCACCCTGGAGCGCGGCCTTCCTATTTCCTTGTCCCGTTGGACCGACACGGCGCACTGGTACATGCCGTGGCTCAAGGACATCATCACGACGGGCAAGCCGTTCTTCGCGACGGACCCCGACCGTCTGACGCTGGGCATGTGGGATTCGTCGCCGGAGCAGGTCCACTCGCTCTACTTCTGGACCAAGTATCCCCCCAAGCTCACCGAGGCCCTGTCGTCCTGGCTCAAGGACTACAGGGTCTTTGCTGCGCTCACCATCACGGGCTGGGAGGAGGTTGAGACGAGAGTTCCTCCCTACGTCGAGCAGCTCGACGCCATCAAGGCTCTCGTGGATGTCTTGGGAACCGAGAAGACCCGGTGGCGCTACAGTCCGGTGCCCAACGACTTCCTCTTCAACGCGGGCCGTCAGGGCCGTTTCTCGGAGCTGTGTCGTGAGATGACGGCCTTGGGGCATACCGAGGTGGATGTGAGCCTTTTGCAGCCGTCTCCGCACTGGGACAAGGGCTATGCCTTCGAGAATGAGACCGGAACCCCGGTCGAGGAGGCCTTGGCCCGGCAGGCGGTCTTGAAACTGCTGGTGGAGCTGGCTTCTGTGGAGGGTATTCGCGTAGGCGTTTGCGCGGATGACTTGGCGTTGCTCCAGGCTTTGGGGTATGATGAGGCGCATTGCTTCTCGACTAGCTGTATTGACCGTGTTAGGCTCGACCGCGTGTTCGGCCTGGATACGACGCTCATCCCTGAGAATGGATGCACGTGTCAGTTGTCGATTGACCCCTGCAACGGTCCCCAGTTCGGGTGCCCGTCCAGTTGCCGCTACTGCTACGTCCCCTTTACCAAGGTCAAGAGTACATGAGTGAAAATGACTTCGAGAAGATCGGGCCCAAGTCCTCACCGGGGGGTTCCTCTTATGTCCCGGACCCCGAGGGCGGGGAGAGCACCTCTGTGGTGGCTGAGGTGCGCGAGAGTGTCAAGAATGGGGCGAAGAGGGCGCGCGAATTCTACAACCGTCGGGACGTGAAGGAGGCGGTTCGCAAGGGCGAGCGTCTGTTCAAGATCGGCGCGGGCCTCAAGAAAGAGAACCCGTTGACGTGGCTCCATGCGGGCTTCAAGGTTGCGGAAACGCTCTACGATTTCGACCGCATTACGGTGGCTCCTGCTCTCCGCATGTTCAAGGAGATCAAGGAGACGTCGCACCTGTTGACTCAGGATTCGGTGACGCACCTGTTCGTGAACCTCCTGGACGCTGACCACATCGTGGAGGTCGAGTCTTCTCCCTCCTCGGACCAGAAGCGCAAGGGGCCCACGCTGTATTCGTACCCGTTGGAGCTGAAGCCCTTGCCGGGAGAGGAGCCTCTCACGAATGAGGCTGGCGAGCCGGTCCCCAACGCGGTGGTAGACGTCTATTGGTTTCGTGAGTCGTTCGACTACTCGGAGCTGGTGTGTTCCCAGGATCACGACATCGCTCATGTTCGTCGGGCCCTCTCCGCGCTCCTGTGGGACAGCAAGGGTCGCGAGATCGTCATGCAGTGGTCGGAGCAGCGTGAGTTCGCGTTCCGCGAGGCGGATCGGCCCCTGTGGAAGTACGAAGGCGATTTCGGGCTCAAGCTGGTGGAGCGTTGGAAGCGTGCCCTGTCGATTGGGATGCGTCGCTTCGTGATCCTCCACGGTGATCCGGGCATGGGCAAGTCGACCCTGGCGCGCCATCTGGGCATGGAGGTTACGGATCGTCGTGTTCTCTACGTGCCAACGAACGCGATCTTGAAGGCTAACAGTATCAGCTACTTCATGGACGCGCTTGTGCTGATCGCTCCCGACGTCGTGCTCATCGACGACATCGACCGGATGGGACGCAAGTTGGAGGAGCTGCTCGACCTCTTCGAGGAGACGTCCACGACGGTGCCTCTCCTGCTCGCGACGACCAACGATCTGAATCGTCTCCCGGATGCCCTCAAGAGGCCCGGCCGGTTCGACGAGATCTGGCACATCAAGCCGCCTCCCCCTCACGTCATGGGTCGTGTGATCCAGTATCTGGGGACCCTGGAAGGGGTCACCCTGAGCACGGACCAGACTCAAATCATCGTTCAGATGGCGCTCAACTTGAAGCTCTCTGGTGCTCATGTTCGAGAGGTCTTGCGCCGCGTCAAGCTGGACGAACTCCCGGTTGATTGGAAGGCCGGGGATATCGTCTTCAACGAGCGTGACATCACGTTCGGAGACTCGTGGCGCCCTTCGGATTACCGTCCTGAGGGTGTCGCCCTCGTGGATGGAGATGAGTACGACGCGTACGACGCGTACGATGGTCCGAGGAATAAGTACAGTAAGTACGATGAGTACGACGAGGACGAGGACGATGACGATGATGACGACTGACCCAAGACCGAATCAAGTTGAGCGAGGTGGATGATGGCGTGTTTTTGGTTTGTGCAGGGTCGCTGTGGCCTGGAGTATATGGAGGAGTCGCTGGTGTACAGCATCATGGCTCGTAATCCGGTCTCACGTGCGGCGCTTTTGAAGTGTGGCTCGGACCTCAGCTCGGGGTGCATGAACATCGAAGAGAACTACATCGCTTTCGCGATGCGAGACGACACGCTGGTCAAGGACCTCATCGAGGAGAACGCCGAGTTCCTGGCGCACGTTCAGCAGTACAACGATCGTCACCGGGAAGCCAACGGGCAGCAACCCCAGACCCCAGTTCTGAAGCCTTCGGAGGATGATTGATGTCTCGTAGACGTCCCTACCGCCGCACCCGTTCGAGAGATCAAACCTCCGAGGAGGTTGGTCAAGGGCTTCAGGCTCTCGCGTCACTCTCCAGGATGGCGGAGGAGGTGGGAGAGGCCTCGTCCCTGATGCTCAACCGGGTTGAGACCCTGCACATGGCCATCGAAATGAACTTCTGGCTGGGCTTGCGTCTTCGTCGCACTGGCGAGCTGGATGCTTTGGATGGTGAGGCCTTCTCAGCGCGCCTCTCCTGGCTTCGATCACAGTTCCTCGCGTCTGTAGCCGTGGCAGACTTTCTCTTCGCTCTCCGGCCCGATACGGGCGACCAGGGGGAAGAGTCCTCCTGATGCGGTCTGGTTACGGGGGCCCCTGATGATTCGCTTATATCTGGTGATCACGGACCAACCCGCACAAGACTCCCAGTCGTGGACCGAGGTGAATATCGTGAGTGAGATGCAAGGTCGAGTCAAATTCTTCAACTATACCAAGGGCTTTGGCTTCATCGAGAAGGACGGCACGGACTACTTCGTCCACGTCACGGACCTTCCCGAAGGCCAAGACATCCTCATCGAGGGTGAAGACGTTCTCTTCAAGGGCGTGGAAGGCCGTAAGGGTTGGCAAGCCATCGAGGTCTCGCGCGTGAATCCTCCCGGATTGGAGGAGGAGGTAGGCGAGGTCAAGTTTTTCAATGATGAGAAGGGGTACGGCTTCATTCAGCGTGAGGGTAAGGCGGACGCGTTCGCTCACTTCACGGATGTGTCGGGCTCGGATCACGTCATGCTCACCAAGGGCATGAGGGTCTCCTTCCACGTGCGCTCGGGCCGTGATGGCCGCGCGCGCGCCTACAAGATCACAGTGCTCGAAGATTGAGCCCTGTGCAGCAGCAGCAAGCGAGGTAGTACAATGAGAGCTGATATCAGATACATCCCCCTCAATGACAACGAGCAAGAGGTCTTGCAGCGTATGATTGAGGGGCAAGACGTCTACGTTGAGATCGAGGGTTGGGGCTTCCACCCGAGTCCCAAGATCACGGCGGGGGACAAGAGGGTTCAGATCCGCTTCCCGATGGAGTTCAGTAAGCCGGAGAAGATCACGGTCCCTGTGCGTCAGTTCGTGCTCATTCTCAAGACCCGTGGCGGTCGCGAGATCTTCCGGGACATCAAGTCGACGATGCACAACTTCCAACCTCTATACGTGACTGCCGGGACCGTGATCGACCTGATCTGGGACATCGCGCTCGCGTCGATTGACCCGGCCTTCCAGGATCTGATGATGCCCGGTATCCGAGGTACGGAGGCCATGCGCATCTCGGGCGGAGAGCTGATCAAGGCGAAGGGTGGTCGCTGATGTCTCTCAAGGGCCACATGCGCCGTAAGGACCGTGCCGAGACGCGTGGATGGGCCCGTCTGTACGACGAGGCCTTGAGACGTGCTGTGGCGTCTCAGGACCCGCGAGAGAAGACGCTCCGTCACTTCGCGAGTAATCCGGAGGAGGCATGTAGGCGCCTGTCTATCCTGTCTCAGGTTGATCTCGACCGCGAGTTTCCGGGGGAGACCCCGTGATCGACCCGACCCAGACTATCAAGAGGGCTTTCCCTTCGGTTTGGGAGGTCTCCTGCCACATGTCCCAGGACGGGGAGGTCGTCGTGGAGATTCACGCGACCCCCCAGGGTGATCTTTGCGAGGTGGCTCTGTCGCGTCTGGTGGATACTCTCTACCCGGCGCTGTCTTACATCTTGAGCATCATGTACCACTGGGCGGGTCGTCGGATGGAGCGGATGCTCTTGCGCGCTCAGGAGGGCTTGTTGTGACCGAGTTTGTCTATGTAGTTGTGGTATCTGTGGGAGGGCATCGGACGGCGGTGGCGCTTCATACGACGCGCGCCGCAGCGGAGCACTGCGTGACCTCTACGCTCCTGTCCTCACTCCGAGAGTCGGGGGTTTCGCCGTACTCGTGCGACTACTTCCTGGTCGAGCAGTGGACAGCGAGTGGCTTCTTGACGGACAAGAATCGGTCAACGCTCACCTCCTACACGACCCAAGCGGTGGTGGATCGCATCCTGGTCCCTCATGGTCATGAGGGGGAGAACCTTCATGAGCCCGTTCGCCTACGAAATCCTTTCGAGCGCGATGATCTCCTTTGACCCACCCCAGGTCTTGAGGTACGGTGCCGAGATAGCTGTCCAAGGAGGTCTATCATGTCGAAGTACAACGTCGGTCCGCCCAAGAGGGCGCTTCCTGCGACGAAGCTGGGACCGCCGAATGGCATAGGCCGTGGGGCGAAGCTTCGCAAAGGCAAGTCTAAGTTGAAGTCCCTGAAGGCAGCGTCCAAGGTTCGCCGTGGGGCGATGTTCCCTTCAACGGTGCTCTTCGTGGCTGGAGGTCGCTCAGATCAGGTGACGCGCAAGGTCGCAGCGTATGTGGGGGACGCGGGGCATGCCACCCTGTATCGTCACGAGAGCAACGGCCACTGTCCGGAGATGTATCGCGCTGTGGTCTACATCGGGGTTGAGCCTGCCGCGAAGTTGGACTATGTTCAGCATTACCCGTATGTCCCCTACTCGGACACGGACAAGAGTTTAGACGCTGATGCGTACCACCGGCAAGAAGCCCAACGCATCACCAAGAAGGTACTGGAGAGACTATGAGTGACGATCAGACGAGCGACGAAGGCCAGCAGGACCCGATCACATCTCTTGTGGGTTTGGAGGGGCTTGAGTCTCTCCTCACGGGCTTTGGGGTTTCGATGCACGTGGCCAAGGGGGTCAAGGCGCCCGAGCCTCCCCTGCCGGGCAACGTGGGTTACGACCTCCACGCTCCGAAAGACATTTACTTGCCGCATGGTTGCCGACGTGAGATCGACACGGGCGTGATCCTTCAGACGCCTGTGCCTCTGTTTATGCTCATGGTTCCCCGTTCGAGCATGGGCACCAAGAGGGCACACAGCGTGCGCATCTGCAACACGCTGGGCGTCATCGACCCCAGCTTCCGGGGGCAGACGGACACGATCAAGCTTCACCTTGAGCGTGATCAGCCCAAGCTCAAGTTCGTGGGAAACCTCGTGCTCGATCGTCCCCTGAAGAACAAGCCTCTCACGGCGCAGGCTTTTGACGCGTTTGGTGCTGCGATGGATGCAACCTCCAAGTACGTCAAGGTCTCCGATGATGGTTACGGGGCCTATGACGTCTTTACGGAGGTGGAGGAGCCTGACCTGATCTTCAAGAAGGACGTGGGGATGGTGCAGGCGGTCTTCGTACCGGCAAGCCGCCCCGAGCTGATCCCTCGTCTCCTCAAGGAGATCGACGCGAAGTCACGGGGCGGCTTCGGCACGACCGACTGAGCTACTTCGCCGTAGCTACCACATCGGCGGCGAACTCATTGAGCATCTCGGGCCCGTAGAACTCCAGGAGAGTTTCGCGGGCCTTCTTGCGTGCGCGGTGCAGCCGGCTCATCACCGTGCCGATCGGGATGTCCAGGATGTCCGCAATTTCGAGGTAGCTCTTCCCCTCGTAGGCGCACAGCTTGAGCGTGGCGAAGTACACCGGAGTGAGTGAAGCCTCCAGCGTGTCCAGGAGCTTCTGAGCGTCGCGCTCATTGTCTCCGGCGTCGGGCTTCTCAGCCTTCTTCCGGGGCTCTCCTTCAAGCCGCTCGTGCATCTTGAGGGTTCGCACGTGCTTGTTCCAGGAGTTGATGTACAGGTTGCGCATGATGAAGGTGACCCAGGCCTTCATGTTCGTCCCAGGCTTGTAGCTGTGGGAGTACACCAGGGCTCGCTCGACCGTCTGCTGTACGAGGTCCTCAGCGTCCGCCTGAGACTTGCAGTATCGGCGCGCGTGGGGCGTGAGCATTGGGATCAGCTCACACAGCTCTGCGTTGAAATCGTACATGGTCGCTCCTCCTCGTATGTCAGGACTCTCTTGTGCCACAAGGGTTCACAATTCGTCAAGAGGTCCTGGCATAAAAAAAGGGAAGAAGGCTTTTTCAAGCTCTCTTCCCGTGGTGGGGTACGTGATTGACGTCGAGAGCTATGGGGGTCCGGGGGCGCTGCCGGTAAGGCCCGACACGATGGCCGGGTTGGAGGGCAGCGTCAGAGCAAACACGACGTAGCACTGCCAACCCTGCGCAGAGCGCGAGATCAACTGATGCTTGATTGTGTTCAACATTGACATGGAAATCCGTAGCCTCGATTACACGCAGGTCTATCCGGGCTCGATATAAAAGCATTAGCGTGTGCTTGACGTAAAAGAGTGTGGCGTGGTATAGACGACGTGTCAACCCTTAAGGAGTGTGGTATGGAAATCAAAATGGTCGTGACGCCGGAGCACATGTCGGCCTCGATGCTGGATGAGACGGGTCGCCACCTGAGCGTTGCGAGTGTGGACTGGCATTCGTGGGAGGGGCGGTGGTGGGTCAGCCGAGTCAGCGTCAAGCCCGAGTCTCAACGGGGCAAGGGCGTAGGCCGTCGGCTCGTCGAGGCGCTCCAGGAGGAGGCCACCAAGATGGGCCGTCCCTGTATGCTCGTCGCTCCCGGTGGTTATGGTTCGGACCCCCAGAGCCTTCAAAAGTTCTACGGGAGCCTCGGCTTCAAGCCGCTTGAGGGTGGTCAGTGTATGCTTTGGCATGGCGAGCACTAGTCATCGAATTCGCATGCGGGTACAGTCGCCGCACACCACCAACAGGATAGACGAACATGGCCGATAAGACCTATGAGTACGACGCATCCAACATCGAGGTGCTGGAGGGGCGGGATGCGGTGCGTAAGCGTCCAGGCATGTATATCGGAGATACGGGTAAGGGTGGGTTCCACCACATCGTCTGGGAGATCGTAGACAACAGCGTCGACGAGGCGATGAACGGTCACGCTTCGGTCATCGAGGTGGAGCTTTCGGCAGACCTCAAGAGCATTAGCGTTCAGGACGATGGCCGAGGCATCCCGGTTGCGATACACCCCCAACGCGGCGTCAGCTCGCTTGAGGTGGTCCTCACGGTCTTGCACGCAGGGGCCAAGTTCGAGGAGGGGGGCTCGTATTCGACCTCGGGAGGACTACACGGTGTTGGAGCTTCGGTGGCCAACTTCCTGAGTCAGCGGCTGGAGGCGACTGTTTGGAGAGGGGGCAAGACCTACACTCAGAGCTACATTCAGGGTCGCCCGGAGGCTCCAGTGCTCGAAGGGGCCAAGGTGCCCAAGAGCCGTACGGGGACGCGCATCGCGTTCACGCCGGACTCGGAGATCTTCGGAGACCAGAGCTACGACCTGGACCTGCTGCGGGAGCGTCTCGAAATCAAGACGTACCTGAACCCAGGCCTGAGGATCGTTCTGCGCGCTGAGGGTCATGAGGAGGAGGTCTTTGAACACCGGGAAGGTTTGGCGGAGTATATGGATGCCGTTGAGCGTCGCGCCAAGTCTGTTCCTGTGCATACTCAGACCATCCTCGGTTCTGGGACCTCGCCGGGTCTACGCGTCGACTGGGCGCTCAAGTGGACCGAGGATACCAACGAAGAGCTGTATGCGTTCGCTAACACGATCCCCAACGCGTTTGGGGGTGAGCATGCCACCGGGATGCGCAGAGGCGTCAGATCGGCAATACGGGCGTATCTGGACGCTTCCGGGGACGTGCCCAAGAGTCTGGACATCACCGCCGAGGACATTCAGGAGGGTAGCAAGGTCATTGTGAGCGTCTTCTGGTCGGGTGATCTTAGCTTCCAGAGTCAGACCAAGGACAAGCTCACGTCCAAGGTCGCGGGCCCGGTCGCGCAGCTCGTGCGTACGGAGCTGGAGAGCTTCCTGCTGGGAAACCCCGAGACCGCCTCCGACATCTCCCAGCGCATCATACAGGCAGCGCGAGCACGCAAGGCCTCGCGATCCGCTACGAAGCTGGTCAAGCGAAAGAAGCCCGCCAACCGGGCCCTCGCTCTTCCGGGCAAGCTGGCAGACTGTACCTCCAAGAACCCGTCGGAGTGTGAGCTGTTCGTGGTGGAGGGAGACTCCGCTGGTGGCAACGCCAAGCAGGCTCGCGAGCGTCGCACACAGGCGATCCTCCCTTTGAGGGGGAAGGTCCTCAACGCGGAATCCGCTACCACCTCTCAGGTGCTCAAGAACCGAGAGCTGGGAGACTTGGTAGAGGCGTTGGGCTGTGGCGTAAAGGAGCTTTACGATGCGGACTCCTTGCGCTACCATAAGGTCATCCTGCTCATGGATGCGGATTCGGACGGTTCGCACATCGCGACGCTGTTGCTGACCTTCCTGTGGCGGTACATGCCTGACTTGGTGAGGGGAGGCCACGTTTACTTGGCCAAGCCTCCTCTCTACAAGGTCACCGTGGGTTCAACGTCTCGGTGGATCGAAGACGACCGGGCCCTGGCGGTGTACCTCAAGACCTTGAGTCGTCCTCCCGAGATCGCCCGCTTCAAGGGGTTGGGTGAGATGATGAAGGAGGAGCTGCGCTACACGGCGCTGTCGCCCTCTTCCCGAACGCTTCTCCCGGTGACCGTGCCAGATGAGGGTGAGCTGGATACGGTGCTCTCGGACGTGATGGGCAAGTCTGCCGAGGTGCGCAAGGAGATGATCGTGAACTACATGGCCCTCATGAGGGCAGGAGAGGAGTGAGTGGGTGTTGAGATCGAGCGAAAGTTCCTGGTGCTTCCGGGACGAAGGGCTGCGGCCGTCGCTTCTGGTATTCTCAAGGACGTGGTGGAGATCGAACAGGGTTACTTGCGGGGCATCGGCCCGGAGACCACGGTTCGGGTGCGTGTATGTCGGCGTCCGATGTCGCGGCCCCTTGCCTTTCTGACCATCAAGGGGCCCACGACGGGTATCACGAGGGTGGAGCATGAGGTGGGCATCAAGTACCCTGAGGCCACGCGTCTGTTGAAGGACTGTGGGAACCTCGTTTGTAAGACGAGGCATACCGTGGACCACTCAGGTGTGCTTTGGGAGATCGACACGTTCGAGGAGCCGTTTAGCCCGTTGGTCGTGGCCGAGGTCGAGCTGGAGAGTGAGGCTCAGGAGTTGGTCTTGCCGGACTGGGTTGGTGTGGAGGTCTCGGACGATACTCGCTACTTCAACTCGCAGCTCGCGGTCAGCCAAGAATATCCCGAGCCGCTTGAGCCATCTTCATGAGGACCTCACCCGTAGCGCGCGCGTCCGTGAGGGCGTCGTGCTGTTGACCCTCGAAGCGGACGCCGTAGTAGCGCATGAGCCTCTTGAGGCCGTGATTCTTGGGCGTGGGAGCTTCTCCAAGCGTCTGCAAGAGCTTCCACAGCGTCGTCAGGTCGAGCGCGTGTGCTTCAGGTGTGAGTACCTTCGCGCGGTGGGAGTCTCGCACGAGCTTTCTCGCGTCGTCGCCCCAACCTCCGAGGACTATGTGCTCGTGGTGGCCGATGGTACGCCAGAAGCGAGCGGCGACGTGATCCAGGGTTTGCGCGCGCGAAGCCTGCTCTTGAGTGATCCCCGTCAGCTTCTGGATGTAGGCGTCAAGCGGCTCTCCGGGGTTGACGTGCTCACAGAAAACTGGTTCAATCTCACCCTCATGGGCTCGCACTTCGACTGCCCCAATCTGGATGATACGTCGTGAGGGTTGGTTGTACTCAAGGTCGAGAACGATCAAAGCCACGAGGCACCTCACACGGTGGGGGACAACATGATACTACACAAATGCACTACCGAGGACCACGATGAGCGCTGACACCCTGTACCTTCCCGTGATCGCCATGCGCGAGAACCCTCTTTTCCCGCTACAGATGATCCCTGTTCGGGTCGGTCGAGCACGCTCCCTGGCGGTCATTGAGGGTGCAGACTCGCCGGCGCCTTTCAAGATCGCGGTCGTGCTTCAGAAGTCTCCGGACGTGCTCACGCTGTCCTCGATGGATGAGGTCCACGAGATCGCGACCCTGGTGTCCTGCATCAAGATCATCCCGAACCCGAACGCGAACGACTATACGGTCATTTCTTCCGGGGAGGTGAGGCTGAGGCTCCTGGATCTTGAGATTCCGGAGGATGCCTCCGCGCCGTTGATGGGTCACTTCGAGGTCATTGGACCGGAGTTCGACAAGGAGGCGGAGTACAATGAAGCGCTGTTCGAGGCGCTTCAGGAGAAGACGCTTCAGGTCCTGGGAGACGATCCGGACGCTCCCGAGCAGGAGTTCGAGCGCGTGCGTGCTGTGGGCTCCCTCTCAGACCTTACAGACATGCTCGCGCCCCGCTTCGAGGATGAGGACCTGTTGGCTCTCTACCTGGAGCCGAACATCACGGAGCGCGCGTCTCGGTGTCTGCGCATCCTGGGGGAGCGTATCGCGCGCCAGGAGCTGGCGGGTGAGATCAACCAGTCGCTCCAGGAGCGCAGCAAGTCTATTCAGCGTGAGTACATCCTTCGCCAGCAGCTCAAGGTCATCAAGGACCAGCTCGGTGAGGACATCTCCGAGACGGAGGAGCTGCTTGAGCGTATTCAGGAGGCAGACATGCCTGAGGAGGTGGAGGCTGCGGTCCTGAAGCAGCATCGTCGACTCGACGCGATGCAGCCGGCCAGCTCCGAGTATTCGGTGACGCTCAACTACATCCAGCAGATGCTCGATGTGCCGTGGGGCGTCGAGAGCGAGGACAACCTGGATGTCGTCCGCGCGGAGGATGTGCTCGACGCGGACCACTACGGCCTGGAGAAGGTGAAGCGAAGGGTGGTCGAGCATCTGGCTGTTCAGGCGCTCAAGCAGGACATGAACGGCCCGATCCTGTGCTTCGTGGGCCCTCCCGGTGTGGGCAAGGCGCAGCCTTTGGATGCGCGGGTGTTGACCCCGAAGGGTTGGGTTGCGATGGGTACGCTTGCGGTAGGTGATGCGGTCATGGGTGCGGACGGGGGCGTTCATCACGTGGAGGGCGCGTTCCCTCAAGGCACGCGGCCGGTGTATCGTGTGGAGTTTCAAGACGGCTCATCAACAGAGTGTTGCGACGAGCACTTGTGGTACACGCATACCGACCTCGATCGGAAGGCTTCCCGTGAGGGGTCGGTGAAGTCTCTGGAGCAAATCCGAGAGACGCTTCGGTACGGCTCGGACGCTCGCCGCAACCATTCTATCCCTCTGACCCAGCCCTTGGAGTTTGCGGAAAAGTCCGTACCCCTTGACCCGTACCTCTTGGGGGCGCTCTTGGGAGATGGAGGCCTTACGGGAGCTTCCGTTGGTTTTTCAAACCCAGAGGGTGATATTTGCGCACGCGTAGCTGCCGCCTTGCCGGGGGAGGTTCGGATGCGCAAGCAAGCGTCGGAGACCTGTGACTATCGTTTGACCGCAGGGCGAAAGGGGTCTGTACGGGACGCGTTGCAGGTGGAGCTGGATGCTCTGGAACTTACGGGGCTCTACTCGTACGAAAAGCATGTACCTTATGTGTACCTTTACGGCTCGGTAGAGCAGAGGCTCGCTCTTTTGCAGGGCTTGATGGACACTGGCGGTACTGTAGACGCGACGGGTTGTAGGGTTTCTTTTTGTACGACGTCGACGCGATTGTGTGATGACGTGCAGTGGTTGGTCCGGTCGCTTGGGGGGGTGACACGGGTGACGATGAAAAAGCCGTCATATACGGTTGATGGGGAGAGGCGTTCGGGTCGTCTGGCGTACAACGTGACGGTCTCAATGTCGGCGGGTCAGTGTCCCTTCTGGTGTGACGCCAAAGCTCAGCGGTGGGTCTCCAAGAGTAAGTACGCTCCCAAGAGGTTCATCTCTGATATCGTAGCGGTAGGTGTCAAGGAGACTCAGTGCATCAAGGTCTCTGCTCCTGATTCTCTTTACATCACTGATGACGTGATTGTGACGCATAACACGTCCATCGCCAAGTCCATTGCCCGGACGATGGGCCGCAAGTTCGCGCGCATCTCCCTTGGAGGTATGCACGACGAGTCCGAGATCCGTGGTCACCGTCGTACCTATGTGGGCGCCATGCCGGGCCGCATCGTTCGAGCGCTTCAGAAGGCCGGCACGATGAACCCGGTCATCCTCCTGGACGAGATCGACAAGGTGGGCTCGGACTTCCGAGGCGACCCCGCCGCCGCGTTCCTGGAGGTTCTTGATCCGGCTCAGAACTCGACGTTCAACGACCACTACCTGGAGATAGACCTTGACCTGTCCAAGGTCCTCTTCATCGCCACGGCCAACCGGTTGGATACGATCTCGGCTCCGCTGCGTGACCGTATGGAGATCCTGGAGGTCCCCAGCTACACGATGTTCGAGAAGAATGAGATCGCGACTCGCTATCTCTTCCCCAAGCAGGTAGCCGCCCACGGTCTGGGGCCCGACCAGATCGAGGTCGCGGATGGGGTGGTCCACCACGTGGTGGACAAGTACACCCGTGAGGCGGGCGTCCGTAGCCTGAACCGTAGGCTGGGAGACCTGTGCCGCTCTATCGCTGTGGATGTCGTCAAGCTTCCGGAGGCTGAGCGTCTCGGTGCGGTGTTCCCCCTGGACATGGGGCGGGTCGAGAAGGCGCTGGGTCCCGTTCGGTACATCTCGGAGGTGTCGCAGCGTGAGGATCAGGAGGGCGTGGCAACGGGCTTGGCCTGGACGGCGGTAGGTGGAGACATCCTCTTCATTGAGGTGCAGGCGATGAAAGGGGGTAAGGGTGAGGTGACGCTGACGGGCCAGCTCGGAGACGTCATGAAGGAGTCTGTCCGGGCTGCCCTGAGCTACCTGCGTGCGCATGGCGATCTGTATGGAGTAGACACCAACATGATCAAGTCGCACGACCTTCACATCCACGTGCCGGCTGGCGCCATCCCCAAGGATGGTCCCTCCGCAGGCATCACGATGTTCAGCGCCTTGCTCTCTCGCTTCGCGGGGCTCAAGCTGCGCCGAGAGGTGGCCATGACCGGTGAGATTACGCTCACGGGTCAGGTGCTCCCGGTCGGCGGCATCAAGGAGAAGGTCATCGCCGCGCATCGCGCGGGCATCCGTGAGGTCATCATGCCCTCGCAGTGTACCAAGGACCTGCGTGACGTGGACGCCCTGGTGCTCAGCGAAATGACGTTCTACCCGGTGGACCGCGTGGAGCAGATTCCGCCGCTGGTGTTCCGAGACGTTCTTCGTGACTGGACCAAGGCTCTCCCGGTGACCGAGCCCTTCGTCCAGGAGCCGTCTGTATGAGTCCCATGCCTCCCACAATGCTCGTCGAGTGCGAGGTCTGTATGATGGAGGGGGTCCGAAAGGATCTCCTCCTGGAGACCGAGTGCGAGGTCTGTCGGGGGGATGGCTTCCTGGAAGAGATTCCGTGTCCGGCCTGCGGAGGGGAAGGAGACGGGGAAGATCCGGACGGCTGCGCGAGGTGTGACTACCAAGGGGTCCTCTACGACCTTGAGTGTGGCGCGTGTGGCGGCGAGGGGGTTCTCTATTCTCATCCTCCATGTGACGACTGCGGCGGTCGGGGAGTCACGGCACACCCATGGTTTGCGCAATGAAGACGTCTGATACCTTTGATGATCTGGCCCGTTCTGTCCTCGCGGGCGCGCTCGCGCCCCTGATCACGCTCCTACGCGAGCGCGCCCACGAGTTGGATGTCCGGGAAGCTCGGGTCACACAACGTGAGAAGGAGGCCCAAGCGTTCTTCTCCGAGCTTCGTTTGCTCAAGGCTGACATGCTGCGAGCTGACACGTCTACCCGGTACACCATGCCAGACGTCGAGGAGTCAGGAGGCATCTCCTGGGTCGACCCGAGTAGTCTCCCCGCCCGAGAGCTTTTGCTCCTGCGTGCGCTTCAAGGAGAGGCGGAGAGGCGTCTGCGAGAGTCGGGGACTTCCAAGCCGCGCACGTGCCGAGTTTTGACTCTTCAGGGCTCCAACTCCGACCTCCTGACAGCTCTGAGCGATCAGTTGGAGGGTGTGAACACGTCTGCGTTCTCGGCGTGCCTGTCTCGTATGGGGCACCGTGATCTGATCCGACTCACTCGCGTGGGGGCCGAGCGGGTCCTGGTCTTTACCGCGCGGTTGAGGCACCTGTGAGTGGAATAGCCTTCGCTTGGGTGGCACTTATCACCATGCCACCCAAGCGGAGACGGCGCCGCGCGGCTTTTGTAATGCCGAGAGGAGGGTTCAAGTCCCTCGTGAGGCTCTCGCCGCTGTAGTCCAACCGGCTAGGATACCTCTGTGGTATGGAGGAGAAAGGGGTTCGAGTCCTCTCAGCGGCATATGCGGGTGTGGTGGAACTGGTAGACACGCAGGATTCAAAATTCTGTGGCTTCGGCCGTGAGGGTTCGATCCCCTCCCCCCGTACTTAACGCTCGTCATACGACCACTCAGAAACCCGCTTTCATTTGACGAGAGCGGGTTTCTTGTGTCATTCTCCTGGTGATGATTGCTTCAACCATTGGAGGATAGAATGGACACGCAAACGACCCCCTCTCCCGAAGAGGGATACGTCCCGACCCACGACCTGAGCCAGATGTTCAAGGTCACCCCACACACGAACCAGAGCGCGTTTGAGGCGCGCTATGGCAAGGCCGCTCTGGACCTTCTCGACGAGTCGATTTACATCGGCAATGTATCGTCCCTGATCGGTTACGCCGCGCTGCTCCTGCACCACTTCGAGATGATGTATTTCTCTCGGACCAAGGTTCCGGTCCTGGGAGCCCGCATCTTTGGGTGGGACCACGACCGCAACCAGTCGTCGGAGGCGGACCTTCAGTACGTGATCCCCCTGGAGGTTGCACCGGGCGTCTTCCAGATGAGCGACCTGTATGGGATTCTCCAGGATGAGACGCTCAAGATTCGCAGGCAGACCGTTCGCAGCGATGAGCTGGCGGCCATGCAGGAGACCTTCCTTCGCTTGACGGACATCCTGTCGAGCTTCGGCACTCGCCACGTGTCGGACCGCTTCGACGTGGAGACCTTCCGTTTTGCCTTCAACTCCCTGTTGCAGGAGCGCTTGCAACAGGACTGGAAGTCCTACCGTACGTACAAGAAGGTCAAGGCGCTCAAGGAGGCTCAGTTCTACGAGGACCTCCCGACCCCGAGCAAGGACCTCGTGAACCTCTTCACGCACTACGTGGCGATCGGTGGTGACGTGTCTTCACGTCTTATCCACCAGCTCACGGGTCAGCCCTTCGCTCAGATCAGCCGCCGCGTTCAGGATCTGGTGAACCTGGGGTTCCTGAGCCGTCAGAACACCAGCTACTCTTCGGTGACTCCGGCCTTCGAGCATGTGACTCCGGCGATGGCCAAGGCGTACGTCCAGGCGAACCTCTCGGGAGAATCAGATGGAGGTGAGGTCGAGGCCCAGTCCAGGTTGATTCTGGCGGTCCTGAACGATCTCGGAGCGTCTGAGGCTGCGGTCCCGGTGCGTCAGTCTGAGTTCGTGGTGTCGGCCTTTCGCGGTATCTACAGCGATACGTCGGGTGCGCTCGTGGATCTCCCCCTTCGCCGTCTGGAGAAGGAGGGCCTCGTGACGGTGGCTCGCGATGTCCGTCCCTATCAGTACCAGATCCTGGGAGCCCCGGACCTGACGGCGCTGTTCGAGGATGTCTCCGAGGATGCGAGGCCTTTGCTGCGTCAGGTGCTCACCCGCGAGGGGAGCTGCTCGATGCCTGAGCCGTCCTGGCTTCTGGAGCAGGCTTCGATCTTGGATACGGAGGAGGTCGTGACTACGAAGCGCGCCTCGTCCGCTGCTCCGAACGTATCCAACACTCCCAACAGCCTCCCGTTGGACGACACCAGCGCGAAGTGGGCGGAGGTTGCCATGGGCGTTTCGGGTCCCAAGGCGATGCGCCGCAGGAAGCCGTCGGAGTTCAATAAGTCCTTGTCAACGACTGCCAGTGAGGGTACAACGGCACACAACCTCCAGGTCTCCCGCGAGGTGGACCCCGCGCTCGCCGCGCTGATTCAGCAGACGACGCAGGAGGGCCTCATCTCCATGCAGGTGAGCGCTGACGGCACCCGCACGGTTACCTACACGTTCAGCCCCGATGAGGTGAGCTGAACCGCACCTGAGAGCTTCCCATGACTGCCCTGGTTGCCCTGATTTGGATGAGCGCCTGTTTCTACGGAGGCCTCAGCCTTGCGGCAGTGGGATGGTCCTGGGTACACGGACGCCCCGGCATGGGTCGGTTGCAGCGCGCGATGAACGCGCCGCTTCCTCCTCGCCGGGGTCGTCTTGTTTCAGGCTGTGATGGTTCGGTATCCGAGGTGGGAGGCTGTCGGCCTTAGAGCCGAAAGGTGCAGCGCTTGAAGAGCCAGTACCCGAGGTACTCCCCGTACTTCTTGTCGGATGGGTAGTGTACGCCTAGCTGGAGCCGGGAAAGCGAGATCGCCTTGGCCAGCTCCAGGAAGCCGTGCTTGCCGTAGGCCTTTTGCAGCGCGAGCGCGACCACGATGGCTTGCGCGGAGTGGCCGGAGGGGTAGGCTGGCGAGTGTCCGCTCAGGGTCGCCTCAGGCATGAAGTTCATCTCAATGTAGGGGGCAAGCTGTGAGGGTCGGGCCCGTTGGTAGTGCTCCTTGAGGTAGACGACGAAGCTCTCGACTTGGCCGGCAAGAGGCTCCAACCAGAGGGGCGGAGGCGCGCCGATCTTGGCAAGCCTCATGTGGAAGGGTGCGAGGAGGTCCCGATCACACAGCTTCATGAAGTCGTCTGGGAGGGGCTTACGCTTCATGACGTGGTTCACGAACTCGATCTCTCGCCGTACGCGAGGGTCGCTGTTCTTCATGGGGGCGACCAGAGGCAGATCACCGACGTCGCACGCGAAGAATGGGGTCGGCCTGGACAGGGAGAGGACCTGTTGACGGTTCAACGCGCCGTATTTCAAGCTGTCCAGGTTCATCGAGTCTCCGAGGGGGCGAAAGCATACGACTACTCGGAGCACAAAAGAAGTATTGACCTTGGGGGTTGACGATTCATGGTATGTCAAGGTACCTTCTCGGGGAAAAGACCCCGCCTCTCGGTGAGGCTTGTATGGAGGATACGTTGGATACCAAACTGAGCACGACCGTCTACTCGTGGGTGATGCCTGAGACGGAGGCCATGCTGGCGGAGATGGCCGAGCTGCCGTTGCGTTACCGGGAGCTTCAGCGCGATGTGGTGAAGGCCTTATCACTGGATCTCTCTGACTCGTATGTGGCATGTCAAACGTCGCATGTGACACTTCTGGCAACGTCGTCACTAGGGGGCCTCCCTGCCTACAATCGTGCGGGTCGTTACCGCTACTGCCTGACTCAGCTTCTCTACGAAGAGGCTCAGGCGCGTGGGCTCTATGAGGTGCCCTGACTGCAAAGGCAAAGGACGTATCCCCCTCTTCGTGAGCTACGAGGACCCTTGCTGTACCTGTGGAGGGTCTGGAGAGGTTCCCGACGTGTCGGATTCCGAGGTGGACCTGGAGGCCAAGTGCGTCCAGGCCCAGCAGCAGGCTTGCGATGATGTGGCCAGCGACTACGACTCCTGGGTAAACTCGTCGTGGCCCCCTTGGCCGTTCGGTGCTGATTGAGCTTTACGCTTACGATTCTGTGTGGTATACACGGTCCGTACATCGACACAGAGAGGTAGTGCATGAAGAAGTTGAAGTTTGTACATTCGGAAGATGTTCGAGAGTGGGTGGGGAGCCTGTGGCGCTTCGAGCTGTTCAAAGCCTCGCATGAGCAAGAGGGCGGCTACATCGCGGGGGTGGTGGATGCGCCCGCCAAGAAGCCCCTGGTGGCGTTTGAGATGACGGACTCGAAGCTGGAGTGGTCCCACTTCACGACCTGGATGGGGTGCATCGCGCTTCGTGAGTACGAGTCGGATGTGGTCCACGACCTCTACTACCTCCACGAGTTCGTACACATGGGGACCATGACGTACGACTCGACCTTGAGCTTCGCGAAGTGGTTTCGCAAGATGACCGAGAACGAGATGTATGCGAGCCTTCACTCGGAAGCGTTCGTGTACTTCATGCTTGACGGCTTGCGAGAGCAGTCGTTTGAGTTCGAGCTGTGGGTGGATCGTTTCCAGGAGAAGCAGCGCGAGTTCAAATACATGCCCACCCTGGAAATGATGGATTCGGTCACGGAGGCGACGGTGACGGCTCGCGCTTCGGGGTTGTACGACGACAATCAGCCTCCCATGTGTCCCGAGGCGCTTGGAACGTTCGCGGTTGAGACGGATCTTAGTAACCTCCTGCATCGTCTCATGCACGAGCGTGTGCAGACGATGCGTAACCCGTCTCCCTTCGACCTCTGCGCGCTCCAGATCCACTACTACGCCCAGCAGAACGTTCAGTGGGCGAACGTGTGGTCCAGGCGCTGGCGTGAGGTCGAGAAGCATATGGAGGAGATGGACCTTCTGGCGACTAACCGGAGCTACGACCGGAAGAAGTTCGAGGATGCAAAGCTGTCGTTCCTGCTCTCGACGCAATCTCGACCGACTCGTCGGCATGAGGCGTTCATTCCCTACGAGGAAGAGGCGGAGGCCTTCGCTACGATTGTGGAAGCGAACAAGGTACGCCAGGGCAACCAGCTCTTCACGTCATGAGCGATTCGATGCTTGACCACGGCTTCGTGCGGGTGTCTCAAGGCGCGGAGGGTCCTCGGTACTGGGATGGTTCTGGCTGGACAGCCGGGCTCCAGTTGGCCGAGGTGTATCCGAGCTTGAGGGCCTATGAAAAGGTTCATGGGTCGTCTCTAAACGCCTTGATTCTCTACGTCGAAAAGGATGCGTCACGGCAGTGGCAAGGCCTTCGTTACCTCTAAGGGTTCGTCATGACACAGCACTACTTCCCGCTCTCCTACTACCTCCAGTTCCAGGAGCGTGGAGATACGCTTCTTGGGTACGCGACTCCCTACCAGGAGAGCGAGCACAAGGAGGCTACGTCCTTCGCGCAGTCGCAGGCGTCTGTGGAGTCCTGGGGGTCGGGAACCGGGTTCGTCCTTGAGAACACGGGGGTGACGGGCTTTGAGATCGGGGACGTGATTTCGCGCTATCGCACGTCGAACAAGGTGTGGCGAATCTCCGACCCAAGAGGGTTCGATCTCGAAGTCCCCAGCGCCAACCTGGAGCTTATCCTACGCCACAGCCTCATTGACTGTGGCGTCATACAAGCTGCGTGTCGGTGGGCGCGAGGTTCGGACGGTCAGAACTGGCTCCTGGTTGAGGGTACTGAGGCCTATGCGGCGGCGGAGCTGTACACGCAGACCCGTCTCTCCAAGGTGAGCCTGCGCGACATCAAACCGGGAGACCGGGTGCGTCTCAAGGACAACCGTGAGGTGATCTACCTGGGGGGGCATTACGAGTTGGAGCTGGAGGCGAGGCACTCCCTGATCCTGTCTGCGCTCAAGCGTCGCCATTACGTGCAGGTCCTCTCGGACCCCAAGAAGTCGGATAACACGAGCTTTGATCTGGACTCGCGCGCGTCCTTGAAGGTGAGCAGCCTTATCGAGGAGTCGGATGAAGCCTTGACGTGGGAGGACGTTCGTACGTTGATCGACGACGACGGGGGGCTGAGGTTGTACTACAAGCCGAACATGTTCTTGAAGGCCAAGATGGCGCCGGAAGATGCCCAGCTCACGCTGGAGCCAACCACGGTGCCGTTCCCGGAAGACGTTGAGTCGTATGGCCGGTGGCGTGGGTGGATGGAGGGGGGTCGTTTTTTTGTGGTCAAGACTCCCAAGGGAGAGTGGCTTCTGGTTTCGTACCACGGGCACGATCCGGAACTCTACACACTGGACATGACCATAGACCCTGAAGCCACCTACAGTGAGCTGCCCTTCAAGCATGTCGCCAATCCACGTCCGAGGTCCCACTACCACAGTTACTATAGTGGCTACCAATCGAGTGTGCCTTATCTCAGGCCCAAGATCCGCGAGCTGTGGGAGGCGCAAGAGTCGTTCGAGGGCTACACGTGGTACACCCTCCGTCTCACCGGCTCCAAGGGCGAGTCCCTGCTCTTTTGAGTGATTCGCTTATGGAGGAGGTGGGCGTCGGCTAACCCCCTTGCCCCCCTCGACACATGACCCGTTTCCTGCACGGCCTGCTCGCGTTCCTGTGCTCCGTGATCTTCCTGTGGGGAGCTTGGCACCTGTGGCACATTACGCACCACGCCCCCCGGCTCAATCAGCCGGGGTTTTTGTTTGTGGAGCGTCGAAGGCGTCGCTGTGGCCTCCTTGACCGTCGCTTGCATCGAGTCTACTGTGATCGCTATGTGTTGCATGTTCCTTTTGCTTGGATGAGAACGGAGGTTTGAGATGAAGGTGCTGTACAAGAACCGGTGGGTTGAGGTGCATGAGCTGTCGCATGTGATGCCTGATGGTTCGGTCAACCCGTACACGTCGGTCAAGGACGGGACGGGCGCGTCTGTCGCCGTGATGCCCTTTCGCTACGTGAAGCGTAGCCTGCGTGATCCTGTGATCGAGGTGCTCTTGCGTCGGGAGATTGTCCCGCCGTGGCTCGTCGACTCGGGAGACCCGGAGGAGCGTATCTTGTCGTCGTTGACGGGCATGATGGATCACGAGGGTGAGAACCCGGTTGATACCGCTGTTCGCGAGGTGTACGAGGAGTCCGGCTATCGCGTGACCTCCGATGATATGCTGTCCTTGGGTACTGTGCATCTTTCCAAGGTGCTGGAGAGCCGCACGCATCTCTTCGCGGTGGACGTCACCGACCTGATCCCTGATGAGGCGCCGGGAGATGGAGCAGGTTTCGAGGAGTGGGCGGAGTCTGTGTGGTGCCTTGATATGAACGCAAGCCCGGATGCGCTCGCGTTGGCGCTGCGTTATAGGTTGCAGCGTCGCGGTTACTACTGAGCGCGGGAATGTTTGACCACTCAGGGTTGGTACTTCAAGTGCTATGGAGTGGTAGGCATGGGCACGCCAGCCCGGTTTGAACCCGGTGTAGTCCTTCGGGGCCTGGGAGTTCGACTCTCCCCCGCTCTTCTCTTGACCCCCGAGGCGGGCTCGTGATCACGAGTCAGTCTCGGGGGTTTCTCTGTAATCCGTCTATGTCCTGTAACGTCAGCGGCTTGCGCCCTCCAGGGGGTCATGTCGGGGTGGCGTTTTTTTGCGTTCCAGGGTATGAAGCAAGAGGTTGGAGAGATGTGGCATGCAGTGATGGCGACGTTCAAGGATGCGTTTGGGCTCCTGTTCGTAGTAACCCTGGCGGTGATGTGGGGTTCGATTGATCCGGACGTTTCGTTCCTGGATCAGATCCTGGAGTTCTCCTGGGTGTACGGCGCGGTAGCGGTCGTGGTCATGATTTGTCTGGCGTGGAGGTTGAGGTCACAGGACAAGGACTCCGGGGAGGCTTCCTGGAGCCCTCACTAACGAGAGGCTAGGATGAGCAGCGCCTTCTATTCGATTATCCAGTTCGTGCCTGACCCTGACCGGCAGGAGGGCGTGAACGTGGGAGTCATGCTGCTGGAGCCCTCCACGCGTCAGTTCAACTTCATCTTGACTCGGCCCATCCGCCGCATTCAATGCCTGTTCAGACAGATGAGCGTTGTGGACATCGTGCCGGCGCACGTGCGGTTCTACAACAGGGTGATGGCCGAGCAGTTCGACTGCCTGGACGATCTGACGGACTTCTGCCTCAAGCCCAAAGGTCTGCTGCGTTGTACGGAGCCTCTCTACGTCCCCATGAACTCGCAAGCCTTCAGCACGGTGCTCAATGACCTCCTGCACCGTCTGGTGCTCTGAGCTTGAAATACGAGGGCCTGGGTTTGAGGTTCGGAGAGCTGGAGGGTTGCGCGAGTTGGTAAGCGGCCAGATTGCTAATCTGAGACATCGGGTCTTCCGGTACAGGGGTTCGAGCCCCCTACCCTCCGTGATCGCGAGTGGGGCCTCTCGGAATGTTGAGTGGTCTCTCAGGGTAGTACCTTTCGTGAGCGCGGGTGCTGGAACTGGTAGACAGGCCGGGCTAAGAATTCGGTGGCAATGGCCGTGAGGGTTCGATCCCCTCCTCGCGCATCTGAGGGCGTCTGACTTGACAGATCAGACGTCCTCTCTTACTTTGGGCTACGAGCACTTGATTACCCCCTGTGAGAACGCAAATGAATACCATCTTAGCTCTGGTAGGCCCCTCAGGGGTCGGAAAGACCACCCTATGCCGGCTGTTGGCGGCCTCGTGCGAGGATACGGCTCAGGTCGCCGTATCGGTCACCACACGGCCTCCACGTCCTGTAGAGGTGCAGGGGGTCGACTACGACTTCAGGGGCCGGGAGCAGGTTCTGGAGGAGATCGAGCGGGGGGAGTACATCGAGCACGTCAAGTACCATGATCACTACTACGGTTACCGTGAGGATGCGTTTCGAGATCCCTTTGGGCGCGGCAAGAACGTCCTCGTCGTGATCGAGAGGCATGGCCTGGAGCAGCTCCGGGAGCACTTCGCGGAGGACGATGAGGTCGAGATCTTCGCAGTGCTTCTTCTCCCACCGTCAGTGGACGCTCTGGTGCACCGGTTGAAGTCGGATGGACGCGGAGAAGCCGATGCCCGAAAGAGGCTTGGGTCTGCTGTTGGAGAGATGTACGAGGACTGGGGCGACTTTGAGACCGTCCTGGTGAACGACCAGCTCACTCCGACCTTCATGCAGCTCCAGGGCCTTTACGGGTCCCTGCGAGAGCGGAAGCGTTGGGAGGCGCTCAAGTCTTTGGCGGAGTTTTCACAGCTTATGGAGGAGGAGTGATGTTTGTTTTTCTTGACCTGGAGACGGGAGACCTTCCCACGAACCGCCCATGCGCCGAGATCCCCATCCTGGAGGTGGGCGTGATCATCACCGATGCGAACCTCGTCGAGCTGGATGCCCACGCCTGGGTGGTCCACCACTCGCAAGAGGTTCTGGATGCGATGGATCCGTGGTGCGTACGCGTACACGGCGAGAGCGGTCTGACTCAGGAGTCCCTGGAGGCTACCAAGACGCTCGCGGAGGTGGAGCAGGAGATGCTCGCCTACTACCGCCCGATCATGCTCCCGGAAGAGATCACGCGCGAGGGCAAGAACGGTCGCTACGGCACCTTGCCCATGTGCGGGTCCTCCGTGCACTTCGACCGTGAGTTCGTCCAGACGCAGATGCCCGACTTCAACGCCCTGTTCCACTACCGGAACATTGACGTGTCCAGCTTTCGCGGCGCATTCGAGGTCTGGGGCCACGAGATGCTGCCCCGCGAGGTCTCCGCAGATCACAGGGTTTTGGGAGACCTTCGTAGTACGATCAATGAGTTGGCCTTTTACCGCGAAAGCCACATCACCGACCCTTGACGCTCTTTCGTGTGCCCGGCTATCGTAGGTCTACGATTCCTACGAACACCATGAGGCATACGATGACACACGATGAAGATCAGGCGCTGCGACGATTCAAGATCCGGATGGCGAAGGCGCTCCTGGGAGCACACTCACGACGGGTCGAGCAGGACGGAGAGCCTGCCAAGGTCTACGAGATCGGCGAGGAGATGAGGGTGGGCGAGGAGTACCTTCTCTTGTCCGAGATGCCGCAAGACGGTGACACCAAGGGGCTCTGACGGGGTGAATACTCTGTCGATACTTCGGGGTAAGTGTTACACACACCCTGGAGGATGCCATGGCGTACCGACTGGCAGTGTGGAAGTGGCGGTTGGTTTATTACGTGCTCGCGTGCCCGCTCTCCTGGTTGGGTGTGCGTGCGTGGCGAGCTGGAGTCAAGGATCTTGCGTGGCCTGAGGTCTCTACCTGGGTGTGGCGCATGCAGCTCGAACTGGGCACGCTCCTGTCCAATCAGGGGTACCAGCTCCGCAGCAAGGGCCTGTCAGTCTGGGCCTGGAGATTCGAGGACGAGGATGAGACGCTTCTGGCGACTCATCAGGACCCCAAGGTCCGATGGAAAGAGGCCGCTGCTGCGGCCATAGCGCTGCTCAATCGAGCTGGAGGTATGTGATGTCGCAAGATCCGGAGAGAGACGTTCAAGGATGGCTGCTATGCCGAGAGGATGGCGGCCGAACGGGCACGGACTGGCTCCTGAGCATGATCACGGAGGGCTTTGACCAGACGCGCTTGTCTCGCTACCAGCTCACCAAAGACGGAGAGTTTCGCGGAGGTGCTGACTCGTCGTGGCAATGGGAGATGGCCATGAGCATGGTCCCCTACTTCCCGGAGATCGTGACGGCAGCCGAGGAGACCGATAAGGGCCTGGAGATCACGTTTGACTGGGCGGCGGTTCTTCGCTGTGTCCTCTCTGCGGCCCCTCAACCGGCCGCTTCCGAGGATGAGCAGGAGTGATCTGGAGGTTCAAGGGGTGCTTGGTACTTGCGACTGTCCGTGATCCTGCTACCCCCGAGGTGCTGCTGTGAACCCTCCCATGACTTCCCTTCACCTCTTCGCGATCCTTGCCCTGAGCGTGTTCCTGGTAACCGTGGCGATCCGCGCGTGGCTGTCTTACCGTAGGAACGCCTCTTACCAGTCGGTCCTTACCGAAGAGAACCACTGGCTCGTCCTCCAGCCTGGGATGGTTCCCAAGCTTCCAGGTGTGTACGTGGAGGTAGATGAGATCGGATTCGCCGCTTCTCCCTACCGTCACGTCGTCATGTGGCCTGGAGACGCCAGCTTGCCGGAGACGTCGGTTCCTGGTCTCGGATGGCGCCGAATCGGTCCCGTGGAGGACGACGAGATCTTTGACTTGAGCTTGATGGGGGACTGACCTCCGCTTTCGCGATCACTCGCCTCCCGGCACCTTTCTTGAGGTTCCGGGAGGTTTTGTTTTACGGAGCAGTGTCGCAGTGGTACAAACGAGTCATACACCAACCCACTGAGGAGAGGACAAGATGTTCACCAAGGTTGACATGAGCAGGTACAGTGATGAGGCTCTTTACGGTCTCACGGGAGCGTACGCAGGAGAGGCGGACTACTACATGAGCGAGGACGGACGGTTGTTCTCGGCTCCTGAAGACGTCTTCGAGTCGGGCTCGAAGACCGTCGTGCACGTCCTCTACGGCCTCAGCTTCGAGGTTCAGGATCTGGAGAGGGCACGCGTCGTCTCGGAGATCCAGTTCCCGGTTCGCACCTTCAAGGGGTTCAAGGACCTCATCTCCGGGCTTCGTCAAGTCGCGTTCTACCTTTGAGAGGCTGTCTCATGAGCACCAATTACTACCTACCCACGGACGCGGAGGACCCGGAAGAGGGTCTCCACGTCGGCAAGTCGTCGATTGGCTGGAGATTTCTGTTCCGGAGCCACACTGGGCTTGAGACCGTGGACAGCGTTCGCGCCCTCCTCAATCGACATGAGAGGGTAGTCGACGAGTACGGACGCGAGGTGTCCCTGGAACGCTTCTGGGCCCTGGTGGAGATGAAGCAAGAGCTTCGACCTCACCTAGCCGTTCTGCGCACGTACGGATACCTCACTGAGGATGGATATGAGTTCTGCACCAACGAATTCAGTTGAGCCGGTCGAGTACCTGTATCATGAGGATGGTGTGGAGATCTTCCACCTCTACATCTTCTCGCATGACGCTTTCGAGGCCATTACGGCGGAGGTTTGGGAGGCCGAGTACACTCCGCACAGTGACCCCCTGCGTCGATTCGCAGAGTGTCAGTTGTCTGGGGACGTGTGGGAGGGTGTGGTTGCCGCTCACGATCCGGTTGAGGTCCGTACAATGCTCAACCAAATCATAGCAGCGCCTGGGTTTGGGGGCAGCTTCGCCAACCCCGTGGTCACCTGGGAGGGTATCTCGGCAGATCCGAAGGAGAACCCGTGGTGTCATACCGTTGTGGGTCTTGATGCTCGTAACGGAGAGCGTCAGGTGTGGATCACGTACATCATCCAGGACGTGCGCTGGTAAGTCTTTTTTTACGCCCCATACCTGTTGTGGTATATGAGAGGTGAGAGACGAAACGACACACCCCTTCTGACGGAGCGCGATCATGATGAACAACTGGGCCCCCAACGCGAAGCTCCTCGGCCACGTCGCCATTTCGGAGGACATCCCCTCCGAGAACCTTCAGGCCGTCCTTCGGGACATGGAGTGTCCTGTTCTGGTCTCACCCTGCGTCCCTTACGGGGACTACAACGTCTTCGCATTGAGCGAGGATGCTGAGTACGCGGAGAGCGAAGGCCTGTTCATGGTCTCCCTGGATGAGGTCGTGGCAGCACTCGCTTCTATGTTCCAGATCATGGCGATGCCGAATCTGGGACCCTGGGGTCACGAGAACGACAGTGATCGGTACGTCACCTCGAAGGCCAAGTCGGTGGACTTCGCAGAGTGGGGAGTCTCGGAGCCTTTGAAGATGTGGCGAGACCTTAACGCTCCCGGTAAGCCTCGTGAGGAGCTTCTGGTGCGGGGCAACCTCGCCATCGTGTTGAGGTCGTACCCACCCACGGCAAAGAACCCTTGGGGGTGCGTGGAGATGAAGGTCACCCAAGAGGGGGAGATCCTGGAGTCGGACACGTTGGACAACTTCGGCACGCTGACTGATATCATGGCGTACCTGACCAAGGCATCTAGATGACTACTGAACCGGTGCCCGGTTACTACCGCCACTTCAAGGGTGACCTCTACTTTCTGGTAGGGGTCGCTAGGCATTCGGAAGGCGACTCTCCTGTAGCCGTGTACCATCGGCCTGATCGTTCTGGGGAGTTGTGGGCACGTCCTGTTGAGATGTTCCTGGAGCACGTGGACAAGCCGGAGTACGGCTATGAAGGCCCTCGCTTCAGCTACGTCGGCCCTACTCGTACCCACGCGGTCGAGTACCCTGAACGCGAATCCTCGCATCGGGAACTGATTCAGCGCTACAACGGCTTCAAGCGCCACGCAAAGAGCGCTGGGGTCCTGCTCATGGGCTTCAAGGGCCCCTCCTCGACGGTGCTCCCCCCTTCGGTACTACGTACGGCGAGAGAGGACGTTTTGTTGTCTGTCGAGATGCGAGATGGTGAGCCGTGCTACCAAGCATGTCTGGAGGACGCTCACGGCGCCGCGTCGTCGCTCTACGGCGCGCTGGACGTCCTGGGTGCTCAGTTGCTCCTGTTGAATGCTCGCGGGCCTGATGATGTGTATATGGACGACGGAGAGGAGTAATCTTTTGGGAATGAGAGCACTACGTCTCTCGATTACACACGTGCAATGACTTCTTGTCGCAGACTTTTCCTCACCTACGTGGGGGTGTCTCCCCCTGCGGGTCACGGTTCGATTCCGTGAGAGGTCATTGTCGCGAGCGTGTGAGGCTCGTGATCTGCGTTGGTTGAGCAATTGGCTGGCTCGCCGGGTTGTAGCCCCGGTCCTTCGGGCGTGCAGGTTCGAGTCCTGCCCAACGCATTGCGTGTCGGTTGAGCATTGGTAAGCTCGGCTGGTTGTAGCGAGGGTTCTCTTCGGAGACCTGTAGGTTCGACTCCTACCCGGCGCATTTGGGCGTCCGGTTGAGCATTGGCAGGCTCGCCTCCGTGTGGCCCAGTTCCTCTTCGGAGGTATGAAGGTTCGACTCCTTCCCGACACCCTGTCGGTCGCGGTAACGTGATCGTCTTCTGGGATGATGAAATGGTATCATAATTGGCTGTTAACCAATCTTTCCGGGTTCAAGTCCCGGTCCCAGAGCTTGACAGGTGTGTGACTTCGAGGTATCCTCTCTCTTCGGACTCACACTGTGACAGGAGGTTCGGGTTGAGGGATGCGCATTTGAAGCAATTGGCGGAAGCGAAGCTTGCTCATGTTGACAGGTTTCCCTCCTCAGGGTTACCATACGGACGTCAAGAGGGTCGCCCAAGGGTGACACCGAACGGCGCTGAACCTGAGAAGTCTTTGAAAACTGAGTACTTACGTGATTCCGCTCATGTGACTTCTTGGCACAGACCCTTCCCCGCACACGCGGGGATGTTCCGTGGATGCACTTTGATGCCGCGCAGTTCGTACAACGGGCACGCTCCTTTGACGTGACTGGAGGTTTGTGATGGGGTGGGAATCGTCCGCTCTGTGGGTATCGTATGCTCTCGTGAGCGTGTTCGTGTTGCTTGTGCTCATCTGGAGCATCACCTGCTGGAAGTACGTCAAGACGGTGCGAATAGGCCGCCTGATACGGGACACGCGGGTGTCGTTGCGTCGTAAATGGGGTCTTACATCCCAGGAGGGCGCTCTCACGGAGTTTGAGCCGCCTCCCCCTCGTGATCCAAGTGACCCTGCGGGAGAGGGTGATCTGAGTGTGGTGACCTATCCCCTGGAAGATGTGCATCTCACGATCTTGTCGCTCCTGTGGATACACGGAGCCCTGGATGCGAAGAGCTTGTGTCGTCTCGTAGACAAGACGGGGGAGCGTTGGCACGTGCTTGTGATGGATTCGGCTCAGGCTCGCGTGGCCGCCCCGGATCTCAAGCCCTTGAGCTATGCCATAGGCGAGTTGGCGACCTGGGAGCAGGTGAAGTTGAGCGGCCCGACGATGACCCTTACTCAGAAGGGCCGTGATGCCTTGGATGAACGTGGAGGTCCCCGTGTCGAATGAAGATAACGGCTCCGTGGGGCGTACCTCGCGCAGCAATCAAATCCTGGAGGCACTCTCAAGGGGGTCAGGCCGTCCCGCCGCCTCTTCGGCTATTATCCCGTACCTCCAAGCTCAGCTCGGGAAGCCCTCCGAGGGTGCGGCGCGACGGGAGCGTTTCCTGAACGCGTTTTCCGCCGCCCGTCCCGAACACGACTCCTCGGAAGAAGAGTGAGAAGTAGTTTTACAGGGTCTCTTTCTTGTGGTATATAGGGGGTGTCTTCAGTCAGTGAGGACAGAGCAGCTCCGGTGCCGGAACGCGGATGAAACCGCTGTCTAGCACGACGCCCCTAGTAAGGGTTACAAAGAACTCCGGCCGTATAACCGGACAGTTCTGCGGAGCACACAGCTTCTGGAAACACTGACTCAAGGCAAGCACCTCGGTGACGGAACGCGGGTGATACCGCTGCCTGACACGACGCTCCTAATAAGGGCTACAGGAGGACTCCGGCCGTACAACCGGAGTCTTCTGCGAGGTTTTAGCGCCGATAGCTCAACGGGTTAGAGCAGGGGATTCTAAATCCCCGTGTTGTGGGTTCGAGCCCCACTCGGCGCATGGACTGCTCTCGAAAATCTGAATGAGTTTTTACGGCCCCCCCTTGTGGTATATAGGGTGTGTAAGACAACACAGACACACACGGAGCTGGTCATGGGATACGGTTACAGCGAGTACGATGAGCGCCACGCGATCGCGAGTTCTGAGGACTGTGCGGAACGCGAAGAGGAGCTTCGACACTCGTGCCGCGAGTGGGTCCTCGGAGCCATGCGCGAGGTGTACGCGGAGCCTGTCCAGACCGCCCTGGCAACGGGTCGGGATATCCTGGAGGTGCTCTTCACCGAACATGGGGCTGACGTCCTGGTGGAGGTCACCGGGACGGGTCGCACCCTTGACGCGGTGCTCAAGGAGTACCCGGAGTTCGAGGCGGACGTTAATAACTGGCTCTCGTGAGCCGAGAAGAGGGAGTAGAGTATGAGTTATGTGATTGGAAAGCGGCGGGTCTCCCGTGCAGTGCTACTCAAGTCAAAGAGCTTCGCGAAACAGCTCGCGGCTCTGGAAGCGGAGTCCCTCGAAGACTTCAACATGAGGTGCTGGATTCACGCCACGATCTTCTTGGTGGCATGTAGCATTCACGTGCGGCAGCGAGATACCTCCTGATGAAGACGCGAGAAGAGGTCCTGAGAGACTTGACGCTCCTCGTAGCGCACGAGCTGGACCCGGAGAAGGCGGGACTCACCTTGAAGCAGGCCAAAGCGGTTCTGAGAGAGGCTCAAAGCCTTCTGGTCTTGCCGACTACTGTTGAGGGGACGTGGTACTTCACGTTCTCTGACGACGGGTATGAGGATGAGGAGGGTTTGGTTCTGGTGTACATCTGTTCACAGGCTCTTCGAGATCGTGCGGATGGTCCCTACCCTGATTGGGATACGAACGCGGAGATTCGAGAGGAGCTGGGTGCGCGTTACGCGCGTTTGGGTCTCCAGGGGCAATGCCAGGAGAGTCTCTTTGAGGTGACGGGCTCGGGGTGGTCGGAGGTCAAGGCGCGTTTCCTTGAGGCGGGCTTCATCTTCGAGAACCTGCACGACAGCTCGGAGCCGACTGGATGACACACGGGCTGTATACGTGGGCGGGCACCGTAAGGGATGTGGAGCTTTTCCAGTTCATGCGTGCGGGTGTCGTGATCAGCCTCGCCGTGCTCTTCTATCCGGTGGTCCTCCACGGGGCGCGGCAGCTCCTGGGGCTTTACCAGGAAGTGTATGGAGACGCACATAAAGGTGCTTGATCCTGGCAGCGTCCATCCCTCTTTGAGTAGTGTCTTAGCGGAGTGCGGCGCCGGGGGTTCGACTCCCCCTCCGCTTTTTTGGAGATGTGTATGTGTGATCAAACCGGTCCGGGAACGTGGCGATTCGTGGTGCTGGAGCTTCGCCCGTCGGGGACGCTCTTCACGCTCGTAGCTCCTGAGCTGTGGGATGGTGACGAGACGTGCCGGGATGACCAGCTCTTGGATCGCATTGAAGACGTGTTCGGTGTGGATGCGTTTGTAGACATGCCTTGGGTAGAGGGCGGCGGCGAGGGCCTCTTGTTTACGCCTTGGACGCACGAGGCCCACGAGGCCCTGCGTCTATACTTGGTAGAACTCGGGATGGTCGAAGAGCCTGTCCCCGCTTTCCTGGAGCAGTGGTATGAGCGACGATCAGAAGAGGTTGGAGGGTTTGAGACTGCTCGCCGCTCGTGAGGTGGGTGTGCTGGAGACGCCGGAGGTACCGTTCCCGGACAACCTCCCCCTCATCGCGTCGTTGGAGGGTCCTCCGGTAACGCTCTACCCCTCACGTGGTTCCATGAGCCTCTCGGTGTCCAATGTGCGGCTCTATGGAGAGGAGGTCATTTTCGAGGAGGAGTGAGCGGTCCACACGGCGTCTGGCAGAGGTCGATAGCCCCACGGGGCGTAGAGCGCGAAATTGACCTCCAGACAGGCGAGGACGCGCGCGTCGATGTCCTGACCGTAGAGGCGTAAGGAGCTGTTGCTGGCCGCCAGGAGGGTCCTTCCTGTGCCCACGGCGGGGTCACATGCGGAGGAGGATGTGGGGAGGGGGTCATTTCCGTAGAGGATACGCTCCATGAGGTTGGTGAGGCCCATTGGGGTAGGGTAAAACGCAGCTCCATTCTTCCCGTGCCCGGCTTCCGCGTACCAGTGCCCGAAGTAGTCGTAGGGGTAGAGGACCATGGGGTCGAGCTGGAACACCTGATAGGCGATCACGTCGCTCGGGATCTCCGGGACCGGGTTCTCGGGCTTGTCCTTGAGCCCTCCCAGTGACCACCTGATCCAGTCCACCAGCCACTCCATGGCGCGGTAGCGGTGGATGCGTCCCTGGGTGCAGCACTCAAGGGTGTGGTCGAGCATCTTGAGCACGAAGGGGTTGGGCGCGTTCTCGAATTCGATCTGAGGGATGGCCTCGGTCGGAGGCTGCATGGTCGCCCATGCGTTGAGCCAGTAGCCCCACCTCCCCCACATCGCGTTCTCCATGCGAGACATCATCTCGAACATCCAGCCGGAGCCCGTCATGAGCTTGCAGTCCCGTTCGAGGTCAACCTCTGCGTAGGGCTTGAGCTTCAGGGGGAGTGTGGAGAGCTTGGCTCGGAGACCTTCACGTGTGCTCATAGGGGTGCCTCTTGGTTACGGTGTGCCCTGTTAATAGCGTACTGGATACCGTCGTGTCAAATACAGCTTGACATGTCTCCCTCACCAAGGTTACCGTAAGGACGTCAAGAGGGTCGCCCAAGAGTGACGCTCTTTGACACTGAACCCTGAAAGTCTTTGAAAACCGAATACTTACGCGATCTAACGCATGTGACTTCTTGGCACAGACCCCTCCCCGCACACGCGGGGATGTCCCCGTATGACCTGGGAGACCATCTCGCCATGAGTTCCCCTCCCCGCACACGCGGGGATGTCCCCTCCATAAGGTCAGCGGCGGTCCAGACGACGGGCCCCTCCCCGCACACGCGGGGATGTCCCCTTGGCTTTGACCAGCCCGACGCGGACGTGCTTCCCCTCCCCGCACACGCGGGGATGTCCCCTCGGCGACTCACTCTCGGAGGTCTCGGAGTCACCCCTCCCCGCACACGCGGGGATGTCCCCGCAATGAGCTTATGTACGACTTGTGTCGCGCACCCCTCCCCGCACACGCGGGGATGTCCCGTCGCCGCCATCGGCTCCTGCGCAGTGATGGAACCCCTCCCCGCACACGCGGGGATGTCCCCCGCGCCCGCAGAGACCCCCCAGGAGAAGTTTTCCCCTCCCCGTGTACGCGGGGATGTCCCCCACATCGACAACCTGAAGCAGTGCTCGGTCAACCCCTCCCCGCACACGCGGGGATGTCCCCTTGACACACGTGGCGCCCCTTCCGAGTCAGCTCGTAAGCACGGTGGCGGGTCACATCTCGGAGCGTGTATCGCGCCCCCTCCCTCGGCCGTATTCAGATGTCGTCTCCATGGGCATCTCGCTTGTCGGGGGTGCGATGTCTATGGTATGTTACATGGGCATGGCAGCTCCTGCGGTGCTAAGTGTGGCGCTGTGGGAGTCTGTCCAGTCCGAGGGTGGTGTATGATTCGCGGTTTTGAGCCCCCACGTCGTGGGCAACCTTTCCTCAATAACCTGTGTGCGTTCGCGCCGTGGGCTATATCCAGCAGGTCTTTTCGGGTGCAGGTGAGGTATCCAAGGCTGTAACGTTTCACCGCCTTGACTACTTCATTGATGAGGTCACCGCAGGTTTGATTCTGCTGATTCCTTGTAGCCTCGTGCTGCTGGTGGCCTCGTACTTCGCACACGGGGCCTATACCCGTAACCAAGAGGGGGTCCTATGAACCTCGTGCGCGTGTGTGCGGAGAGTGGCGATTGGGAGGCGGTCTATGATGGCGACACCGGGCGCCTCCTGGTCGAGGGTCACACCGTGACGTGGGAAGAGATCGCTCGTCTCCTGGGGAGCACGGTGACGTCTCTTGACGAGATCAACATGGAGGACACGGGCCGTGCTCCGTCCACGTTGGCAGAAGTTCAAAAGCATCTAGAGGAGACTGACAGTGAGTGAATACCCGTATCGGTGCGGTCTATGTGGAGCATGTGACTGTAAGCTCTACCGAAAGTCCGCCGTGTTTTTGGTAGATGACATGCTCAGGTGCGTTGCGTGCGTGCATGATGAGGTAGGGCGTGATCTCTTGCCTTCGAGTGTTCCTCTGGAGGAAGGGGGAAGCTTGGGGTGGTATGTCCCTGCCGTGCCTGACGGACATGGATCGTTTTGGGGGTTCTCTTCGGTTCCCCAGGATGACGCCACTCAGTGGTACCTGTTGCCGAATGCACCCGGTGAGGTGCCCCCCACCGATGTGCCTGAAGCGGTCCAGAAGGTTCGCGTTGAGCACGCTCAAATGCAGGCGGACTTGGCTGCGCGAGGAAATTCATCGTGACGAAGGTACCCTGGAGATGTCGTCTGGGCTTCCATTGGTGGGTGCCCTTTGGCATGAGGCCGCTTGTACGTTCGGGCTCACGTCACCCTGTACGGTACTATCAAATATGCGTGCGGTGTGGTCGGTGGCATGAGGGCGGAGGTCTGGAGTGAAGGTCTGGGTGTTGCGTAGGGAAGGTCCGCACGGGCCGCAGCTCGAATGTGCGTTTACCTCTCTTGAGGATCTGGTGCTCTCAAGGCTCTCGTATGTTCGGGACGCCCTCGCAGCTCAGGGTGAGACTTCGGGAGGCCTCTATCGGCTTTCAGACTCTGAGCGTCACTCGATCACGCGGGCTCAGGTAGGGTTACCTGAGCACTGCAAGTCTCATAGGCTGGAGAGCGTGATCGGAGACGTCCGTGTCCTGTGGTACGCGGACCGGCTCAAGCTCAAGAGCGCGCTTCTCACATAGCGAAGAAGAAATAATCCCGCGCGTACTCCTCGGAGGGCTTGGTGAAGCTCACTCGAATGCGGTCACCTGCCCAGATGCCCACGTCCTCGGTATCGGCGCCTCGGTAGTCTCTGCCCCCTCTCCCGTTCCCCAGAGCAGTGAGCAGGGGGAGCGGGTCCAGCACGTGTCCTTCCAGGTCTTTTCGGACCTCATCGCGGTTGAAGTACGTCTTCTTGTCCTGGTTGATAACGTAAGGGGGCTGCCGCGCGCCTGCGAGAGGTGTCTTCTTAGACTCTTCAGTGCACCGCAGGTAGTAGTCTTCCTCGGCGTAGTCGCCCGCCCAGACGAGACGTTGAGCGTTCTCTAGCAGGAGCATGTCCACGGCCATCACGAAGTTGTTGCCGAGGTAGCTATGCTCCATGAGCTTGGCGCCGTTCTGGTAGTCGTAGCACCGCACCCAGGCGGTAACCTCATCGTCAGCATTCAGGATGACTGGTCGGTAATATTGGCCCATGTCCGCTCTGCTTTAGAGTTTGGTTGAAGCTTCTTTGTACCACAGAGGTTGACGAGGGTAAATACTCCTGACGTGGAATAGCCTCTCAACCGGCAGCGGTTGGGGTTCGTGATGTCGCCGTCGTCCTCCAGTGTAGATCCGAGTTCGAGTCCCGGTGGTGATGTTCGGTAAGAAGGCCCTGGTGGCGGGGCGCTCGTCTGCAACACGAGTCGCAGTGGGTTCGACTCCCACTCTTACCTCTCTCCCTCGGGGGAGATCATGGCGGCTGTAGCTCAGTTGGTTAGAGCGCCAGTCTGTGACACCGGAAGTCGCGGGTTCAAGTCCCGTCAGTCGCCCTGGACGCCTACCTCATCTTTGGGGTAGGCGTCTTTCGTTCGAGGGATGATAATACGTTGATATAGGGCCCCCCCATGTAACCCGTCAACACATCCAAGATAGAGGTGCTCTCATGCCGCGTAGCAAACTGATCCAAATCGAAGACCCCTCTGAGCTGGACATGTCCTGGAAGCCTTTCCGGATTGAGAGTCAGGGTGAAGAGAACACCTACTTCACCGACCGCAGCGGTCAGCGTTACTTCATCAAGGAGCCTTCGGATGCTCAGATGCGCATCCTGCGAAGGCTCTTCGTGGAGCGAGACGCGCGGCCTGAGGCCATTGAGGACCCTTCGGAGCTGGACCGTATGCGTGGCCCCTTTCGCTATCAGGAGCAGGGTGAAGAGAACCTGTACTTCAGGGACGGCAAGGGCAAGCTTTACTACATCAAGGACCCCTCGATTGCGCAGATGCGTGACCTCAACCGACGCTTCGTGCGTGCCTCTGAGAGCAATCTGCGGGCCGCCCTGGTGAAGTTGGCGTACACCAAGCCGGAACTTCGCGCGGACCTCCTCCCCTTGCTCAAAGAAGCCGACATCGACTGACTTGCAGTTTCAGCACGCTTTCGCTTGACGCCTGCCTCCCCATTGAGGTAGGCTTCTTGCGTTCAGTGACTCATGAGATTGGAGGTGTGGCAAGAGCTTCAGTGGAGCGATGCTGAGATTGACCCCGAGGCCCATCCGGGGATACATCTCGTCCTACTCCAGAATGACAGGGAGAATGTTAACTATCTCTGCCTGGGTCATAAGCCCTTCAAGGTGAGTCCGTACAATCCCCAGGTTCACTTCCCGAATGTCGAGACCTGGATAAAGACGGTGTGGCAGCCCTTCGCCAAGGCCTATGGGGTCTCGGGTAGTGCGGGCCTACACGTTCAGTTCAATTGAAACCAAACCGGACTCGACGTGAGTTGAGGTCGTATAGCGGAGAGAGTATGTGTTGGAAAGTAGGACAGCGAGTGGCGGCAACGCAGACCCTGGTAGAGGGGGACCGAGAGTCTCTCCTGGAGGCGGTTCCCGGAGAGCCTGGGTGGGTTCACTGTCGCGCTGGCGATGAGGGCTGGGTGGTGTCGGTTGATCGGTATGCGGATGGGGCCGTCTTTCCGACGGTGAGGTTTGACCACAGCGGTACGGCGACGCTGTGCGACTCGGAGGTTGAGCTTCGGAGTGCGTCGCTAAATTGAGATTTACTGTTCGCGCTTCTTGGTGTTACAATCCCGGTGCAATCATCAAAAGGATACCGCTATGGCTTTTCGACCTCTGTATGACCTGATCCTCCTCCGTAAAGAAGAGGCCCCCAAGACGACCGCTTCGGGGCTCGTCCTTTCCACCACAGACGACCCCAACGAGGCTCGGTACTCGAATGTGGTCGCGGTGGGGGAAGGCTACCGTACCGACCGCGCGGTGGACGGTCCGTCGATCGAACACAACGGTCACTTGGTGGGCGGTCCTCGTCAGATGGAGTGTATCCCCCTTCGCGTACGTGTTGGTGATCGCGTCCTCTTCCGTCCGCGTAGCGCGACCGTGGTGAAGTCGGAAGGTCAGGAGTTCTTCCTTGTTCGCGAAGGAGAACTTCTGGGTATCGAGGAGCCTTCGGAGGCGTCATGACCACGGACTGGTTCCAGAACGACGCGTTGTTCTTGCGCGAGTGTGCTGAGGGCCACAAGTGGGAGCGTTACGTGGTGGGCTTGCTCACACGAGACGGTCTCAAGGCCTCGTGCCCCAAGCAGACTCTTCGAGATCACGTCTCTCAGGCGCACCAGTACCTCCAGGATTCGGACGTGGTGGTGGAGGTGGGGTCCGGACGAGAGCTGGTCTTTGAGGTCAAGTCTCGTCGTGTCAAGTTCAAGTCTCCCGCAGACTTCCCTTACGACGACGTGTTCGTGGATACGGTCAGCGGGTGGGATGCAAAGGAGCCTCGCCCCGTGGGAGTGATATGCGTCAGTCAGGTCACCCACAGTGTGATGGTGCTGCCGGCCGGCACTCAACCCAAGTGGGAGCGGGAACGTCGCTACGACCACGTTCGGGGCTTCGAGACCGATTTCTACGTCGCGTCCAGGGAGCTTTGGGGGTCTTACGGGTCCCTGGTGAAGCGCCTCAAGCAGCTCAAGTGAGGTACGGCTGATGTCCGTCACGATGCACGACAAGACAGACGCCTTCGCCTTCCTGGAAGGCCTCAACGGGCGCGTCCTCTTCCTACACGGCTGCAACTCTCGGGGGGTCATGGGCGCGGGCGTCGCGCGCGTGGTTAAGCAGCGGTGGCCGGCTGCGTTTCACGCGTACCTCCGGCACTGTGCTACGGTACCCCGGCCGCTCATTCTCGGGACACACCAGATCGTGCACATGTCGCCCGAGCTGTCGGTGGTCAACGCAATCACGCAGCTCGACTACGGCCGTCGGACCATGCCAGGGCACGCCTATGCCGACTACGACGCGGTGGAGAAGGTGGTGCGAGAGCTGGAGGGTTACGTGGCTTACGACTACTACGTTACGGTCCCGGTGGGGTGTGGCCTGGGAGGCCTGTGCTGGTCCGAGAGTGATCCTGACTGGAGCGTCAAGCCTTCCGGTTTCGTTCAGGACATCTTCGAGGCCTCCTCGCGGGAGTGGCAGGTCTGCCGTCTCTGATGTGGATATCGTCCTTGTATGTCAGGTGGTCCACACTACCTGACACGCGAGGCGTCTCATGTCCCCCTGGACCTACCTGCACCTGCTCTACCTCATCCCTCTGACTCATGTGATCTGGGTGCAGCTTCATGAGCATTCCCACGTGTGGATGGCGGACCGTCTGGTCGGCGTTCTGCGCTACACGATCAACCCATGGCCTCGCCGCTACGAGGGAGGCATCCGTTGGGCGAGCGTCTCCTACTACATGGTGAGGTCTCCGGAGCCCCGAGAGGAGTTCTGGATCTCGATGGCACCACGTCTTCCGAGCTTGGTAGCCCTAACGCTGATGCCTTTGGCTGCGTGGTGGGGTTGGGGTGGCTGGGTCCTTCTGGCGTGGGTGGTGCTGTGGGGGGGAGGCGTCGTGGACATGTTCACCAACTCGCTGGGCCTGCACCCCAAGACGGATCTGCGCAAGGCGGCGGAGGCTTCGGGGACGAGCCCGTGGATCTACCGTGTCGGAGGCATGGCCTTCGTGGTGGCCTCTGTTGGTGCGCTGGTCGCGGGCCTTTGGTAGTCTGTCTATAGCGGGAGTGTTCAAGCACTCTCGCGGCGGGTCTCATGGCAGATTTCAACAACCTCAACCCAAACCTGATCTTTGACTTCAACCGGCTCGTGCCGGGTGGGCTCAACTACGCTTCGTTTGTGTTGCGGCAGAACCCTTTGATGTACCTGAGGTTCCAGGAGTCGGCAGGGCTGACTGCGTTTGATACGTCGACCAATGGGACCAATGGGACGCTCACTTCTACCGGGATCACTCGGGGGGTGGCTAGCCCGCTGACGCGCGACGCGCGTGATACGGCCATCGAGCTGGACGGGGTGGATGGCTTCATCACGGTGACCTCCAACGCAGCGTTGAACCAAGCGTTCACGCAGTTTGCGGTGGACTGCTGGATCAAGGTAGACGCCTTGCCGGCCTCCGAGGAGGTCCTCGTGTCTCGCGGCACTAATGTGGGCACGAACAATTTCCAGCTCTCTCTTCTCCCGGACGGCCGGATCAAGTTTTGGTACAACGACTCTGCGTCGGCCAAGATCGCGACGAGCCCTTCGGTGATCTCGCCGGGTGAGTTCGTCTACATCTTGGCGAACTGGGACGGCACGACCAACGCAGTGTTCCTCAACGGCGTACGCGGAGACTTGGTGGCCAACGTGCCCGCGCCGGCTCTTGGGACGGAGAACGTCCAGATCGGTGCCTACAACAACGGCCAGCGCTTCGACGGGGTGATTGATGAGGTCGCACTCTACGGAGATGGGATCGACATCGACGCGGGCCAGCGTACCGATTTTAACAACGACGCCAACTCCGCTCCGGTGATCTCGTCTTCCACGGCGAATGGGTTCAACTCGGGGACGGTCAACATTTTTGAGGGGGAGTCGGTGACGTTCGTGCTCTCCGCGACCGATCCGGACGAGGACCCCTTGACGTACTCGTTCAGTCCGGACGGGTTCACGCCCTCTGTTGGACCTCAGGCGTCCAACACCACGGTCGTCCAGTACCTGGAGACGGGCGTGTATTCGCCGGTGGGTTTCGTCACCGATGGACAGGCAAACCGCTCGCGCGCGTTCCCCACGATCAACGTCGATCCGGTCCCGGACCTCAACGCCTTCAGTGACTTCTTCGGCACGGGTTACAGACAGCCGAGGACGTTGAACGTCCTGTCGAACGATTCGTTTCCTCCGGGTGGCCTGGGGTCCATCAACTCATTCACGCAGCCTGCCAATGGTACCGTGGCGCTTCAAGGCAGCGGAGAGTCGGCATCGTTCCTCTATACGCCTGATGACACTTTCCAGGACGCGGACGACACGTTCACCTACGAGATCACCAACGGCTCTGGCGCCCTCTCGCAAGCGGTGGTGACGGTCTCCGTGGCGGCCAAGAAGCCAATCCAGACTGCCACGGACCGTAGGACCATTTCGCCGGATACGACTGTTACCTTCTCCCCTCAGTCCAATGACCGTCCGGACCCGCCCTCTCAGACGCTCACTGTGGTCGATGTGCAGACGCCCACGCCCGAAGGTGGGTCAGCCGTCGTGGTAGGCAATCAAGTCCAGTACACGCCGGCTCCGGGCTTCCTGGGTACCGATACGTTTGTCTACCAAGTCCAGGACGAGGATGGGCTGCTTGGAGACGGGACGATCATCATCACGGTCAAGGTGATCCAGTTCGAGGCGATCTCGGACTCGGCCGTGTGTCCATTTGAAGGTTCAGTGACGTTTGGCGTCCTGGGGAACGATACGACCCCGTTCCCGGACCCGCTCTCGGTGAGCGCGATCACGCAGCCCCCTGTTGGGGAAGGCGCGGCGGTGCTCAACGTGGATGACACGATCACGTATACGGCTCCTGCGGGCTTCGCAGGTACGACCAGCTTCACCTATACGTTGGATGATGGGACCCGCACGGATGTGGGTGCGGTTAGTGTGAGGGTCAACAACTTCTCGCCGTCAGCGGTCAACTTCCGCGTATCGGCTCCTCTGGACACGCCGCGTGAGGTAGATCCCCTGGCGACTGCCACGGACCCTGAGGGTGAGGTGATCACCTTGACGGGCTTCACGCAGCCTTCAGCGGGTGTGGTGACGCGCGTGGAGGGGGGTACCCCTGGAGACCTGAGCGACGATCGCCTTCTCTACACTCCAAACCCCGGCTTCGTGGGTCTGGACAGCTACACCTATACGATCTCGGACACGTTCGGTAACTCGACGGTCCGTACGGTCCAGGTGGTGATCAGCTACACGCTCAACATCTCGGTCTCTCCGCTGTCCTTGCCTGTTACGGAGGTGATCACCTTCAGCGCGTCGGTGACGGGAGCCACGGGCTTTGACAAGAGCTACACCTACTTCTGGGATTTCGGTGGGGCGGGGACGTCTACGGCACGCTCCGGTAGCTTCCAGTTCCCTGGGGTGGGTACGTATGTCGTGACGTGTACGACGCGTGACTCCTACGGACAGATTGAGTCGGCTCAGGTGACGGTCCAGGTTGGCGCGAACCAAGCACCAGTGGCCTCGGACTTGAGCGTCACGGTAGCTGAGGGTGAGGTGCTCAACGTAGACCCTCGCTCCAACGACTTCGACCCGGACGGCGACCTGTTCTTCGTGTCGAACGCTGATCCTGTAAGCGCTCAGGGCGGCACCGTGTCGATCAACGTGGGCGGTAACGTGGGGAGTGTGTACGACGACTTCATCTCCTACGTGCATCCCCTGTTGGCGACCCCGTTCGTGGACTCGTTCGACTATGAGATCACGGACGAGTTTGGGCTCACGGATACGGCGACGATCACGGTGACTATTGAGGCCAACCAAGCTCCGGTGGCCTTGCCGATCTTCCAGCCTGTGATCTTCCAGCAGGCGGCGGTCCTCAACCCTATCGCATTGGCCTCAGACCCTGAGGGTGATCCGCTCAAGATCGTGAGCGTGGACAGCGTGGGCGTGGAGGGCAACACGAGCTTGATTGGTACCGGCATCAACAACACGATCCTGTTCACACCTGCCACGGGGTTCCTTGGAGTCGCCACGTTCGACTTCACCATTGAGGATACGTTCGGCAACCGGGATACGTCTCAGGCCAGCGTGAGCATCTTCGGCCAGTTCTACCCTGCGTTGGTGTTTGGGGATGAGCCGCTGGCCTACTACCCCCTCAATGAGGCCTCAGGCGCGCGCGCGTACGACGTCCGACCACTCCAGGCACATGGCAGCTACATCAACGGAGTCCCAAGGGATACGTTGGGCTACCTCGCCAAGGATTTGGAGAACGCTGCGCGCGTGGACTCGGGTTACGTGTCGCTTCCCACGCTGGCGTACCGGAATCTCATCACGGGCCCCCTGACGATCGAGATGTGGGTCAACGTTCGAGCGCCGGGCGCTTCTGCCATTCTGGGAGACGAGATACAGCTCCTGGAGGATGGGACGTACTCGTGGACCCTGACCACGACGGGGGGCACCAAGTCGCTCCAGGTCTCGGGCCGGGAGGTAGGCGAGCCCTACCACCTCGTCCTGACTTACGACGGTAGCTGGATGCGGATCTACATTGACGGCTCTCAGGAGGCTTCTACGCCGTACTCGGGGGGAGCTGCGTTGCTTCCTACGACGTGGGATCTGGGTAGGGGCATGCAAGGCATCGTCTCGGACTTTGCAGTCTACGATCGGGCTCTCCTGGTCACGGACGTTCTCGCCCATTACCTGGAGGCTCTGGGTCCGGTCACGGAGTACGAGATCACGGCTCCCAATGGGATCGTTTCGGGCGGAGACTTTGACCTTCGTGTGCGCGCGCGCGATGTGACGGGGAAGCTGGTCACGACGGACTCGACCACGCAGGTGCTGATGTCGTCGGATCAGGATGTTGAGTTCGACAGCGACGGCGACGGCACCTTCGGAGAGGTTTGAGATGGCAGATGACGTCAAGACATTGACAGGCGGTCAGTTCGTGATTCGGGTCCGTGATCTGACCTCCGGAGACCTCACGCTCGTGGCAGAGGGTCCGGGAGGTGTCCCCTCCAACGAGTCACGTGTGATCCAGCGCGTCTCAGGCGGAGACATCCTCTATCTGGACAGCACGCCGGAGACCCTGGCAGTGCATCCGAAGTTCGAGGGCCTCGCGCGCGATGAGCTGCTGCGCCAGGGAGTCGTCTTTGTTACCTCCGAGGGTGTTTTGGTGTCCGGTGATGCCCCTATCATCATCTTCCCCACGTCGGACGTGCTTGTTCGTTCCGACGTGGGGATCACGGGGACCGGTACGGATGTCGACACCTGGGATACGCAAACGGCTTCGGGTCTTACGCTGACGGCTCAGGGCGCTAACCGGCCGCAAAATCTAGCCAACCTCGTCGAGATGGACAACGCCGCCACTCAAACCAACTTCTTCCGTGGGGGAGACACCAGCACCTTCCAGGCGATGACCCAAACAGGCATCTTCGCGTTTGGTTGGAGGGGGCGCATTGATGCGTACGACAGCCCCGTCTTCACTATCGACATGAGCATCCTCCACACGCGCGCATCGAGCGGTCGAGGGGTCAACCTGTTCATCTATGCGGGTGGCTCCAGCATGTCGTTTGTGACCTGGAATGGGGGGGGTGGGATCACGCACAGATGCGACTTTGTGAGCTTCAATGGCTCATACACCCTGGGAGACGCTCTCGATGTCGTCGTCATTGGCGACGGTGTGGACATGCGAATGTACCTCAACGGTGTGCAAGTAGGCACCACGGGCACGATCGCAGCCGATGCAGGCGTTCATGCCCAGATCGCAGAGTTTGGCAAGCTGACCAACGGCGCCCTCTACCACATCGGTGCGATGGAGGGGGTGTTCTACAACGCGGGTGCGGAGTATGGCTTTGATGACGTGGCGGAGATTCGCAGCCTCCTTACGGTAGGGGCGTGATGTACAGGAGCAGCTCACATGATTGACAGCTTTGAGATTCTGGTCCCCTCGACCATTCAGGTGGGTAGCACCTTCGAGGTCCTGGTGCGCGCCCTTGATGCTTCAGGGAGCTTCATTTCCGATGACAGCACTACCGTGGTCACTCTAACGAGTACCGACCTCGGCATTCTCTTTGATGCGAACTCGGACGGCACGTTCACCGTGCTCGACAACTCCAAGACGCTGAGCAAT